GGTGTGCTTGAAGCAATATGCCAATATCAACACATTCTGAATGGCTTTCATGAACTCCTGGGTCTTCATGCTGCTGTGAAACAACTGCTTCAAACGGAAGTAATAACCGTTAATCTGTATAGCCCCCATGGTTTCATCATTTCTATTTACCTCGAAATTCACATCTTCCCGAGCACCAGAACCTGTGTCATAGAAACCATACACATCAAAGGGAATGTTCACCTTGCGGCAGAACATCACCAGACTCACCAGCTGCTCAATGGTGTCACCAATGTTTTCCTGCATGCTGCTGGACATATCAATCAACATCAGCATGCCATGATTCTTGCCATCAGGCACCGTGGTGGTCTGAAGGAACAGATCCTCAGACAACTTGTGGCTCCAGATGCGATTCATGTCCAGCTCACCCGTCTTGCTCACCTTGGCGCGGGCAAACTGCTTGGCATTGCGACGAAGCTCAAACTCACGAACCATGTGTGAGATGTACTTGCGATTGGCCTGCATGAACTTGTTGTACAGCTCCAAACGCTCGGACTCCATGACCGGATTGAACTTCAATTGTTCATGAGTCTTTTTCCAATCCACCACAAACTTCCTCACATCCAATTTCGGAAAATGTACATACGTGGCAGGATAAGCAGATTCATCAATCAGCTTTTCCTGATTCTGTTCCAACGCGTCGGCAGTGATGGAAGAGGTCTCATCCTTGCTCATCCAATCCTGAATCTTCTGCTTGGCCTTGTCAGACGCCTTCTCCAAAGCATCTGCCATATGGTTCTTACCTGCCTTACGGAGACGGTCAATGGTGTCCTGGACACTGATGGTCTCACCATTACCCGACTCACCTGGTTCAACATTGTCCAGCGCCTCCATCAGGTTCTCAAACAAATCATCCAGTTCGGACTTTTCATCCTTGGCCACATCCATGAACTCCTTGGCCAACAACATCACGTCCTCGAACGTCTCCACCGCCTCGATGCGATCCACCAGGTCCTGTTCTGACGGAGTGAATGTGATGTCAGTACGAGCACCCAACTTGAAATACACATTGACACGGTCGGCAAAAGGAAGATGCTTCATGTCCTCCATAGTGACACCAAAGAAGCCACGGTCCACCAGCTGAGTGTAGCCATTGTACATAGGGCGCTTCAACCCAGGATACTTGCGCTTCATCTTCTTTTCAATACGCGCATCTTCCACAAGATTCAGAAATGTCTTATACTCCTTGCCATACTCCTGAACCTTGCTCACCCAACCCTCAACCGGCGTGTACAGGGCATGACCCACCTCATGACCAATCATCAGGTCATACAAGTCGGCATCCATGTCCTTCCAGATGGGGAGAACAAGCACGCGGTTCTTCACATCAAATGAAGGACCGCGAACCTTTTGGTGTTCAATACGAATGTCCTCGGCGGCCAGAAGCCGACCCAGAGTACTCTTGGTGGAGTCCAAAACGTTCGCCATACAACCCCCGTGTCAGAAGAAAACCCTAGCAGCTATACATTAAGTATAATTGCTAGGGCATTCTTTGTCAAGTCCCGGCGTAAGTTGTTGAAAATCAACGACTTACAGGCTTCTTCTTTCTCGGAGTTTTGGGCTTTTGGGACTTGGGTTTAAATTTGGTTTCCAATCGTCTGCTAACTTCTTCACCTGACATCCAGATGTCTTTGTTCTGTAAGATAGAATTGATTTCTGTTTCTGTTAAAAATCCTGTGTACACATCCTTCCACAACTTTCTACTCCATTCACGTTCATGCACAATGTTGTCGTACATCTCGCCGCCCTTACCGAAACTACCTGAGCTGTAGTTATGGAACATGAACATGGAATGTTTGCTGATTTCAAAATGCTTGGCTGACAAGAATATCACTGTGGCTGCACTCATGCAAGCACCTTCCACAGATGCCACCACATTGGCCTTGGTCTCAGCTATGGCTCTCATGAACTGAATGGCTGTGAACAAATCACCGCCGTAACTGTTGATGTGTAACACCACCACATCAGCTTCACTTGAATTTCTTATGGTTTCAAACCAATGCACATATTCAGAAGGTGACTTTATCTCACCTGAAAGATAGAACTTATGAACTTTAGAAATGGGCCGGTCAATGAATGCTGCCGAGCCCCCAGGAATTTCATTTGTTGCTTTCTCCATAATATCTCGTCACCTTTAGAATTTTATCAATTTGTTTCTGAATGATGTCTTTACGATTCGGCCAATGAATGTATTCCTTGTCAGGATTCTTTTGGAGATTGTAAAGAAGAGGAAGGATCATCTGTTCTACTTGTTGCAACTTTCCACGAACTTCTGAGGTCACCAGTTGTTTGTGCTGTTCAATCAAACTGGTTGTATCACCTGTCGTGAGTTCTTCCAACTTATTTTCTAATGCTGAAATCTTGTCCAACAATTCACTTTTAAATTCTGCATCTTCTGGTGTTGCTGTGGGAACAACTTGCTGTGGTACACCTAAATCATCATCAGCAAATGTGAACCCGAAATCGAAATCATTTTCCATGTCTTAACCGTTTTTGGTGTTTGAGCTGACGCTTCTTCCATTTATCTAGTTCCCACTTCAACTTGAAATGAGAAGCGTGAAATGTGAAATTGATACCTTCCATATGGTCATACTCATGTAGTAGCACTCTGGCGCCAATCCCTTGAAACTTGCCAGACTTCATTTCTCCCTTCTCATTCTGCCACTCCATCACAACTTCTGCAGGACGCCTCAGTGTCAAATAGAATCCTGGAAATGATAAACACCCTTCTTCAATGGCCACTTCTTTCTTACTTACTCCCACCACATTGGGATTGAAGAAGGCAATCTTTTCTTCTTTGGTGCCAATCACGAACACACGATACGGAAGTCCCACTTGATTGGCAGACAATCCTGCGCCATCCCACTCCACCATCTTCTGATGTAGCACATCTGCCAGTTCTGCTGCTTTGTCTGCATCTTTCTCAAAGTCAAACGCAGGAGGCTTGGTGGTCATGCGTTCATCAGTGAAATGAATCAGGTGTAAATCATCAATATTGAAATGCATATCATCCTCTAGTATTTATTATACCATCACAGAGAAATTCTGTCGTTTGGTAAACTTCACGATGTGTGCAAACTTATCAAACAATTGGTCACCCTTATGTGAAATCACAAACACATTGGTGCTATCACCTAAAGTATTCAACAACGTCATCACATAGTCTGTGGCACTGGTGTCTAAGCTACTATCAAACACCTCATCAAGAATAAGCAGATTAGTGCTAGCAGAATTTTTGAGCTTGGCGATTGTACGCCACGTAAACAGAAGCGCCAAATCAATTCTTTGTTTCTCGCCTTCACTAAAGCTTTCGTAACTAAAATCATCCCGATAACGTGATTTAATAACCTCATCAAATTTCTCATCAAGTGTGAATTGGACAAAGAAGTCCATGGATGTCAAAAACTTGTTGACGAGTTTATTTATCGCCGGGAGATACTGTCGGATAATCTTGGTCTTGATGCCGGAGTCCTTCAATAGAATGCCAGCGATATCATAGTAATCACTGAGTTCATTCAATTCACTGCGTTCCTTCACCACACCCAATGTTTCTTTAGCCAAGTCCTTCAACTTGGTTTTCTCTACATCTATGTTACCCACCTTCTGACTGACATCTGCCTTCTCCAGTTCCAACCGTTGAATGAATCGTTCTGTGGAGGCTAGTTCAGATTTCACTGAGGCAATTTCCTCATTCAATGTGCCAATTTCTTTATTGATACTGGCAATTTCAGCCAAACGTTCCTGGAGAGATACCTTCTGGTCTTCAATCTGTTCAATGTTGCCATGCACCTTCTTCAAATCCTCAGACCGTTCATCAATAATATCCTTCTTGAAATCATGTTCAATGCCTTGTTTACACTTGGGACAAGTATCATTGTTATGATAGAAAGAAATTTCTTTTTCTATGGACGCTGCTGTGGATTCGAACTCTCGGACTTGCCGTAGAATTTCGGAAACAGCTTCGTTAACAACAGATGCATCCCCAATACTGTTAAAATGACCAGTTCTTCTATCATCAAGATGAAGTAGTATATTGCGTTTATTATGGACCTCATTGTCCGCCTCCTGAATTTTCACCTCAATGTCAGCAATTCTAGCATCACGATCCTCTTCCAAGGTCTTGATGTAATCTTGCTGAATCTCAGCTTTGTTTTTTGCCAGTGTGATTTTGTTGTCCACATCTTGCATCTTGTTCTTCAATTCTGTAATTTTTTCCTTCAACACCAGATTCATGGATGTGAAAATCTTGATATCCAAGATGTCCTCAATCACTTCTCGACGAGCAGCAGCTGGCAGTTGCATGAAAGGTGTGAAAGATGCTGACCCAAGAATCACAATCTGTGTGAAGGACTTGTAATTCAATTTCAAAATGTTTTCTTCCAGATACTTCTGATAATCTCTGCTGGCAGCATCTTGATTGATGAGATTGCCATCCACCCAGATTTCAAAAATGGCAGGCTTGATGCCACGAATGATTTTATATGTTTTGTTGCCAATGTAAAATTCAATTTCCACCACACAATTCTTGCCATTGATGGTGTTCACCAACTGAGGCTTGTTGATGTTTCTATACGGCTTACCAAACAAAGCAAAACAGATGGCATCTAAAAGTGTACTCTTGCCACTTCCATTCTCTCCCACAATCAATGTAGTGGGACGTTCATCCAACTGTAATTGTGTGTAGGCATTTCCTGTGGACAGGAAATTACGCCATCTTACTTTTTGAAAAAAAATCATATCTCTAGATTTTGTGCCTCAACATACAATGTTTTCAGCAACGTTTTCAATCGTTCTTTGTCCTTTTCTGATTCCACCGAGTCCACATATTCAGATAACAATGTCATAGTATCTTCAATATTCACTGATTCACTTTCCAGTGCTTCAGATTCAAACTCAGAAAAATCTTCATGGATGGTCAATTCAATCACTTCATTAATATACAACGCATCCAGCAGTTTGTCAAATTTTTGATAGTCATTTTTGTGAACGACAATCACCTTTACGCAACATTTCTTGTATGTGGAAGCATCCACAGTGGGCTTTCTATCATCATAGTAAATCTTATGAAAGATGCGATTGGGATTTTGTATGAAGGTCAGTTCCAAAGTTTCTGTGTCCAGAATATGAAATCCTCGCACATCTTCAAAATCACTCCAAATCATTTCATAGGGACTGCCTAGATAGTACACGTTGTCATCAGTGCTTCTGTGATGAAAGTGTCCGGTCAGTACCATGTCATAATGTGACACCAGCTGTCTGTCCATGCCGGCTTCATTGGTGGCGCCACGAAACATATCAAACCCAGAAATTTCAAAATGACCCAGGCATATTCCCTTGTGCCGCTTCAAAAAATTCATGGTGTCAGCTTGATTCTCTGGACAAATCCAAGGAACAAAACTGAAATCTTTTCCTCCGAACTGTAGTTCTTTACAGTGCTCAATGATTTGAACATTGGAATATTCACGAAGGAGCAAATCTGGACTGTTCACTTCACTGGTGTTCTTGTAGTAGGTGTCGTGATTGCCTGGAATCACGAACAGGTCTGCACCATGTTGTTCTAGAGGACCAAAGAAATAATTTTTGCAAGAACGAAGTGTGGCAAAATTAATATACTTGCGCCTATCAAAAACATCACCCAAGTGAAAAACTGTTTTGATATTGTGCTCAGTAATGTATGGAAAGAATACTTCATCATAGAATTTCCTGAAATAAGAGTCAAAATGTTGAGAATCATTTCTGGCACCGAAATGGGTGTCAGTGAGAATGGCAATTTTCATTGTTCATCAAATAGCTTGTGGTAGGCAATCATCATCTTGCACGCCTTGATATGTTCTTCCAGGTCCTTGGCATCTTGTTCCGGGTCTTGACTAAAGATGCCATCAGTTGTGCCAAAGGACTTGATTTGTTCCAAACTTAGAATGAACCCTTCAAGATTTTCTTCTAGTTCTTGCACCACGATTCTGTCTACAGTTTCCCAATCCAATTCTATAGTAACTTTTCTTGACATGATTTATCCCTCGTAGATGGCAGAGTTGCTGCCATGTTCAAACACTTCCACGCTCTTTAATCGAACCCGTTGTTGTGTTTCATCTGATACCTGTGAAGCAATATCCGTGTATACAATTTCAGCAAACTTCTCACATCCTACACCAGTGAAGATGCGAAGTGTCAGGACACCTGCCTCATCCATTTGTTTGAACAATGCTAGATGTGGGTCATCCGCAGCAACAGCAGTGGTATGGTCAAATGCTTCTTCGAGATAGGCCTTGATCCACTTGGTGTTTCCGAAATCATACACCCAATTTCTGTCATCCAATTTATCAGCTTCAAAAATGAAACGAAATCCCAAGCTGTAACCATGAATCTGATTACAATGTGATGTGGCACGCCACTGACGAAAAGCACAGCTCAATCCACGGTCATTGCCGAAAGTTTTTGTTGAATAATATTTCACAACTACCTCGCAAGATAAGAGTACATGATGTCAGCATTCAGATATTTCAAAGACAAGATGCCACGTTGTTGTTCCATGATGCTTTCATACCTATCATAATTGTCTATCTTGTCCTGAATAAAATCTTTCATTTTCTGTTTATGAAGTTGAAAGTTGTCCCAACTACTGGTCCACTCAGAAGGATACTTGAAAGGCTTCAAATACATTTCTGAATAACTGCATCTGTCTGGCACAATGGGAATGGCGCCTGCCAAACATCCTTCCATCATGCTGATGCCTAGATTCTCATGCAAGGCACAACTGAACACCGCCTTGCTAGTGCTCAACAGATGATAGTAATCTTCTTTTGACAAGTTCAACTTCTGTGATATCACCACATCCAGTTGTTCAGCAATCTCTGGTTGTTTGTCTGCATTGTATCTGTGAGGCCAAATCACTTTGTTTTCTTTGGGAAGATTGATGTATTTGGATAATTCCAACCTCATCAGATGATGAGGTTGTCCAGAACGAATAGCCTTTTTGTGAGCAGCTGGCGTGATGTTCAGGTTGTTCAGAAACATCTGTAGATGAAACTCTGTGGCGAAATAGTTGTAATCACAGGCATGATACCAACTTCTTTCTGCATGATTGGCTGATTCACCTTTCATCTTCATACCCAGGATGTCTGTGGGATCATAAGCACCAGCATGCCAGATGCCATGAATTTCCACAGGAATCTCTAGCAAATCACTCATGTATCTGATGGCAGTGATGGCAAAGTTCCAGGCATCTGTGACCAGAAACTTGTCACCAGGCTGCACTTGATTCATCAGAAACAAATCAGCAATCTGCTTCACTTGTGATGCCTTGTACTTGTTGGTGAAGGCGAAGTTCAGAAAGGCACCTGAAGTGGTGTCAGAATGCACCGGGTCACCAATGGTTCTGTTTTTCAATCCACGACGGTCCAGGTCCTTGGGAATGTTGTGATACCATTGCTTAGTGTAACGTTGGTCAATAGGTTCAATTGAAACAATGAAAATCATACAGCAGGCACCAAAGCAATAGTAGATGTGATGAACGGCTTGTAAATCAAGATGGCTCCATTCTCTCCATCTTCACTGACGCCAACTTCCACAACACGACCAGGATAATTCATCTTGATATACTCAATCAATTCTTCTGCCAGCATTTCACAACTCTTGTAATCAATATCATAGATGCCATTGTACAAACTTTCCAATTCACGCTTGAACAAAATGAATTCAATGTCTCTGTCATTATGATTCACAGATACACGAACACGAAAATGAAACATATGACGATGAGGATATCCAAGAAATTGAACATGCTTCAAGTTCGGATCATCTAATGCAGCTGGATACTTGTGTATTCCTTCCTTTTGAAATGTTACTTCAATGTATCGTTCTATAGTTTCCATTAGAACTCCTCCGGAAGACTTTTGGGTTGGCCATCTTTAATAGGTGTGCTATCCAAATTTGAACTTGTGTGTCGCAACCAGTGCTCAAAATCTTGTCGAGATTTCACACTTCTCATGTCAGAAGTGGCCTCGAAGGTCAACACATCCACCAATTCACGAGCCTTAGAGAAATCGTTGGATACAGTTTCCACGTGACGCATGAAGTTCATGGTGCTTCCCACAAAGTAGGCACTGAATGCCTCTAGTGGTGGGAGAAAGTTTCCATTGTGCAACTTCTGATAGGCACGAACTGGAATGTTCATGGCTTCCATGAAGAAATCATCATCTACAATGTAATCTTTCACATACTTTCTGACATCACTATTGATGAACCTGTAATCTTTTGTACCTTGACCACCATTCTCTGTCTTATAATTGTTTTCATCATCACGAAACAATCTGCCTGGCGTGATCCACTTGAAGTCTGGTCCATAATATCGCCCCATCTGCACCCCTGACGTGTGAGTGGTGCTGTCATAACTCACCAAAGTGTTCTGATACATATCATGATGTTGCATGGCAATCACAGGAAGCAATCTAGACACTGACCCAACACCCAACAAATGAAAATGATGTGTGGTCTTGGACAATGGCAGTTGTGTGTAATAGAAGGCTCTCTTGCAATCTTCCAATGTGCCAGTGCCCAATGCCACCGCACCTAAAGCCACGCCACCAATGAATTCATGCAACTCCTTGGGAATCTCCTCCAAGGCCAGTTCTGTCCAGCGAACATAGCTGTCCAAGTCATTGCCTTGTGCAATAAAGAAAGGACGTGCTTTGGATCCCATCTTGAGGAAGGTTTCAATCTGGTCACGAATGTTCTTGCCAGATTCTCTGGCACACCATTCAAACTTGCTTCTGTCAAAATACTTGCTGCTGGTGTCTGACCTGGATGACCGTTCCGACTTCAATGACACCGGAATTTCATCAAAGCTCATGGCACAATCTGAATAGTTGCCTTGATTGGTGTACACTTCCTGCTTCAGTTGTGGTGTGATGGTTTTGCCTAGTGTAATCATTTGCAGACCACCTGAGTCAGCATAAATCTGATTCACACCTTTGCCACGATACACATCACGAAAGAATTCACCAAACTCCTTTTCAATAAAGGCGTTATACAGAAAAGAAAATTCATGATTGTGTTGACCCCGAAGCAATGACCACATACCATTCAATCTCTTGGCAGTGTCACCCATCTGTGATTCTTTGAATCGCACCCGTAGAAATGAAAGACCTGACGCCACATATTCAAATTTCATAATCAACTCTTTAGAATTTTCAAAAGGTGTTTGGTTTGATACACGGCATCATCCAAGGCATTGTGATAGCTTCCTGTACGTTCATCCAATGGCATCTGAATGATTTCTTTCATGGTTCTGTAACATCTGTCCAACCAGGGAGTCCAAGGACGTTTCATACCACAGGCTTTATAGGCATTTTCTATGATGACATTATCAAATCCTGCTCCACAACCCCACGTGGGCATGGGCTTGGCACCATACCAGTGTGAGAATTTCACCAAGGCATCATGTAAAGGAACATTGTCTTTTCTCAACATTTCCAACACTTCACGTGGTTGTTTGCTCCACCAACGCACCGTGTCGGCTGAAATGTCTAACCCCAGCTTCTTGCAATCAGCCGCATCCACAGTGCAATAGAATGTATCCAAGATGTCATCTTCCACACTGAATTTCACTGCACCAATGGAACAGATGGCTGCATTGGATTCCACACTCATGGTCTCCAAGTCCAACATCACCTGAACGTCAAATGACATGAAATCAAGCACTCCTACATGAAGGCATTTTGATGAGACTTATGAACTCGGCACGTAGTGCGGGATTTTCTTTGAAGCCTCCACCCAACTTGGATGTAAGAGTATCACAATGAGGATCTCGAATACCACGGGCCTTCACACAGAAATGTTCAGCATCAATCACCACTGCCACATCAGGTGTTTCCAGAATGAATGCCAAGGAGTGATAGATTTGTTCAGCCAACCTTTCTTGAACCTGAGGGCGGCGTGAGAAATATTCCACCACACGATTCAATTTGCTTAATCCCAACACTTTGTTCTTGGGAATATACGCCACGTGTGCCACACCTGAAATAGTGATGAAGTGATGTTCACAGCAAGACATGACTGTGATGTTCTTTTCCAGAACCATTTCATCATAACCCATCTTGTTTTCAATGGCAGTACACTTTGGAAACATGGCAGGATCCAATCCCCAAAACAATTCATTCACAAACATCTTGGCCACACGAGCTGGACTATCTTGTAGACTGTCATCAGTCAAATCCATGCCCAATGTTTCCATGATGGCTGTGAAATGTTTTTCAATCTTCTTCACCTTTCGGTCAGCATACTCACCTGTCTGAATAGTAGGTGTTTCCACGCCAAGAGATTGAAGATGCTTATGGACCCGAAGGCCCAACTCAGGGTCGCATTTACCCAAAGCATTGCGAATGGCGTTTGCGTTATATCGCTGCTGTGATTTCATATTATCTCCCAATCACGTTGCCAAAGACATAACAATGATTTCGTGTGGCAACGTTATATCCACGATTCATTGCTTCAATACAAAGGTCACCAATATAGGGATCCTCTTGTGCATCTTTGGTGGCACCCACAGGCATCACCCAGATTTTCGGCATCAAATTCCTACATAGAAACCTAATACGTTCCAACTCAATGTCAAGTTCCGACCAACATTCAGATGTACCATTACACACAAACTTCAGCACGTTTGTGGATACGGAGAAAATATAATCTCGAATCACTTCTGGTTTAACTGCATGTTTCTCACCTGACACATTGAACAGCTTGGGACTCATGGACCAGTGCCAACGCAGACCGCCTAAATTTCTGAAATCCAAAGCAATGAATCTACGAAGTTCCTCACTCAATGGTGTTGTGGCGTTGGTTTCCACAGTGATGATACGCGGCATATTACCACGATGTGCCAACTCTGTCAGAATTGCCACCATCGCCTTTTGCTGTAACATGGGCTCGCCACCTGTGAAACACAACATGGTGTCCTGTTCAGTATTAGGATGAATAAACAATCCTGAAGGGTTGTGTTCATTCTTGTTGGCCTCAATCAACCTATCGGCAATTTCCGAGGGAGAGGCGTCATGTGCCAGATGTTTGTATTTCTGTGACCAGGAGTAGGAGCTGTCACAGCCATAGGACCAAACAGGAAGTTGTTCCACAGACTTCACAGAAGCAACATTGAAGTCCTTGTAGGGAAGAATATAACTGGCGGGGTCTGTGGGATTCTTTTGACCAAATCCTTCACAGTTCAAATTACATCCAAAGAAACGAAGCCAGACGGCGGGAGTACCTGCCAGTTCTGCTTCACCTTGGAACGAATAGAAAATTTCTGAGTATCTAATTCTCATAATCACCTCACAGGATACATAACAATCTACAATTATTTAGGAGCGTGTCAATGGTTATTCGTATTCAATTTCACCTGTTTCTATAGTCGCTTCCACACTCAACACATCCAGATGTTGGGATTCATCCATCAGAACATCATCATCCAGTTTCTGGAGATACTTAGGCTTTCTGGTCATCTTTTTGTCCTTCTTGGTGTCATACAATTCTTTCTGTGCTGTGTCTGCCTGTTGCTTCAGATATCGGATGAAACCATTGTCATAGCTTCCTTCATCATGGGCTTGTCGGATGATGCCTTCAATGTCCAAAGACTCAATGTACCGATATTTGGTTTGTAGATGTTTCTTTTCTTTCTGGATTCTACGCAGAAATGCGTAATAGGTGATTTGCGTGAAATAGGCAAAAGGATTGCTGGATTTCTTGGGATCGAAGTTGTCCATGTAGATGAGACAATTTTCAATGGCATCCAGAATCATATCTTCACGAAAACTGTAGTTGATGAAATTGCTTTTGTAGGCCAAATGATTGGCAATCTTGATGAAACAATCACCGATGTAATCTGGAACTTGAGGCCTTTCTTCTTCATTCCTCTTGGCCCTGTTCACTTCTTTTTTGAATTCAATCAAAGCAGCCAGAAACTGCTTGTTGTCAATGTAGTGCTTACTGTTCTCGTCCTTCTTCTTCACCATAATACTCTCCATGATATTCATCAATATCAATAATGTGGACATCTCCATTGGTCACTTCACGCAACAAATCATCTGCTGCGTCTGACCGTTCTTCCTGTTCCAGAAACTTCTGTCGGGTTTCTTTAGCTTGTGTAACATAAACAACATATTGTTTTCTGACTTCTCTCTTCATGTCACCTATGGTCAGCACTACATCAGTGCTGATGACGAAATCTTCTCCGTCACTCAACCCCATCCAAGGACGAAGCATAAAACTTTCTCCAATCACATGATTGCCTCGGCGGGTTTCTTTCATGGGCACCACTTGCACAGGAACATGCATCTGTAGATGTGTTTCTGCTGCTGTGGACTTCACATCTCGTTCCATGTTACACAGGATGTTTTCTCCTGTTTTCAGCTTTACAATTTTGAAATATCCATCGTCGGTACTAAGCATGTAATGGTACGGTTAGAAGTTTATAATTAAGTTCTTCTTCATTGTATATCTTCACACGCTCAATTAAATGTAGTAATGTGTAATTCTTGTGAGACTTCCATGATAAGTTGTCACCGATATCATACAACTTACATGATGTTTTCTGTTCACCCAATCGAAGTCCTCGACCGATACTTTGTAGGTTTCTGATACGAGATTTCATGGGTGAAGCAAACACAATGTTATGGAGGTTTCTAATATTTATTCCTGTTGAGAATGTACCGTAGGATGCCAAGATGATGGCATCTGAAGATTGTTCGGTCAAGGCACGAACTTGTTCACGTTCCTCAGCTTCCACTCCGCCGTGTACGAAAAACAAATCTCTGCCTTGTTCAATTTTTTCAGAAATCAAATCATACAAAGGCTCACCGTGTTTCTCCACATACTGATACAACACCAAAGTGTTTCCTTTCAGATCCGCCACAAGATTTCTGATGAACTTGTTTCTCTTGGGGTGTGTTATCAACCAGTCCAATTCTTCCTGATAGCTGAACTTTTTACATAATTGTTTTTCTTCATCTGTGTAATCTAATGTGATACACCGAATTTTCAATTCAGCTAGTTGATTGGTGTCCATTAATTTTTTAGTTGTGGTGATTTTATGTACCGCACCAAACAATCCTTCCAACACCAACCGATGTGTCTTGGTGCCATCCAATGTACCTGTGGTGCCAATCTTGAAAGGTGCCTTGGTACACTTGTGCATGATGGAAGTCAAAGACTTGGCTTTGAACAAATGACATTCATCACCATACACCACATCAAAGTTTTCAAAAAAGCTCTTGGGCATCTTGTAGATGCTCTGCCAGGTGGAAATCACAACAGGTACATTGGTGATTTTCTCTTTTCCTGAATAGATGCGTGTGCAATTGTCAGACACTTTCCAATCACTGTCTGTGGCATAATCGGCAAAATCGCCGTACATTTGCTCCACTAGGCTGGTGGTGGGAACAATGATAAGCTGTCTACGATTATGTTGTTGATGCCATCGAATCAACGTGTAGATGATGAGGCTTTTACCGCTGGCTGTGGGAGACAATAACAGCGTTCTATTGTTCTGAATGGCTTCTTCTACTGCAATCTTCTGATAATCCCGAATATCAACAGGCTTACCATTGGAATGATAGTTTAATCCATTAATAAACTCAGTAATATTACGGACATCACGGATATGCTGACAGTTGTTAACAAATGCATAGCCGTTTCTTTTACAAAATTCCTCAACATAGGAAACAAGACCCACATACAATTCTTTGGTGAACAAACTCAACAAACGAATTTTGCCATCCCAAAGTTTCGCACGATATTGAGGTGTGAATTGAGCGCCAGGAACTGCGAACGTGAAGAAGTCATTCATCTCCAGTAGAACATCAGGTTCAGCTTCCACCCGGAGATAGACTTCATCTTTTTTATTTATTGTAACCGTGCTCACATCCCACCATTGGTGAACTTGTACCATTCAATGGCAGACTTCACATCCCAGGTTCTGCTATTGATGCTCTTTAGGATTTGTTCCAGTTGAAACAACAAGGTCTTGATGTATTCCAGCTTGTCTGTATGTTGAATGATATCATCATCTGATGCCATGAATTCATCCATTTCATTCTTCAACGGCTTGTTGTTCAGATACTGGTCCCATCCCAGCTCCGTGAGTTCCTCTTTGGACAACTCACCACGATAGTAGCGATATTTCAATTTGCGTAAACGAAGATAATCAGCTTCAGCCTTGCGATATTGCAGGCGAACTGAGGTCATCATGTTCAGATATTTGGCGTGTAGCTCTGGCACACGTGCAGCAGCTCGTCCCAGATTGGTCTGGTCCACTTTGCAATCATCTGCCCACATGGTTTGAATGTCTTGTAGTTTCATGGCACCTCCTCACAGTCCTTCAATTATAAACTACCTTACCAGTTTTGTCAAGCCAGAGATGTCACAGTGAAGGTGCGATATTTGAATATGGCTTGAGCAGCAAAGTACTGGGTGTCACCTGTGGACACATCAAACTCAATACCAGTCAATCCCACAGGAAAACAATCCTTGAAAGTGAATTCCACTTTAGGTAAATAATTGGAATCCAATGCCAACAATGTGGCATCACTGTATTCACCTGAATCCGTGGCTCTGGCACCAGTACCAAATCGTGCTGAGAATTGTGTTCTGCTTTCTGGGAAGCCCAAAGCCAGAAGCCAATTGTACAATTCAATGTAATTGGCCATGGTTTCTTGAATCAAAAACTTTATACTTAATTCACCATAATCAATTTTTTCACCTGGCTTTGGAATGTTGACAAAGGGTGTGGGTTGCACGGCATACCCTAGATTCACACTGGGAATATTAGCTGATTGGCAAAAATAGGTGACTTGAGGAAGATTCTGAATCAGGAAATAGAAACCATTTGGACGTAGAAAGTCCAACATATCTGGTTGTCCATATTGTGGAGATGTCATGTATGTGTCCTGTAAAGTTTCTAATATTTATATCATATAAAAGGAAAAAGAGAGACCTTTCGGCCTCTCTTCCCCAGTTTCCAACTACTACTATTATAGAAGGTTTGTTACTGCGAACAAACGATAGTAGTGGTTACGGTCAGCAGTGAATGTATCTGCGTCTGTTGTACCGTCTGCTTGTGTTACGAATGGATTTGCAATCATGCCATAACGTGTCTTGAATCCAATCTTGGGTTGGAAGGTTGATGGATCAATTGCGCGAACCATTTGGAGAGGAACGTATGGGCAGTAGAACAAACCTGCGTCATATGCTGTTGTACCCTTGTAACCGACCATCACGAATTGTGATGCGGCGTTTGTGTTTGCTGAGTATGGGTCAACGAACACCTTGTAACGGCCATTCAATGTACCTGCGAATGTGTTGCCTGTGTCATCTGATGAGATGCCATCATTGCCTGAAAGAGCTGGGGTGTAATCCAACTTGCCAGCCATTGCTAGAGCTGCTGCAACGTCTGATGAGCAAATGATGAAGTTACCGCGACCGCGACGAGTTTCTTGTGCGATGACGTTGGCATCACGTTCGATTTGGAACATCAAGCCCTTGAAACGTTCTACTGACCAACGACCGTTTGAGTCCACATCAAGGTCGAATGTACCAGCTGTTGCTGCTGAAGCAGCACCTGGCTTTGCCACCTTGTAGATGGTACGAATCACTTCACGGTTGATTTCAGCAAGAATTTCTTGTGAAAGAATGTTGGCCAATTCGCCTTCTGCATCAAGACCGTGAATTGCCTTCAAGTCTTGTGCCAATTCCACAGAGTATTCAGCCTTCAATGCACGTGTCTTAGCGGTTACTGTGGTCTTTTCAATTGAGAAAGCCATTTCGCCGAAGCTTGTGCCACTGCCGATATCTTCAGCAGTTGCTGTTGTGATACCTGTACCTGTGGTGTATGCACCTGATACTGGGTTTGAACCGGCGTGTGAACCAGTGCCTGCGAAATCTGTGTCAGCTTCATTGAATAGAGCTTCTGTACCTGATTGTGTTGAATAACGTGACTTCATGGCGAAGATGAGGCCTGTTGGACCAGTCATTGGTTGCACACCGGCCACATCATAAGCCATCAAGTTTGGAAGTGAACGACGAACCAATGAGATAAGAATTGGGTCGTAACGGTCAATTTCAGACGCACCTGAACCAGCGATGTTGTTGGCTGGAACTGCTTCGAAAAGAGCTGTTTTTTCTTCACGAAGAGCGCGTTCTTGGTTTTCAAGAATGACAGCAGTTACTGCACGCTTGTAGGTGTCCTTGATTGCTGGCATTGCGTCGTGGTCCAATACTGGAGCCCACTTCTTTTGTAGATTTTCTGAAAGAAACATTCTTATTCTCCTGTTACTGTTTGTTTTGTTAAACGTTAATATTATTTATACAAATGGAAATTTTTAAAACTTGGTGCGACTGATTCTTGCTGCATATTGTGCTACTGTGCCAGAAGTTTCTTCCACAATTGGTTGTTCTTCTGGGAGTGTTACATTTTCAACAACAGCCTTTGGGAAGTAGTTGCCCTTGATGACAGTCAACTTTTGTTCAAAAAGTTCTGGAGTATCAAATTCCACTTCTTCCACCAAACCACGGAGTTTTTCTGATTCAGTTTGTGCCAAATCAGATGTCACTTTCATGAACACAGCATCACGCTTGGATTCAGTCAATGCTTTCTTCAGTTCTACAGCTTCTGCAAATGCTTCATTGGCCACTGTGGTCAATTCTTCAATCTTTTTTTGCATTTCGCCGAGAACATCATATTTTTCTTCTGGTACTTCAATGTAGTTCTCTTTGAACAACACCTTGAGACCAGCGATGAAATCTTCTGTTACTTCGGTACGAAGACCGTTTTCAATGGCTAGAGCATTTTGTTCCATCCATTGTTCCACCACGTAGTTGAGGTAGGCATCCACCTTGTCAACTAGCTCTTGATGCATTTCACCCACAACTTCTGCTGCTTGTTCTGCTAGCACATCTTCCATGATTTCTATTTCGTGTGCCACCCGTGCAGTCACAACAGCTTCAAACAATGAAGTGGCCTTCACCTTGAAATCTTCTGACAATTCAGATTCAGTTGAAAGAAGATTTTCAATGTCCTTGGACAATTCTTCCTTCATCTTCTTCATCATGGCTTCTTTCTTTGCCATCATCTTGTCCATTTTGGCTTCAGTCACTTCTTCGTCTGATTCTTGTTCCACTTCTACAGCTTCCCATTCTGCCTTTTCTTCATCAGAAAGAGCATTGTATTCTTCTTCTGTGATGAACAGTTGTTCTTCTTCCTTGTTTTCTTCCACTTCTTCCTTCTTCATTGCAGGCTTCATTGCAGGCATTGGTGGTTTCGTTTTGCCATCGTTAACCTTAGCAGCTTCAGCACGCTTCTTCTTGAAGGCATCAATAGCTGATTGTACAGCAGGTGTTGGCTTGATGACCACAGCTTCTTCCACTTCAGCTTCTTCCTTGTACACGTTGCCAGCACTTGATGCTTGGTTCACAACTGATGTTGGATCAGCATGTGTGGTGTAGTTAGGAGCTGCACCGGCACCTTGGTGCTTGGGTTCAGGTTGCTTCTTTGCCTTGCTAGCTTGTGTCTTGCCTTGGGTTTCTTGGTCATCTTCTGAGTCGATGACAGCATCTTGTGAAGAACCTTGCTTCATAGGCTTGTCTTCCTTCACACCTGCACCAGCAGCAAGTTTGTTGGTAGAATCAGCTGGTTTGGCAGCGCTGGACACACCCATCATCTGTACTTCTGGTTTTTCAGATGAACCTTGGGACATGGCAGCAGCTTCTTTGTTGTTACCCATACCTGGGAAAGATTCTGCCACATCAACTTTGCGATTCATCATATCACGAATCTTGTTTTCTATTGAGGCCATTTAACTATCTCCTAAAGTTAGTTACAAACGTTACTATTATTTATACAGGTTTACTTCTTGGAAAGACTGTTCATGAAGTTTTCAAACACTCGGAACTTCATTTCTTCCAGTTGTTGTTTTTTGGTTGCTTCAATCAACTTCTTGGTTTCATCCATGTTCTGGTAGGTCCACGACCCATTCACGAACATCCATTCTTTGTTTTCCATGATGCCTTGCACGAAGGCATCCGGGGCTGAAGGGTCTGCCACGATGTCAGCAGCAGTGGCCAAATAGAAGTCATTTTGCACTTCATTGATGCCACCTTCACGTTCCTTCAAGGTGCCCATACCACGGGATGACACGCCTAGTTGTGCACCACCTTCAATCAACCCCCGAACAATGTTGCCCATGGGAGTGTTCAAAATCTTGGCACGACCAATGTAGTTGTTGCCATCTTCCTTTAATGAAGTGATGATGTGTGACACACGATCCAGATTGATGACAGGACCTTCTGGATGTCCCAGTTCACCAAAGGCACGATTGGAATCCACATATTCCTTCATGTAACGTGCCACTTCTTTTTCCATCACAGCCTTGGGATAGATTCTGTTGTTTCTGTTGGCTAGTTCACTTTGCAAGAACACACCTTCCAGATACAAATCCTTGCTCTTTTCCTCTGTGATGACTTGTACTTGTTCAACTATTTCTGAAATCAGTTTCATGTTCCAATCTCCTTAGGTTAATGGATTCACGTGTTGTGCGTCACCATAACCTGAAATTTTCACCATTTCAATAATCACAGTGCCACCGCCCGCAGGCGTGGTCACTATAATGTTACTAGTATTTTCTCTGTTATCAGAGTATCCATTGAAGTCAAAATCTTCGGCTCCTGTCAACAACCACAATGACACAGAGTTGCGTGTGATGGTGGCATTGCCTGAAGGCACAGACCAATGAATGGCGCTGATGTTCACCACAGGTGATGATGCGGTTTGAGAAGCTGTTGCTAATGTTGAGGACAAATTGATGGTTTCAGATGCGCTTGTTCCTGAAACAGCGACCACAACATGGATAGGTGTTTTCTTTAATACAGTTATTGCCATTATTTGCTCCCTTCTTGTGGTCTTCTTTTGGTGGGTGTCTTACCGAGGTTCACCTTGACGCCGCCCATCTTCATGGTGGCACCTACAGGTGCGCTACTCTTGCCCTTGTAATGATACATTATTTTCACACCGCCACCCTTTTCTATACCCTTCTTGGTGAAGCCTTCAGGGGGACGGAAGAATTGTTTGGAGATGGTGGCTCTTGGTAGGCCGTGCCGCTTGCTGCCACGGACGCCACGTTCCGTGCTTCTGTAAGGTGTGGGATTGTATTCATCAATTTGTTCCTCTTCTTTAACATAAGGAACCTTTGGTGTTTTTGCAGATGCATAATCAGAAATTTTCTTATGTTGACGAACTGCTTTTTGAAACATTTTATGTCCAGATTTTCCGCCATAGAGGGAATGATATGCTGCTACTCTGGTTTTTTCCAATGCCTTATGGGCAGCTTTCCAGGCAAGTTCTTTGGAAATCTCATCCAGTTCCACTTCTTCCGCCATTTCACTTTGCATGTATTGTGCTGCTGACACAATGTAATCTTCTGCCAAGGTGATTTTGCTTTGCACCCATTCAGGAAGATTGGTGTCTTCCCCAAGCATGTCATGCATCATTTCTGCATTACGAGTAATGGTACGAAGTGAGGACTTGGCCATGTCACCTTCATAATCATATTCACCTTTGTCAGCTGCATCTTTCACAGCTTCCTTCATGGACATCTTGGTGGCTGTGGCATACATCACGTTCTTGGCATCAGCACCATAGCGTTTACGAAAGTCTTTGAAGTTTTTCTTCATGGACTTCACAATAGTTTCTCGCTGCTTCATGTCAGCGTCTGTCATGGTGGCTTCATTCATGTTACTTGCCTTTCTTTTTACGAAGCAACTTGAAATCATGAGCGTCAATCTTACCATTCTTGTTGGCATCAATCTTGTGTTGACCGCCTTTCAAGGCTTCATTAGTAATTTCCGTTTCTTCATCACATTCGGCACATTGTTTTGTGTTGAACATGGAGGATGCCACTTCCACTTTCAAGGCATCCAACACTTCAGCAGTGCGTGATTGCAAAATGTTGTTCAATGTGGCTTCAGCAGCAAGATTGTCACCGCTGTCAATGTGGTCAATGAGATCCAACACAGTTTCGTTCATGTTTTTCATATCTATCTCCTAAGAAGCTATGAATTGTTATCTTGAGGTGTATTCGGTTCAGGTTCAGGAGTCATGACTTCCATTTCTTTTTCCATCTCATCAATTTCTTCTTCAGTGAAACGTAAGACGTTCTTTTGAATGTAGCTCTTGGTCATATACTTGTTCATGAAGGGATCCATTTGTGCCAACAACTCGATGCGTGACCGCATGATTTCCTGGTCTTTGCTTTCTGTGTAATAAGAATCTTGTGCATACACATAATCAATGGATTCCACTATGTCTGTCCAATCCTGCTCTGTCAATACACCTTTCAAAACCAATTGTGTTTTCAACAAGTCATGGAACATCACAGCAAATTGACGACGAAGTTTGCCAATGAACTTGGTGAACTTCAATTCATCCCGTGTGATTTCTGCTGCACGACCAAAGTTCAATCCACTTTGTTGTTGCAACCGAGAAATAGGAACATTCAATGCCTGATACAGCTTGCGTTGAAAATATTCAATGTCAGCAATCTCACCGAGATTTTGCCCACCGGGCAGTGTTGTGATTTCTGTTCCTTTGCCACCTTCACGACGAGGCAACCAGAAATCTTCCAACATGCTCATGGCCTTCTTGTCATCTCGCAGTTCACCTGTGTTCACATCGTACACCATCTTGTTGCGATAACGATTCATGATGTCCTTCAGATATTGCTCAGCCTTCAACTTGGGAAGATTGCCTACATCAATGTAGAAGATTCTTCTTTCAGGAGCACGAGCCAACCGATAGATGACCAAAGCATTTTCCATCATACGCAACTGATTGGCAGGCTTGATGGCTTTGTGTAAATAACTCAACACCATTTGTTGATCCACATCAAACAACCCAGATGAGGCGTAGCAGATGGCATCTTTGGTGATTTTCAATCCCTGCACTTGTGTGGATATAGCCATGTTGGGGGACATATGAATGCCCTTTTCATTGTACATGAAGAACTCTTCCACACTCTGCACAAATTCCACACCCGTCTTGGGTTCTCTCTCTTTGATAACATTACGTACTTTCTTGATTTTTCTTGGGTCAATGTACCGAATGTCTGTCAACCCCTGCTTGGGTTTCGCGGTATCAATCACTTTGTGAAAGTATATTCTGCCATCAATGTACCAACGTCGAAAATAATCCTGACCTTTGTCCTTGAAATGTAACAAGCTCAAGATGTTGTCAAATTCTTGTTCAATGCTCTTCTTTACAGAAGCGGACACCTTGACATTTTGTAAATCAATATGTACAATATCTTCATTGTCCAGATTGGCAATGGCTTCATTCACCACATCATCAATGGCGGCATCCACATCTGCCATCAATGCGATATCACGGTAACGCTTGATTTGTTCTGATTCATTCTTGGCAGCACCTTCCAGGTCCAAATAGGAACCGTAGTAGCCACCGGCTTTGATGGTGTCTAAGGCACCGTCATCAGAAGGTGGCACAAACGAACGCTCAGTTTGTGCCGGTTCCTTCCTCTTGATTTGATATCCAAATATATCCATAATATTTCTACCTATCCTACGTTAAGGATTAAACAGGTGTCACATCAAAATGTGAGTATTGGAACGTCACATTGAATTCTGAAATCACATCGTTTGCTGAGTAGGCCAATGCCACTTCAGAAACAGTAATTGGGAAAGAGTTGTAGATGTCATAGGTGCGAATGACTTCATCATTACGATCCAGTTGTTCCACTGCCAAGTCACACATATATGAGGCTGGTGCCAATGCGCCGCCGTTGTTTTCACGGTTGTTCATTAAGTTGGACCATGATTCAAACAAACGACGAAGCTTCATGCTGGTGTCGTTCAACACGGTAATGGTCCATGGATCAAATGTCCGTTCACCAGCCATCTTCACTTCACGACCACGATACTGCACGATGGTTGGATTGACGTTGGATGCTGGCAAGGCTGCAGATGTTACAAGTAGTGAGTCATCACTAGCACCTGCTCCAACAGCAGCAGGGAAAGTTAGTGTCACTAGGAATTGGTTTGGACGTGCACCACCTGCGCCTAACTTACTTTTAAATTGTGAAATATCCATTTGTTTCTTCTCCTAGAAGTTATTGATTAGGCGCCGACAACTTCTTCAAAGCTCACGCCTGTGCGTGTTGCAATGAAGTTCAGTGATATAAAGTTGATGGAACGAGCTGGCTTGATGAAAATGTCAGCCACGAATTCGTTACGGTCGATGACTTCACCTGTATTGTTGGTTTCATCACATATCACACGGAAGTCAGTCAAGCCGCGGCGGCCTTGTACATCACGCAAGAAAGGTTCCACCAAGTTACGGAATTGTGCACGTGTGAAGGCATCATTGAATTCAAACAATTGAAACTTGGCTGCTGTGGCAATAGCCTTTTCCAACACAATGAACAACCGACGAACGTTGATTCTATCAAAAGCTGATGGCTTGGCAAGCAATGTCTTGTCGCCAAACAACACAGTACCTTCACCTGGGAATGACACCACTGGGTTCACACCCTTCTTGTAGAGTGTGTCACGGTCTGTCTTGTCTGGTGAATATGCCAACTTCACGACATTCTTGATTTGACCACGGTTCAATCCGCCTGGTGAGAACCAAGGTTCAGCAACGGCGTCTGTACGTGCGCAAAGACCTGCCACGTCAGCATTTAATGGTACATAACGATACTTGTCATTGTACTTGTCGTATTGATACTTCCAACCTGAATCCAACACAGCGTAGGAAGTGGATGTTAGTGTTTCACGGAATTCTACGATGTCATCAGCTTCATCACCGGCGTTGTTGAACACATCAGCCAAGTCAGGTGAAACGAATGCCATGCAATCCAAACGGTCAGCTGCAATGTCAATCACAGATTGTGCCACTGTGGAATTGTGTGGACCACAGATGAGCAAGTTTATATCAATCAATTCTGCGTTTGCAAACTCGTCGTAGGCTGTGATGACTTCTGCAGCTGATGGTGAGGCAGACACACCACCTTCCAAAGACACACTGACATTTTTTGTCATGGCTTTGAATGTGTTGCCAGCTGCTGATGAACCCCAAGCTGTATCACCGCCTTCCACTGAAGCAGTGTGATCCATCCAATAGATGTACCGTGAGCCCTTCAACACTTCTGCGTAGAAGTTGTTGGAACCTTGTGCTGCCTTGGCATCAGCTGCCTTGGACACATTGGCAAACTTTTCCAGTACGCTGTCTGCGGTACCTGAGATAAGACCATCTTCATCAATCACGATGATGTGAAGTTCATCATCAGCACCACCCAGACTGGATGTGAAGGATGAGGTGCCTGGAGCTTCATCAAAGCTGCTGGCGAATTCCCACTTGGCCTTGGCGTTTACACCTGCCAATGCCACTGCTGCTGCTGTGATGGTTAATGATGTGGCACCGGGAATAGCTGTCACAGTACCAACGGTAACACCTGCGGTTGTGGTGATGAGGTCACCAATAGCAAGTTCTGTGGTGAAAGATGTGCCAGTACCAGTGACTGATGTACCGCCTGCAGATACAGCAAGTGTACCTGTCAATGTTTTGTTGAAAGATGCGCCGTCGCACATGGAAACTTTCAATGAATTTCCTAGTGCACCTGGGTACTTGGCAGCAAATTCACCTACAGTTGCTTCTCCACCGCCATACTCAGCTTCATATTCATCTTCATTCTCAATGAGAATAGCGGTACCTGAGGTTACAGCATTGCGAGCTGCTGCACCTACAGCACGAACCACTTTAAGATTGTTGGAATAGCTTAAGAAGTTGGCAGCTGAAAAGAAGCTGGCTGCTGTGGTGTCATTGGGTTTACCAAATGTTCTTACTAATTCAATTTCTGAACTGATAGTGACAGGCGCGAGAACTGGACCCCATTGAAACTCACCTGCGAAACCACCAATTGATGTGGCAACTGCAGGGACTACGTTGGTTAGATCCTTTTCAACGACTAGTACACCTGGTGATAGTTGAAATGCCATGTTAATCTCCTATATCTGTGTAATTTTTCAAAGACCGGATTTCAATTTGTCTTGGAACAAGTTGAAAATATTTATAAGTTTACGAATCTTTATCTATCTTCCATGGCAAATTTTTGTCTGTGGACCATACAACATTATCGACCACAAATGTTTCCTCAACATTTCCATCATCTATAAATCCAAAAGGAGTCAATTCATCCTCAATTTGCAACATCTGTTGCCTGTAAATTCTTTCACGGACATTCACATCCGTGAGTTCCCTGAAATACTGATTGGTGGTCAGCCATCCAAACAGAACCAGAGTCATCACCAAATCATCGTGGTAACCTTCATCAGCCACGTAACTGCCACTCTTTTCCACGAATGTAGAGAATTCATGGATGGTGTCGGCATCAAATATATTTAGTTTTTTCTCTTCTAGTAAACTTTTGATGGCGAAACACCCTTGACGTTTCACTGTCTTGGTGGTTCTGACGCCCAGAGTGGTGGACTTGGAAAACCCAGGACTGATGTAGGTTTGATTGTTCTCCTTCACTGTGCTCAAGATGTTTTCATACTCCAGTTCTGAATACAAGATGTCAGCAATCTGTCCTCCAATGTCATTGGTTTCCACCAGCACCATGGCATTGTTGTAATCTTTGGCTGTTTTACGTATCACTTCTGGAAACAACATGGGAGCAATGGTGTTGTTCTTGAATCTCCCCACCAGTTTGTAAGGTATATCTGTGACATCCACAACAGTGAACGCTGAATAGTCACCTCCAACACCTCGGGACACGTCCACAGTGATGACATAGGTGTGTTCTCGGTTGGGTTCTTCGTACAACAACAATCCCATCTCATTCTTATACACAGGATCCATGCTACTCATCTGTGACAACGTTCTGCCATTAATCAACGTGTTGCTGGATCCCAGAAATTCACACAACACTTCCTGATTGAACTTCACTTCACCCAGTGTTCGAAATTGTTCCTCAGCCCAGATATCATCTCTTCCAGGAATCTCCCAGTATGGGATGAAGTGTGAAACGAAACCATTCTTACCCTTTTCTGCTTCGTTCCAGAACTTCCAGAAATGATTGTATCCCAGAGGGGTGGATGTCAGCAGAATCTTTGTGGTGGTACCGGCAGAAATGGTGGGGTACACAGAAGCAAAGAATTCATCTGCCACGTTGTTGGGAATAATGGCAGCTTCATCAATATACAACCAGTTCACAGATTTACCACGAATACCTGAAGCTGTTGTGGCGGCGGTGAACACCTTGCTGCCATTCTCCAGTTCCACGTTACCTTTGTTCCAGGTACGAACACCCTGTTGCATCCAGATGGGTAGATGTTCATACATGATTTGATAACGGTCCAACACTTCACGAGCGGCACTGCCTTTGTTGGCAAGAATGGCTACTGTTTTGCTTTCCTGAAACAGAGTGTACCAAAGAATACAGGCAGCAGATGTGATGGTTTTGCCTTGCTGACGACCTTCCATCAGCACCACTTTTCTGTTGTTCAGAATGATGCTCACTTTGTTTTTCTGACAATCATACAATTTGAATTTCACCAAACCCCTGTCCAGTGATACAATGTGACAATAGTTCTCAATGAAATACACCGGGTCTTGCTGACACTTCACAATCTCCTGAATTTCTTCTGGTGTGAATTGATGCTGATACCCGATGGATTTTAAATTGGGATTGCCATGATATGAGTTGTTATCCAGCATTCGAATCCTCAATGGTCACAGGCTCTTGTGCCTGTTTCATTGCCTTCAACAATTCATGTGTGGAACCCACAAACAAATTGTTCTGTGTTTGTATTTTTGGCTTGTCCTCTTTTTCCAAGTCTTTCTTGCGTTTCTGCACTTCCAGTAAATCCTTAGCTGTGTCAGACACGGTTTTGATGAGTTGTCCTGCCACTTCATAGGCACGAGGATGGTCACTGTTTTTGGCAATATGAAGAATGCCATCAATGGCTTCATTACCTTTGTCAATCAATGTTCGAAGTGTCTCTCTGGCGTGAGCTGCATCATCTTCCAATGCCACAGGCACCACAGCGTTCACTTCTTCCTCAGTTTTCATCACATTGAATTTATCATTTAAATTATCAAATGTCATTATTCACCTGTATAGATTTCATCAAAATCTTGAATGTAACCGTAATCGTCTGTGGGAAGAGCTGAGGTGGGATCTGGTTCTGTGGTAATTTTGGTGCCCACCTGAGTGTTGCCTGGCAAACGTCCTTCCAACAATGTGGGGTCAGCATAGATGTTCTGAATGACCTTCTTGATGAGGCTGGCATCTCGAACATAGCCATACAAATTCAACTTCACAGTGAAATTCAAATCCCAGATGACACTCAAGCGTTTGTTAAAGCTACCTTCCCAGTCATCCTGGTATGATACATTATCTAGTACAATTTGCAAGTCATTTTTCACACCCAGTTCAGGAATGGTGTTGATGGTGACATTGAAATCTGGATTGAAATAGGGAAGAATCTGTTCAATGATTTGTAATCCATCCTCTTGATTCTTGACAAATGCACTCATGCTGATGCCCATGTTGTAGGGAGTGGACACGAATGAATACCGAACACCTGTGGATGAGTTGCCTGACTCGTCCACAGCACGAACATTCTGTCTGACCGCTAGTTTTCTAGATGGGTCATAAGTGAAATTGGTGATTTCAAAACCAATTCTAGGTAAGGTGATGGCAAATGTGGCACGACCTGGTTCCAGTATTGGTGCTTCACGAATACGGTCAATGAATTTCTGTTTAGGAGCATAACTCAATGGCACAAATAAACTTTGCACAGTTTCACCTTCATCATTGTTTCTACGAACTTGTATGTTGTTGAACAATGTTCCAAAGGCAATAATGGCTCTTCGGATGTGTTGATGATAGAAATATTTACCCTTGAACATTAGTATTCACCAAAGGGATTGATGTCACTGAAATCCAGGATGTCTTGACCTTCAGTTTCTATAGAAGCATTGTCACTGAATGGCACCAAGGCACGTGTACCGAACACTTCTTGCACGATGCTGAATCCAGATTGCAACAACAATAAATCTCCTGATTCCATCAAGATGTTGTACTCGAACACATCTTGTGAATTTTTTGTTTCTGCTTCATCAATCTCAGCCACACCTGTGTCAAACTTCTCTGAACTGTATTGATACAATTCACAACTCATGCTGTAGATGTAGAACTTGTTCAGTTGATAGAAAGGATTCAAATGTTCCACAAACTTGATTTCAAATAGGGCCTGGGTGCGAGGAAAATAAATCAAATCTCCTTCAGCAGGACGACTAGGAATTTGCAACAGTTCATCTGGTGCATTCCCCACAGCATCTTCCCAACGACGCTTGGACACCACGAATGTGGCTTGGTCTGTGACTTGAATACCAAACTTGGTGAATATTTCTCTGTCACCATCCCACCCTTGAATGTTGGTGAGATACATTTCAATGGGGTAGGCATTTTCAAAACGGCTCAACACATCTTCACCTAGGATTTCATCTTGTTTCACTGAGGTGCGTGGCAGGTAGTACACATCATGGCCATATATCTTGATGCTTTCAATGATGAGGTCTTCCAGGAGCCGTTGTTCATTTGTGGTTCCCTGTGAGCTACCACTTTGAAAATAAAAATTGGTGGCCATGTTAGCCTACCATTAAGTCAACAGGCAACTCGTATCGGGATTGCATTTCTCTTTCCAGTTCATTGATTTCAGCAAGTGCTTCATCATAGATGATTTGTCCGTTCAAGATGACACCACCTGGCAGTTGCATGCCACCAAATTTCTTCAAGTTCTCACCCCATTGACGCTTGATAAGAGCTGTCACATAGCGGCGAAGAAACATATCATTGTAGATTTCTGTGTAGGTTTCTGGATCCAAGGCACGATACACTTCAAACACCACGAAATTTTCCTCGTTAAATGTGGTGTCCATGTCCACATCCAGATGAATCATGTCTTTCTTTCTGTTGAAGGTGAAGGTGCGAGAACCTGCAAATATGTCATCCAACAGTTGTAGATGTTGTTTCACTTGTTGATAGTAGATGATATCCGAGGACAACAAGTTGTACATATCATTCAACCGAAACTGATACACTACATCAAAGATGTTGGTGCTGGCGCGACTGCTACCTGCGTCACCAAAAGGCAACACACGAATCACACCTGTGACAGCTTCTGCGACAGCAAAATCACCTGAAGTCCAGCTCTTTTCTGTGTAAGCCGCAGTAGCATGTAATGTGGTGGAGAATCCAGATGTGCCGCCAGTGATGGTTTCTCCATTCGCAAAGGTGCCTCGAACTGTTCGAACCTTTAAGATGCTACTGGTTTTCACCTCATACACCTTGGCAGTGGCGCCTGAGGTGGCACCAGTGATGGTTTCATTAATGGTGAATTGTGAAGCAAAGATGGTGGACAACTTAACTTCTGAGGCTTCTACTTGTGCCTTCAGATACACACGCTCCACACCATCAAAATGATATTCACTCCAGTAATCAATGGCATCTTGCACTCTGTCTTCCACCTGGTCATCATCAACATTGATTTCAATAACAGGAAATCCAAGGCGGCGAAGGCAGTAATCTTTTAATTCTTGGCGAGTTGTGATTGCCATGATTGGTTACCTTATTGCTTGTTGATTTTAGCTTCCAATTCTTCAATCTTCTTTTGTTGTTCCTTGATGGCTTCAATCAAGAGGGGAACCAACTTTTCATATTGAACTGTTAAATATTCAGTTGTCACTTCCAAGTCACGAACAAAGGGTGCCACACGAACTGCTTCTGGAAGAACGTTCTGTACTTGTTGTGCGCTCACACCCACTTGTTGTTGGTCATTATTGAAACCGAAAGATTTAGCAGTTTCATTTTCTGTGTAGTAGTATCCGTTCAGTGCCATCACTTTTTTCAAAGCGTTATCAATGTTACCAGAAAAATTCTTTAAACGTTCATCTGAATAGAACGCTGTGATTTCACCTGTTGCACGGAATGCACCCACGTTATCAGTACCACCAGTGGCATCTAACTTGATGGTATCATCAGCATCATTATCTACTTGAATATGAAGAACTGTGGCTTCACCTGAGGATGCGTAATAATTGATTCGTGCCAAGTCACCGCTACCACCACCTGGATCTGCACCGAATTTGATACCATTGGATGTGGTGGAACCATTGGATACAGTTAATGCCCCAGAAATTGTTAATCCAGTCAAAGTACCTACAGATGTCAAACTGGAGGCCGTCACACCTGATGCCAAAGTGCTACCTGACAAGGTGCCAGCTGCTGCAGTCACTGTGATGTCACCAGAACCGTTGAATGATACACCGTTGATGTTTCGTGCTGTTGCCAATGTGGTGGCAGTTGTGGCATTGCCTGACAATGCTGCTGTGATGGTGCCTGCGCTGAAGTTGCCAGATGCGTCACGTGCCACAATAGTGCTGCCTGTGTTGGCGTTGGTGGCATTGCTGGTGACTGTGAATGTTGCAGCACTAGAGCCATTGTAAGTAGTAGAACCAGAAAGACCAGTACCTGATACGTTAGTAGTAAATGTTGCCAAGTTACTGCCTAGTGACACACCTGAGATAGTACTGTTGGTCAATGAAGCATTGGCAATGTTACTTAAAGTATTACTGCTACCACTGATGGTCTTGTTAGTCAAAGTCAAGCTGTTGCTGGCTGTAGCCACAGTAACACCTTCAATGGTCACTGTGCCTGCGGCACTTCTGGCAATTGTGGTATCAGTGGCATGACCCAATTCAATACTACCCACACCTAGAGCTGCTGATGTTGAGGCAGTAATACCTGACACAGGAAGACCTGTGCAATTGGTCAATGTACCGCTGGTAGGTGTACCAAGAACAGGTGTGACCAATGTGGGTGTGTTGGCAAACACCAAGGCACCTGAACCTGTTTCATCTGTGACAGCAGCTATCAAGTTGGCTGATGAGGGAGTGGCCAAGAAGGTGGCAACACCTGTGCCTAGACCACTGATACCAGTGGATACTGGAAGACCTGTACAACTGGTCAATGTACCTGAACTTGGAGTACCTAATACAGGTGTGGTTAATGTAGGTGATGTTAAGGTTTTGTTGGTAAGTGTTTGTGCCCCTGTTAATGTTGCCACTGTGCTGTCAATGGCTATTGTAACGGCACTAGAACCATTATAACTGGTACCAGACAACCCTGTGCTGATGGTTAATGCACTTAAATTGCTTCCCAGTGATATACCTGAGATGGTGCTGTTGGTTAGTGAGGCATTGGCAATGTTGCTTAGAGTGTTGCTGCCACCACTGATGGTCTTGTTGGTAAGTGTTTGAGTACCAGTAGTGGTTACCAATGGAATTTCAGAGCCAGTTAGACCTGCCATCCAATTGTCATTGGTTTCATCCCAAGTCACACTAGCATTGGTTGATGTACCACGTTCCACTTCAATACCTGCGTTCTGTGATGGTGAACCTGTTTCATCACTGTTCAACACAAGAATGTTGTCACCAATGGTTACTGTGTTGCTATTCACTGTGGTGGTGGTACCGCTTACAGTCAAGTCACCACTCAATGTCAAGTTGGCAGCATTTATAGTGCCAGTGAATGTAGGTGACGCACTGAACACCAAAGTTGAAGAACCTGTTTCATCTGTGACAGCCGAAGCCAAGTTAGCAGAACTTGGTGTGGCCAAGAAGGTGGCAACACCTGTACCTAGACCTGACACACCTGAGGAGATGGGAAGACCTGTGCAATTGGTCAATGTGCCTGAACTTGGAGTTCCCAGCACAGGCGTTGTTAATGTGGGTGATGTTAAGGTCTTGTTGGTGAGTGTGTCAGTTGATGAAGTGGTGACAATGTTCACTCCTTCAATTGCCACCACACCTGCTGATACACGGCTGATGGTGGTGTCTGTGGCATGACCCAATTCAACACTACCCACACCTAGAGCTGTTGAAGTGGAAGCTGTGATGCCAGATACCGGCAATTCAGTACAGTTGGTCAATGTACCGCTGGTGGGTGTACCAAGAACAGGTGTGACCAATGTAGGTGTGTTGGCAAACACCAGAGCGCCAGTGCCTGTTTCATCAGTCAAAGCAGATGCAAGATTGGCTGAACTTGGTGTGGCCAAGAAGGTGGCAACACCTGTGCCTAGACCACTGATACCTGTGGATACTGGAAGTCCTGTGGCATTGGTCAATGTCACACTTGAAGGTGTTCCCAGCACAGGTGTGACCAATGTGGGGCTGCTGGCAAACACCAGAGCGCCAGTACCTGTTTCATCTGTGACAGCCGAGGCCAAGTTGGCTGAACTTGGTGTAGCTAGGAACGTGGCAACACCAGTACCCAAGCCACTGATACCTGTGGACACAGGCAATCCAGTACAACTGGTCAATGTACCTGAACTTGGAGTACCCAGCACAGGTGTGGTCAAGGTGGGTGATGTTAATGTCTTATTGGTCAGCGTCTGTGTAGTGTCAGTACCCACCATTGTGGTGGTGGCATCTGGCAACGTGATGGTTCTGTCTGCTGTTGGGTCTGCGACAGTCAGTGTAGTTTCAAACGCATCAGCAGTGGCACCTTCAAACACGATGCTGGCATCATTCAAGGTCAATCCAGTTACAACTGGACTTGTTATTGTTTTGTTGGTTAACGTGTCTGTAGAAGAAGTTGTTACTACATTGACACCTTCAATTGCAACAACACCAGCAGAAACCCTAGAAAGTGTAGTGTCGGTTGCATGTCCAAGTTCAACTGAACCAACACCTAAAGCTGTTGAAGTAGATGCTGTCAATCCACTGATAGGCAAGTCAGTACAATTGGTAAGTGTGCCTGAACTTGGAGTACCTAATACAGGTGTTGTTAATGTGGGGCTGGTAAGTGTCTTGTTGGTTAATGTGTCAGTTGTAGCCCGGCCTACCAAAGTATCAGATGATGTTGGTAATGTCAATGTACCTGTGTTGCTGATACTGCTGATGACAGGTAATGTTAGTGTCTTGTTGGTCAATGTGTCAGTTGTAGCCCGACCCACCAACGTGTCAGATGATGTTGGTAATGTTAATACACCTGTGTTGCTGATGCTTGAAATGACAGGTAATGTTAGTGTCTTGTTGGTTAATGTGTCAGTTGTGGCACGACCCACTAATGTGTCAGTTGATGTAGGTAAGGTCAATGTACCTGTATTAGTAATGCTGCTGATGACAGGTGTGGTTAGTGTTTTGTTGGTGAGTGTTTCTGCACCTGTGAGTGTTGCAAAATTATCATCAGTTAAAGCAGAGTTGAACTCAGCCACCGTGCCAGACACGGTGTTGCTACCAAGAGCAATAGTTTTGTTGGATAGTGTTTGTGTACCGGAAGTTGTAACCAAAGGCACTTCAGCACCTGTCAACCCTGCTTGCCAGTTGTCAGCAGTTTCATTCCAAATCAAAGAGGCGTTGGTGGAAGTACCACGTTCCACTTCAATGCCTGCATTTTGTGATGGAGTACCTGCTTCATCAGCATTCAACAGAATGGTGTTGTCACCCAAAGTCACGGTGTTGGATGTGACTGAGGTGGTGGCGCCATTCACCGTCAAGTTGCCTGAGATGGTGACATCAGCACCTGACATGGTGATGGCAGTGGTGGGTGTGGCACCAGATTTGATGACCAGTTCACCGCCTGACTGTGACAAACTGCCGAATGTAGTTCCGCCATCTTTCAACAACACATCAGCACCATCAGCGTCCAGAACAATGTCACCGGCAGCATCCACAGTGAAGTCTGCTGAAGCGTTCACTTGTGCGATGGTAGGTGTGGTTAATGTCTTGTTGGTGAGTGTTTCTGAACCTGCCAAGGTAGCGAAATCTCCATCACTCAAGGCGGTATTGAATTGAGCAATAGTACCAGACAATGTGTTGCTGGTTAAATTGATGGTCTTGTTGGTCAACGTAACAGTGCTGGAACCAGTTATCAAGGCGTGACCACCTGCTGTAGAGCCATCATGCACTCGAATAACATTCAATTGTGTATCAACACTCAATTCACCAGCAGCACCTGTAAAGCTGTTGTTTTGTGATGTTGTACCTCTTCTAAATTGCACCTGTGTTGGCATCTATATTCTCCTAAACGTTTTTACAACGCACCTAAATCTTTCACGGCAAGCCCGCCTGTAGGTGATGTTAAACAGTCAAATTGTCTGTCGATAGTTTGTCCAAATGGATCCACTTCTAGAGCGGAAAAGTCTTCATAGTCCCCTGTAGGAAACGTGATGGCAGCAATGGAAGCTTCCACAGTGCTAACATCAGCATAATTGGCAACAGTTATAACTGAACCACTACCATTACGAACGTAGATGAGTTGGTCGGCAGTGTTGATTGCCAACTCACCAATAGCTATGTCACTGGTAGTAGGTACAGTATCGGCAACATCACTTCTTTTTGGTTTGATTATTGTTGCCATGTGCTATTATTTGGTTCAGAGGGTTCAGTTTGTGGGACCTTGGTTTTCAATTCTTCAATCTCTTCCTGAGCCAGAGCAAGTTGTGTAGTCAACATGGTTTTATCCATGGTTAATGCTTTCACTTGCTCGGCTAAAGAAGAAATGTATTTGTTCAGAAATTTCTGTGTGTCCATAATGTAATCTCAATTATTTATTAGAATGTGCCACCATCAATTGTATTTGTGTAAACTGGAACACCCCCACCAGTAACACTTAAAAATTGTCCTGATGTTCCTGCTGCTGTGACTTGGATGGCACTTGCTCCGTTACCATACAACACACCATTTGATGTAAATGTTGTGGCGCCGGTACCACCGTTAGCTACGGTGATGGCTGAGGCAAGATTTGAAACTGTGCCTCCTTCAAGATTTGCCACCAAGGTACCAACGGTGAAACCTGTACCTGATGTGTTCACAGTTGATGTGGGTTCTGCTTGCAAATCTTTAAACAATTTGAATTTATCACTATCTGAAGCATCCTTGAACAAACCAGCATACTTTGTTGTTGCTGATACAATGTATTCAGCATAGAAACCAAGGTCTACTGAGTTGGCTGAGTTGTCAGTTCCCAACTTCAACAACACATCATCCACAGACAATGTGGTGCTGTTGATGATGGTGGTAGCACCATTCACAGTCAAGTTACCTGCCACAGTGACATCAGCACCTGAAAGTGTCAAGGCAGTTGTACCGCCTGATGACTTGATGTCGTTACCTGTCACCGTTAAATCACCTACAACAGTGACATCAGCACCTGATAGTGTCAAGGCAGTTGTACCGCCTGATGCCTTGATGTCATTACCTGTCACCGTTAAATCACCTGCAACAGCAACATCGCCTGATCCTGAGAATGTCAATGCTGTGGTTCCGCCTGACATCTTGATATCATTACCGCCAACGGTCAAGTCACCTACTAATGCCACGTCTGTGGTCAAGGCAACTGTTACACCAGCAGTTTCTGAACCAGAACCTGATACTGAGATTTGATTGGCTGTGCCTGTCACAGTGGCAACATAGTTGCCGGTGGTGTCTGTGCCTAGTGCCACTGAATCAGCAGCAATTGCCACCACACCTGCTTCTGTTACAGTGATGTCACCTGAGAAACCAGCATACACATAATCAGCTACATTTTCTGCTGTGATTTTGCGATTGGCAGTAGCTGAATCATCATACACAAAGAAGGCATCATCATCAGCCAATGTGGCTAATGCTGTGGTGCCTGTGACATCCACCTTGCTACCTTGCACAGAGTTGATGGTAACTGCACCTGATGTTACCGTAAAGTTGGTGCTATTGAAAGATGCCACACCCTTGTTGCTGTCAGTGGCTTCTTCTGCTGCAATTGTTACAACATTGTCTGTGATGGCAGTATCAATACCTTCACCGCCAGTGAATGTCAATGTTTGACCTGTGCTAAAGGTGTCAGATCCTGTATCACCAGCTATTGTGAACGAGGATGAGGCAGGTGCTGAAAATGACAATACACCTGAACCGTTAGTGACCAAAACATTGCCGTTGCTACCATCAGCAGCAGGTAGTGTAAATGTCAAGTCGGCAGCTAATGTATTGGCTGCCTTCAATTGTACAAAGTTTACACCGTTGTTGGTGCCTTCAAACAAGGTGACTTTGCCACCCACAGTGGAAGTTTCAGGTGTCAAGAAGTCATCAACAGTGTTGGTGTAGTACTTACCACCTATTTTGTCAATGACTGCTGTGGTACCGTCTGATGCTCTAGATTCAATGTACAAAATACCGTTGGCACCATTGCCAGCACGGTCTTCAGCATATGCCAATTCACCTTCTGCTAGGTCACCTGTGGTGGGAGCTGTTGCTCCAGTGGATCTTTTGATTTGAATTACTGTCATGAATACTTCTCCGGATTTAGATTACTTAGGTTAGAATGTTCCGCCGTCTATGTTACCAACGTTTGTGGTTGCTGCTTGTGCCACCCATTCTTCATTATCAGCGTCATAGACCAATGTGTAACCATCTTCCAAATCAGTAGAATTCACGTTTTTCAATTGTTCCAAATTCACAGAAGGGATGCTGATTTTTCGTACTGTGGTGTTGATGCTTGGTTGTGTAGAGGTTGTTACTTTCAATGGCATTATCGTGTCACCTCAGGTGTTACTGTGACAATGCCTTCCAGTACCCGGGTGACAGTACCACCGTCACCTTCAGGTGCCTCAATTTCCACATCATACACATATCTGCCAGCTTTCAAAGCTGATGTTTGTGCGTCTGTCAACTCCATCACCAACTCACCTGTTTCAGGTGTCTCAGAAGTCACGGTGAATGATGTGGAACTGTTGGCTCCATAACTTTTCCGCATTTGCGCTCTGAGGGTGTAACCAGTTAAATCAATCTCGTTGCCGTTAACATCAGCCACGGTGATTGTCAAAGAAAATGTTGTTCCTTGGTCAATCACCAAGTTATTAACTGTAGCCATGGACATTCTCGGTCATAGGTGATTACTACAGTTATTTATAATTGTTCTGTGGTTAACCGTGATTTTCTTCGAAATAATTTTTCAACCAATTCCAATCCACAGTGTTTTTCAAGGCTTCCTTGTTGTCTCGGTGCTGTTCTGCGTATGCGTTTCCTTCTTTGGCACCCTTCAGAACCCAGTCTGCGTTGGCTCCTTCAGCAAAAGCTAACCAACGGTCCAACCAAAGATGTGAATCTTCACCATAGCTCACAGTCAGTTTCACAACTTCACGAAATGCTGTTCTCCAGGCTTCGTAAGGAGTTGTAGCAAACATGGCTTCACTAACAGTTCTGGGAACTGTGATGGTCTTGCTGTATTGTGTGAAATCTAAGCCGAAGCTGGCAGGAGTGTTCAACACCAGATTGCTATTGTAACACACCACGCCCATATGACCATATTCCAAACGATTGCTCATGTTCTTGGCATGAAAGATGATGTGTGCGTTAGTAATAGTTTCCACAGGATAATCAAACACTGTGAGGTCGGTGATGAAGTTTTTTCCTGTCACCACAAAGAATTGTGTGGTGTCACCTGCTAAATCTACACAACGATGAAACATTTTTCTGCGTCCATTTATACCATCAATTCTGACAGCTCTGGGACAAATCTTCACCAGATGATTCCAGTTTTCCTCGGCATTGGTCTCACCGTTACTGGCAAAGAACACAGGCACAGCATCCTTCTTGGCAGTTCTACGAACCTTCAAAGTGTGTAATGCCACCACGGGATCCACTTCAATAATCATCTTGTCTGGCCATTCCCAGGGATCATCGCTGGTTTTTTTGGCCTTTTCAATCACCTTGCGTTCTCCAGCCCAACCCGCAATGAACACCTGTTCTTCATCTTTTCGAACCACAAAAATAACCGGTCCTGAAATGTGTTCCCAGGTGGTGCCATTGTTGCACCGATACAACTTTCTTTCAGAACCTTTGGCATCAATGATTTCCACGTAATCAAACGCAGTCAGTTCTTTGTCACCTGCTTGAGCCCAGCCTTTGGCATCTTTCACTGTGTCAATGAAGTCTGTGAACCATCCTAGACTGCGAACCCAGTGTTTAGTTTCCAGAACCCAATGCTGTGTGAACAACTCGCTATGTGCCAACCATGTTTCATTATTCAGCATTCTTCCTCACTTTTTTCATTTTGGTGATTTTCTTCACTTCATTATCAATACGTTTTTCTTCATTCACACCCAAGTTGGCACCAAAGGCCCATTGACCTACGTGCTTCACTTGGAAACTTAAATTCATGTCAATCCAAATTTTGTATCCGGCTTTTCGGAGTTTTTCTTGAAAATAGAAATCTTCTCCATGCCAGTTTCCATCATAGTACTCAAAGTTGAAGAAAGGGGGTTCGATGTTCTTCAAGATTTCTGTTTTCATCATCATACATCCCATACCTACACCTTCCACTTCCTGAAGTTCCTGGTCACCTTCCAATGGCAACCAGTTGTTCCAATCGCCTCGTTCAGGATATGCCACTGTTTGTAAAGGCACTGAACGTTTCATATAGTTGGAACACACCACATCAACATTATGACCCATCAATCTCATGGCGGTGGTGCTGGGAAACAGCATGTCAGAATCCAACCACAAGGAATAATCTGCGTTTATTTGCAGAGCCTGGTTTGCCAAACGTTCACGTTGAGCCAACAAGATGGTGCTTTGGTCATACAAAACATGAACATCAATACCAGCCATGGTAGTGGTCTTCACCAACTCTACAAGAGCTGAAGTAAACAAACTATACATGGATTCTTTGCATGGAATCAGAATAGCAAGTTTTGTGGGACGCGTTTTCCAGATGCTTAAATCATAGATGTTCTTCATAGACCTGCCACTCCAGACGCCAATGTTGACGCTTGGTTGGTGATTTCACGAATCATCGTAGTAATTTCTTGAACTCGTTTGACAAAAAGTTGATAATCGGCTAACGGAAATTGCGTGACTGTATTTAATGTTTCAATACTATACTTGTCAAAGATAAGAATTTCCATGGAAGCTTGGCGGGCCCATTTCTCAATCATGGCAAATCTAGTGGTCTGCGGGTCATTGTTCAACAGATTCAACAGATGTTCTGAATCATGTTGTGCCAACACATCTTCCAAGAAAGCAATTCTTTCTGGCCACTGACCTTCTTCCTTCAGATACTTCAATTCATACAGAAGTTCTGCCAGTTTCTTTTTGTCATACCCAATGGAAACCCATCGGACATAACGTTCTTCGTATTCCGATGGGTGGTCATTGATGGCGTTAATCAATATGTCCAATGTAATGTCTGTCATGATGCTCACTCCACATAAAAATAGTATAAAGAAATTTATATATGTGCTACAATTTTGTCAAGTCTCAGTATGTGAATGGTGTTGTTCGGCCGCCAAAGTCAGTTGACAAACGAATCTGACCAGCAGTAATACCAATTTGTGCGCCTAAATTGCCACGTAATGTAACTTGACCAGACAGGCCGTATGCATTACGCACACGCCCCATCAATATCTCTGAACCTGTATTTGGAATTATTCCCATCGTATACTCCCTGAAGGCCTAAATTATTTATTGCAGTTGCAAATCTTCTTTACTTCATCAAGTTCCAACTTTAAGGCCTTGATGGCTTCCACTAATAATGGAACCATTTTCTCGTACTTCACTGTAAGATATTGTTCATCAATGGGTGCTGGTGCCACCACTTCTGGTAGAACTGCTTGTACTTCTTGTGCGCTTAAACCAACTTGCATTGCATCATTGTTGTAACCTAGTGACTTGGCTACTTCATTTTCTGTGAAGTAGTAACCATTCAATGATGCCACCTTGTCCAAGGCATTGTCAATAGTGCCTTGGAAGTTCTTCAAACGAGCATCTGAATAGAAAGCGGTGATTTCATTGGTGGCTCTGATTTCACCTGCTGTTCCTGAGCCTGCTGTACCCACACCCAAAGAGTTGAATTGTACATTGGAGCCTGTACCTACTGCTTGCCCAATGCTGATGGTGACGGCGCCTGTGGCACCGGACACTGAAACACCTGTGCCTGCCACATTGCTAGTGACACCCGCGTTGGTCAATGTCACAGAACCACCAAGTGACACTGAACCGCCACCTGACATACCAGTACCTGCTGTGACTGTTACTGCACTGTTCACCAAGCCACCGTTTGGAAGACCTGTGCAATTGGTCAATGTGCCTGAGCTAGGTGTGCCTAGAGCAGGTGTCACAAGGGTTGGGCTGGTTGCCAACACCACAGAACCTGAACCAGTGGTGCCATTGCTCAAGTTGGAAGCAGCAATTTGTGAACCGTTGATGAGATAGTTCTTACCGGTTGGGATGTTGATGTGTTCTGAACTGCTCCAAGAGTTAGTGCCGTTGCTGTAGGTCCAAGTTTTGTTACCTGCAGTTGTGGCTTCCACAGTTAGACCTGCGCCATCTGCACCTGCGTTTGTGGCGTTGCCCTTGGCAACAGTCAAGTTCAAATCATCAATATCAACTGTGGTGCTGTTCACTGTGGTGGTGGTACCGTTCACAGTCAAGTCACCTGATATAGTAACAGCATTACCACTCAATGAAATGGCAACTGCGCCTGTTGAGGACTTGATGTCATTACCTGTCACAGTTAAATCACCCTTCACTTCCACATCAGCGGCATTCAATGTGATGGCAGTGGCACCTGTTGAGGACTTGATGTCATTACCTGTGACTGTTAAATCACCTGTGATAGCAACATCTGCTCCTGCCATGGTGATGGCGGTGGTGGCGCTGGAGCTGGAGGCAACAACTAATTGACCGCCAGATTGTGTGAAGCGACCGAATTCTGTGCCACCGTCTCGCAAAATGATGTCACCGCCATCAGCATCCAGAACAATGTCAGCAGCAGCATCCAGAGTGAAATCTGCTGATGCATTCACTTGTGCAATGGTGGGTGTGGTGATGGTTGGGCTACTGTTGAACACCAACAAACCTGTACCAGTTTCATCAGACACAGCAGCAAGCATTTGTGCTGATGTGGCAGTCAATGTGTTGCTGGCAAGGCTGATGGTTTTATTGGTCAATGTTTGTGTAGTGTCAGTGCCCACCATGGTTGTGGTAGCATCAGGTATGGTGACCACTCTATCTGCTGTAGGATCCACCACAGTCAATGTGGTTTCAAATGCATCCGCAGTGGCACCTTCAAAGAACAAACCGTTGGTGACAATAGCAGCATCCAAAGTCTTGTTGGTGAGTGTTTGTGCACCATCCAGTGTGGTTAAAACACGTGTGGCAGCTCCTGTGTAGAACTTGAAATCACCGGCATTGTTCCAGAAGTCACCTGAAACAGGTGATGTTGGGTCGGCACTACCAGCTACAACACGGACGCTAGCTGTGGAAGCACTGCTGGTGACTGTTGTCAGTTTACCAGTCATGGAGTTACTGCCATCTTTCTCCAGTTTATCAGAGTTCAAATTACTGAAGTTGGTGTCTACTTCAGTATTTGTAAGTGGTGTACCTTTGACGTTTCTTAAGGTTAATGTGGACATCGTTATCCTCTATTGGCAATTAATAGTTGTAGCATTTTTTTAATATCTGTTAATTCTTGTTTTACACTATTTATATCAGTTTCAAGTTCTTTCATTTTGTCTTTACTGAAACGTCTGGCTTTATATGCTGCCAACCCCTCTAAATCAGTGTTTACAACCGCAGAACTGTGACTGTCTCGTCGAATTTTAATTTCATCCATGGTATTATGCCATTATAGCCAGAGCACGCATGCTGTTCACCGCAGGAATGTAGTAGGAATCCACACTAAGCATCACGATTTTCACAGCAAATGCAGTGAATTGACTGAATGTGGAACCACTGGATGTGTAGGTAAACACACCAGAGCTGTTCAATCCTCCTACCACCGTGTCCTCATCATGACCATTTTTGTTGAACTTGTACACCAGCTCTCCAGCACCTAGACTGTTGCTGTTGGCACTTACAATCATCTGTGTCCAAGGACGGTTCTTGGGGTCTGTGGTATCACCTGGTGCTATTAGTTTTGCATACACTTTGATATCAGCTCCTGATGGAATTTCAGCATCCAAGAACACCAACAAATCATCAGCATCAGATCCAGTGGGCAATGAAACCAGTCTGGTGTGATACTTGGAATTGCCTTGCACGTCTGTGGCTTCGTAATCCACAGTGATGATGTCATCTGTGCCATCAATTGCTGCGTTAGATTCCAATGTGATGCCGTCTCTGGCTGTGACCGCACGAACCACGCCAATCACCTTGCCTGCAGAATTACGAAGTACTGAACCATTGATAACTTGGTCAATGAAAGCAGTTTCATCACCTGAAGTTTTACCTGTCACGGTGGTGCTGCCAGTGTTGAAGGTGGATGTGCCTGACAATGTTCTACGTACACTACGAATCACATGCTCATATCCAATCACCTGTGACTTGGTGATGTCCACGATGGGTGAGATGTTGGAATTGTTGGTGGCAAAGTTCACTTTCACCAACACAGACCCCAAAGTGTCGTCTGAGATGTTCAACCCACCTGCCAGTGTTTCATAACTGTGTGAATACACCGTCTTTTCTTCGCTCAATGTGAAAATACCTTCTTTTTTCATCGGTGTGAAATCGGCAGGTTGCACTTCAGAAGAATTGTAGATTTTATGTTCAAATGAAAGAGAAGAATCATTGTATTCCACATAGGAAATGCCAGGTGACATTTGATGAATCAATTTACCTTCAACGTCATCTTCATATGGTTCTAAAGTTATCACAGCAGTTCCTGAGCTAGAAGCTGTAGATGTTCTCTTGATAGTTACAGTTTCACCTTCAGAGAATGTACCAGATGTGATTTCTGTATGTGCCACTTTGTTGTATCGGTCAAAATACAACACAGAACCAATGGCACCACTGGTGCCACCTGTCAAGGTGTCACCCGCCAGAATTTCAACAGAATTGCTACTGATGCCAAGATAATCAATCTTTTTGTTCTTCAAAATCAAACTACCGCTGGACACAGTGAAGTTGGCTCGATATATAGTGAATTTCATGTCACTGGTTTCTGACACGGTCCAATTTACGCTGTTGCTGGACACATAGAAACGACCCGCAGCTGGTTGTTTGTCAATTTTTTCTTCTGTACCAATTTTGTTTTGACCCAACACAGCAGTCCATACTTCATATCCTTCTCTACCACCTGCTGGCAACAACACCATGGCATATTCTTCATTGTTCTTCAAGTACACAGGTGATGAAAATGTGAACTGTGTAGGTGCAGTAGCATCAGTTGATGCATTCACATCTTTAGGATTCAATGTCACAGTGCTGAAAGGAATAATTTCTGTACCTGGATTTCCATTTGTAGTGGTACGAATTTGCAATGTGATGGGCACTGTGGCAGAAGTTGGCCTGGTCTTGAAGTATATATCCACCTTTGTGATGAAAATACCATTGTCCAAACCAGACACAAAGAAGGTTTGAGCTATTGGATCCTTGAAGGTGGTTGTGGATGGATTCACTGTAACAGTGCGTTCCACTGACAACTCTCTGGGAGAAGTGGAACGAGCGAATGTGATGTTGGGTGCTCTGGTGGATGCAATCTTACCTGTATCGTAGGTGATGGCACCGTATGAATTATATGTTGTGATGGCTACACAATCTGTCTGAGCATTTGGATCAGTGGGATGATTGATAAGTGTAAACAATCTGGTGCCAGTTTTGAATGTTTCAGCAGGAATACGAAACACACCATCAAGTTCACCGCTATTATTTGTGACAAGATTTCCACCAAACGCAGTTGCAACAATAGGACGGCAATGGTCTGTGACTGACTGTCCATCAAAGAAAGGAAACACCTGAGTGTTGGGTTTCAATCCCTTGGCAGTGAAGTTGATGGTGGCACTGCGCATATAGGATAGTGGTACATCTGTTGGCAGTTGTAGAGTTGGGAGTCCGGCGCCGAGTTCGGTCATGATTTATCTTTGTTAAATTTGGTTAACATCTTGGAAAGCAAAAGAAGATATTTGATCGAATTCTCCACTGAGCGAGGGCACCCCGCCGCCACCGTATGATACGGGTTCACGACCACCGCTGCCTCCGCCGCCAAGGTCTGCGGGGATGTAGGTTGATGGTGTTTCTTCTACAGGAGCAGGTGAATCTATTGGCAAGGAGATAGGGAATCCTTCTTCTAAAATTATTGGTGTGACTTCAATGATGGCTGGAGGTCCTAAAACACCACCCACAGCGTTAATCTTGATGGGCTTCAAATTCCAATCCTGTTCAATGAATACAGGAGGTCTTTCCTTTTTGACAGGGGGAGGAGGGGGCTCGATAAGGATGATTGGCTCGGTGACACCTACACAAGTAGGAACAAAAGTTTCTACAATTTTTTCCAAGTGACGAACCACTTCCACTTGTTTCTCCACTTCCTTGATGATGACTTCTGTGTTGTAATTATTAATGATTTGTGGTTGTGTTCTGTGTTCAAACCAAACATCTTCTGCTGGAATCAATCCGATGCTACCTTCATAACCGTAAACCACATTGTTGGTCACAGACACAGATTCAGAGGCATAGGGATTTTCAGAGAACACTTCATGTTCATATGGCAGCGTAGCAATTTCACCATCAGATGGATAACTCACCAGGTCTGGACGGAAATCTTCTGCCAAAATGGCTGCTGTGATGTTGGTGTAGGTGATGAGACCTGTGGTGCTGGTGGTGGTGCCTGTGACGGTGAATGCCGTGTTGGCCACAAAAGTTCCTGTGCAATTCACCAAGTACAATCTTGACCACTTGAAGTTTCCACCACGTGCAATTTCCACAATATGTTCTATTTCACCCGTGGCACTTGATGTGGCTTGTGACACTGTTTCACCCACAGCAAATTTGGTGGCACCTACTGTTTGACGAACCACAATTTTAGCATCTTTAGGAGCCAACACCACACTGCTGGTGCTAGACACTTCAAGGTCAATTGGGTCAGAGTCCAATCTAGGTGACAAAACTCCTCGGAAAATCAAACAGTTATTGGTTTCATTATTGATATTGACTTTGTCCGCTCTGTCAAATGAATCCACCAACACACCATTCTTGAATCGTTCTTCACCTGAATCATTGTAAATCAGAGTGTTGATGGTCTTTTGTTCCAAGAAGGACAACTTGGTGAATTCTTCCAAATTACCCAAACGCTTGTCAATCACACCAATGTCCGCCATGGTGTACCGACGTTGTAAAGCTGCCTTGCTGAAACTGGAAGCGTTGGCGGGACGACCTGCCAACTTGGCAGCTTTAGGTGACAATGCCGGGAAGGGAGGTAGTTGCAACACACCTAGATCCATACAATTGGATGGCAATCTTGGCGTCAAGGGATTTTCAGATGCCTGTCCTTCAATCACTGTGAAGTTGCCATCAGCATCCAGAATCACTCTGTCCACACGCGGCAGATTCCATTCAACATCTGTGATGAATTCTTCTTGTGGATGAGGAAGAAAATGTGGTGTGAATCCTGTGAAGGATTTTGTGGATGCGGTGTAACCAATAGGATTGATGTTGGATGAAGTCAGTGTGGTGGTGGAAGTTGCCACGTTGGCCACAGTGACACGGAAATCCAAAACATCTCTCATTTCATATTTCTTACCATTACTACCTACGTACAATGGCATCTTGTGCCAATCAATTTCTGAGGCGGTAGGGCTATCACCTTGTGTAGGCAAAGGATAGCTGTCCACATTGAAGAAGGCACCTGCATTGTGTACAAAGTGATCCACACGAATCACATAGCGACGTTCTTCCAGGAAGCTTCCACTCACAGTTCCTAAATTGTAATGACTGTCTGTTTGTCCGTTTTTGATTTTGAATTGACCTGTAAAGTCATCACCTGAAGCATCAATGGTGGCCCAGGCGGTTTCCACGTCACCTGCCTTGATGTAATCCAACGCATAAATGTCACACAGACCCAATGAAGGTGAGGTGGTGAACTTCTTGGCCACCACATCCCAGTTTGGATGCACCACACGAAGAGGTGTGCTACTTGTAGTGGTGATGTTAGCGGCGGAATTGGCTGTCAACACTACAATTGGACCAGTTGAAGTTCCATCATTTCTTGCTGTCACAGATGACACAGTGCCCAACAAAGCATTGGCGGAGGTGTAGATGTTACTGCCTGCTGGACAATCTTCTGAAGTGATGTTCACAGCAGCGTTATATGCAAATGTGATGTTGGCAGAACCAGTGCTTGCTGTTGCCACTAGGTAGGTGCTACCACTGACAAAACCTAGTTTCTTGGTGGCTTGAATTCTGATGTATCGGTCTTTGTTCAAAGTTTTGGTTCTGGGAGTGACATCAGAACGTGACACTGAAGCCAACACAGACACCGTGGGTGAACCAGTCAAACCACCAGGTGTATGAATATTGAAATTGATGGTGTTGGTGCCAGGTGTCACAGTCATGTTGCCACCAGTCATGTTGATGACTTGACCGGCTGTGTAAACAGCACTACCTGTGCTTACCGCAGTTTCTGCTACCACAATGAATTCAGCTAGAATAGTGGCGTTGGTGGCAGAAGTGAAAGCGAATGTTTCATCACCTGACACACTGATGGAAGCTGAACCGTTAGCAGCTACAGCCACAGATGTGAAATGTTTTCTGTATGTGAATGAATTGTCAAGTGTGTTGGGTTGCAACGTCTTGACATAATTGTATGTGGTGGGAAAGATGTAAGGTGAGTATGTAGATTCTTTCAACACAGCAGGAGTAGTTACCACGTCAGCATGAAAGTCTTTGGCTGCATTATCACGATACAATCCACGAATGTCTGCCACACTACCGCCAGTCATTTCAATATCATACAAGTACACACGATATTGTGCGGCTGCGGCACCAGGTGTGCCTGTGATGTATTCCACAGTGGCAACACGTGCTGTACCAATTTCTGAACCTGGAGCTGATGTTGCTGAATATGTTGTGGCTGTGACAGCACCTGCAGCTGTTCCTCGTAGTGAAATCAAGGCACCATTGGAAGGAAAACTACCACACAATTCATCCACAATCAAATAGTTGCCGTAGGCTGTGGACAATCTGACGGCTGTTCTTTCAAGGGTGTTTGTGGGCTTCTCAACATCCAAATATTTGGTGGCAAACAGCTCATATTCAAAGCCTCGTACATAGGCTTTGCCAGGTTCCACTCCTAGGGCCAGTTTGCCATTGTCACCACCTTGTCCTGATGTGTACACACCATCAGTGTCATCATCCACAAGATGTTCACGAATATGATAGTTGAAAGGACGTACCACGTAGTCACCTGATTCATCATAGGTTCTACGTGCCAATGTGTTGTTTAATTCTGCAAATTGTGTTCTGTCATACCGACGGCTGATGGCACCAGCATTCACTTCATACAGAATGAAGAATCCTTCCACTGTTTCATTGATAGGGAAAGCCACCAATTCAGTAGACAGTTTGAATCTATCAGCACCTGGAGCAGTGTAATTGAATGCACCTTGTGCTGGATCCAACAATGTTTCATCATCATCAGAGGTGATGATTTCTTCATTTACTGAGAAACCTACTTTTTTGCTAGGTGTCTCACTGTACTTTTCCAACACGATGGTTTGTGCGTAATGACGAATGAAGAAGCCGTTGGCATACACCACACCATCACCCACAGAGAACAATGAACCCTTGGTGATAGGTGTTTCTGAAACGTCAGCAATGATTACTGTGATGTTTTCATCATCATCTTGGGTGAGCACTTCATCAGCAGCAAATGTTTCTGTGGTACCACTATCACCTTGTGAGATGTACTGGAGGAACAATGCCTTGTATGTGGTGGTTTCACTACCAGTAGCCACCTTCTTCACAACAGCTTTTACATTATCATCAGCACCTACCAATGTTTTTCCTTCCAATGCCAACAAATTTTCGTCTGTGATTTCTTGACCGGAAGTATCAGTATCAAGAATTTTCACAACATCCACACTAAAGTTTGTGGATTCTGGACATCCAGAAATCACACTACCTTCCTTGAAGATGTTGTCACCAAATCTCTTGACTTGATCCTGTAGGATGGTTTGAAGTTGTGTTAGCTCACGAGCTTGAACTGAAAACCCTGGTTTGAACAGAACCTTGTGAAAGTTCTTGTTCAAATCAAAGTCATCATAGTATGGATAGGTGTTGAGATTAAGCTTGGCCATGTGTTATTAGAAGTTGATAAACAATTTGAATGTTTCTGTTTGTTCAGACTGACGCACCAATGGTGCGATATTACTCAGATAGATAACTTCACCTGCACGTTGAGAAATTTCAGGCTCAACCAATGAGGTGATGGTCAACCCAGATTCACCTGTTGTGACATTTTCCAATATGGATTCATCACTGATATTATTTATCACTGGTAGCAGATAAACAGTTGTGTTGTCCACATATGCCACGATGTACTCTCCATTACTATCTGTAGTCACAACATCATCAAGATTGTATTTGGTTCCATCAGGCACTGTTATCACGAAACATGCGTTACCTGTGTTGGCAGAGAACAAAGTTTCATTGTCAAATGTCTTAATGTTTTTGATGACGCCATATTGACGAAAATCATTTTCTAGGAAAAAATCTTCTTGAAAATCTTCAATGGCTACTGCGATGCCTATTGTTGTGGCAAACAATTCTTGTGGAATATTGGAACCATGACCGCCTTGAGGTGAAATCACGGCACGAAGTTCACCCTCTGTGCCATCACCACTGATGTTCAATTCAGCAAATGAGTATCCTGTGCCACGGTCTGTGATGGTGACGGCAGTGATTTCACCATCCACCACTGTCAACTCAGCTGCAGCTCCAGTGCCATCACCGTTGATGGACACACTAGTGGTGGCTTGAACATATCCGGAACCACCATCAACAATTTCTATGAAATCAATTTGTCCGTTGGTGGCAACAGCATATCCAGCAACATTTTGATTCACAATGTTGGGCAAGTCTGTGGTTTCAATAACCACAGAACCTGAAGCACCTGTACCACCACCACCAAGAATCAACACAAATGCAAAGCTGTATCCAGAACCGCCATCAGTGAGATTCAATTCTGTAACCAGACCTGCGGATATCTCAGCTGTGGCTTCAGCACCAACACCATCACCTACAATGATGACTGTTGGTGTTGTGGTGTAGCTGGATCCTTGGGAATCTAGAATTATTTCACTGATGGTGCCGTTATGGTCAAATCGTGTGGATGTACCATAGAATTTCACTGGGATGTAATCATCATTCAGAAATTTCACACGGTCTGCAGCAGGAACTTCATACATCAACTGCCAGGTGTATCCATCAGACAATGTTTTAGGACCCACTTCTGAGAAGGCAGGTAGCACTGTGGATGGATTGCCATTGTTGTTGTCCAAACACTTGTAGATTCTGAAATTGTTACTGTTGAACGCATAGAAATCTTCATCTGATATATCCACAGTGTCATCATATTGCACATAGATGGTGTCAGCTTCCCAATCAATTCTTCTTGCCATCAATGTAATATCACTAGGATTCACCTTCTTCACACCTAAAATGTTTCTCTTTACAGAACTGTCCTCAGAACGTGTGTCCACAGGAGTAGGTGCTGTAGGTTCTGTTGCCCATTCCAAAGGACGAGACAAGAACACGTAGAAGAAATCATGTGGGTTGGGAAAATTGGTTATGGTGAAGGTGTTGATGGTCACAGTTTGATCCAAGGGACCTGTCAACGTGGTGTCACCCAGTCCGAATAGAGGAGTGATGTTGATGGCAGTACCAGCATCAGCATTGGCAAATGTAGTGGCCAACTTGATGGTATCGGCTGTCACTTTGATGATGAAATAATTAGTGCTATCTGTCAATGTTGCAATTGAGCCAGAATCTTCCGTGTATGTGACTTCTTGTCCAGTCACAAAACCATGGTCAGGTAGATAGAATGTGTTGTCAATTTTCAGAAATGCTTGTGCACTGTTTCCTGTGCCTGTGAGATTGATGGCTGATCCTCCAGATGTCGAGGACACTTGGAAGGTGTTTGCGGTGGCTCCCACCACAAAGTATTCAGTCTCATTTACCAATCCTCCGATGGCAGTGCCACCATTGGAAAAGTAACTAACTATATCACCGTTAGAAAATCCATGGGAGGAACTGGTGATGGTTTCTGTGGCTGTGTTCACACCTGAGGTTAACACATTCACACCATGTAAATTCAACAGTTGTTCATCCACTGCAGCACCTTCAATGTATTCTTCCACAAGAATCAGTTGAAAGGCAGAACCTGATGCAGCGGATGCATTTATATTGATGGCAGTAGGTGAGGATGCAATGGCAAATGCCCGACTTGTTGCCAGTTTGATGGTGTCATCATCTATCACAATAATGAAATAGGACACAGCGTTCACCAGATTGGTGATGCCAGCTGCGGCGCCATTTTCGAAATAAATCACCTTGTCACCTTCATTGAATCCATGATCCACGTAGGTGATGGTGTCTGCACCGTCATCCACATCAGCGGCCGCGAATTCTATTCCATTGATGGTGAGTGTGGTGACTTCTTCACCTATGGGTGTCAGAAGTTCCACACTGGTACCATCTGTGGCAATGTAGTCCTCAGTTAACACTTTGTCACCATCTACAAAGACTTCAATTCTTCCAGGTGTGTATGTCAAAGTTTTACCTTTGATGTCCTCACCTGTGAATGTAGTGTCTCCAGCAGTTGCCGAATAGGTGTACATTGTGGTGTCCAAAGTGTTCAGAGTGTTCAACTCTCCACTAGGGACATTCAATGTGTTTACAATATCTCGGTGAAAACTGCGTGCAAGTTCCGTCCGGAACCTAATCGGCAATAATGCTGGCATTAGTTTTTAATTATGAAAGTGTGACAGTCCAAGTGATGGTCATAGCGTCTGATGCACCTTTGTTCACTACTGAGAACACAGTGCGGCACAACATGGTACCTGCTGATGAAGCATTGAAGATACCTGCTTCCACTAGAGCACCTGTACCTGTACCAGCTGCGAATGTACAAACATATTGCACAGAGTCGTTGGCGGTTGATGAGGTGGTTTGTGTTGATGATGTCAAAGAAGTACGTGAGCCTGCCACAGCTGCACCTAGAGTGGTGTTGCCAGCTGCTGCTGCTGTGTTGTCTGTACCCACTTCCATGTGTGACATCACACCTGAAGATGTGCCAATCATACGTGAAGAGATGTATGCTTTACCTACAGTCACCACTAGATTGTCAATGTTCCGTTCTTCTTTTACTACACCATTTTCATCATGTACTACAATCTTCACCTTACCGGTTGCTTTGATTAGTTCTTCCATTGTTTTCCTCTGGTTTTAAGTTGATGAAACTACGAATCAATACTAGTATTTATACAAAATTTAGAAACTGCTAGTGGTTCCCACGTAAGTGGATGTAGTGGTTTGTGTGGTTGTGTAATTTGCCTCAAAATAACTTTCTAGAACTATATCTCCCCCAACATCTGTCGGGGTGATGCTGTCTGTGACATCCTTTTCTACATCTTTGTCGTCTGCGTCACTGATTGTGATGGTGTCTGTGGGAATCACATAATCCAGATTCAATTCTACATCATCTCCCACTGTTACATCTTCTTGCAGGTCACTGGATGCATCATTCTGTTGGTTGAAGTTTCTGACCATGGTGTCAGACAATGTAACAGTATCCGACAAGGTGAATTCCAATTCCTTCACAACCACGTCAGACATGGAGGCGTTATCTGCCAGAGTTAGTGGAATCACAATCAACAAGTTCACATTGTCTGATGTTGAAACAGAATCAGTCAATGGAGTGCTGACATCCAAAGACAAATTATCCGTGTTGTTTTGTGTATCAACTAACGTGTAATCAACATTCTTGGTCAATACATCTGAGGTGCTGATGGTGTCTGTCTTGTTTAAATTCACATTCACAACACTGGCATCAGTCTGGTTGAAACTGTCTGTGAACACATAATTGGTGTTCAATGTCAACTCATCAGAGAAGGACACATCTTCTTGTAAATCAGATGTGGCGTCATTCTGTTGGTTGAAGTTTCTGACCATGATGTCAGACACATTAAGGGTGTCTGTGAATGCCATTTCTGTATTCAAGGTGACAATTTCTGTCGTGCCTATAGCATCAGTCTTGAATGGTTCCACAGAATTCACAGACACGTCTGAGGTTACCACATCATCAGAGAATGGCTTGGTCACTGTGAATGCTGTTGCATCATTCATGGACACATCATCTTGCAAATCAGATGTGGCGTCATTCTGTTGATTGAAATTGTAATTCAATGTGTCTGTGACACCCACGGAATCTGCCAACACAATGGCACTGCTGAGTATCACATTTTCAGACACAGTGACACCATCTGTGGCTATAGGCTCTAATGAAATGGTCAACACATCAGCACTGTTAACAGTATCAGTCTTACTGATGCTGTTGTTGAATGTCATCAAGTCTGAACTGTTGAAGGTGTCTGTTAAGGTTTCTAGAATTACGAGCGAAGCATTGAATGTTTCACTCAAGGTTACTGATTCAGTGAATGGCTTGCTGATGGTCTTGAGCACCAGTTCTGACGCTGTGACCGTGTCTTCCAGTTCACGGTATGGGAGGTCTTCAATATCCACCTGGTCAAATTCATCTTCTATTGTGACGGTGGGAGGTATGATGTCACCTGTGAGCAACAGATTGGCAAACATCTTGAACCCTGCAGGGTGTGTGCTCTTTAAGTAGATGTTTTTCCAGTTGGACAACTGTTCTGTGGTTTCAATGACATAGGAATAAGGCTGGTAGTAGTCATTGTCTTGCAGTTTAATGATGTCAGACAAGAAGCCTGCATTATCCACATACTCACCTGGTGCATGATAGATGTGACCTGTGCTGAAGGTGATGGTGGCGGTAGAGGAACCAGAACGACCATTGTTGACATCCACGGTGAATGTTTCCACCGGTGTGAAGTCTGTGGAGATGTTCAGTTCCAACACAGCACCTGTTCCAGAACCAGATGCTGTCAATGTGGTCAATGGAAGTCCTGTGATGAGATCCAATTCACTGCTATAGTTGGCACCACCATTCACCACAGTGACCTGTGTGATTTCTCCATCAGCCACCAACACACGGAACTCAGCACCTGTACCGTCGCCCACCAGATTTACTGCTGTGGCACCCACAGCATATCCAGAACCACCATCCAGAATGGTGACAGATTCAATCACACCTGTCTTGCGAACCAGGAACTTTTCACCACTATCCACAATGGACAACAACTTGATTTTACCACGTGTGGGAGCTGAAGCATAATCACCAAACAAAGTGTAATCTTCCAGGAAGTATTGTTCAGCAAAGGTGTTTTCAGTTTTCACCACACGAACAATGGCGTTGTTCTGTAAAGATTCAAAGGCGTAGGCAGCAGAACCTGTGGTGACTTCTGTGTAGTCGCCTGCAAAGTACAACCCTTCAATACCTGTTTCTGAGATGAAAAAGGTGTCATCTCGACGGAACCTGCTACCTGCTTCATCAACACTTACTACACGGGTCAACTGTTTGGAAATGGTGCCATAGGTGGTGGTGGTGTCACCAACAAATTGCACGTACACGTGTGTATCATAGTTACCCAGACTGACAGCCAAATCAGTGTCAGCAGAAATATCATCCGGAAACACAAAATCAGGATTGATGTCCACTTCCAACTGATAGATGTTGGGACGAGAGGTTTCATACACATCCAAACATCGTGTTGTAGTGGTTCTGGAGAAATTACCTGCACCTGAAATGAATTCCAGATAGGACAAGGTGATGATTTTTTCCTTCAACTCAAAGATGTTTTCATCAGGGAATCTGGTGGTTTCCACTTTGATGAAACGTTTTCTGCTCCATCGACCGTCTGAGGCGCGAAGGATAAAATCACCTGGATATTTTACTTCAGCTGTGTCATTGAACATGAAACGGAAAAACATTTCCGTGGCTGTTTCTGATCCCTTGGCTTCATAGTACTGATTGATGTACTTGATTAATTTTCTGTTGGCAAGGACGGTGTCACTGGGAAAATCATGAGTGAATTGAGCTCTGAAATATGGAATGAAGGCATCTAGTGTGATGTCAATATCTGTCCAATCAGAATTACTTAACAGAACATCATGAGCTTCACCCTCTTGTTCCAGAAATTTATAATAATATTCCAGAAATGTTACAAACTGCGGGTGTTCCACCCGCACAAATTCCGGGATTTGCCCGGAAATCAGATGATGTAACTTTCTCTTGATAGACATTGTTATTGTGTGAATGGACGACAGCTAATAATCAAACCTGCTGAAATATTAGCTTCTGAATTGCTTTCACTATCATCTAGTGTTAGAATGTTATTTCTGGAAGGAGTTGCTTCTATAGAACTTGTAGCTGTCTCAGCTGTACGAACAATACTACTGGAAATGTTTTGATATAGTGGTTGAGGTTGTACATTTACATACACTTCATTTACATTACCCACATATTCTGTGACAATAACATTTCGCAGTGTTACAATTCCTTGATTGTAATTAATGGTGCCTACATTTGCAATAGGTAAACGTGTATCTTGGTCCACAAATTTTATAGTTCCTTCTCCATCCCTATTTGCAATAACATCATTGGCAAAATCTTGTAGATGTCCAAAATATGATAGGTTATTTACTGTAGTGATGAAGTTACTGCTTCTGAAGGTCTCTGGCTCAATAGCAGTTAAAAAATTCAATGTTTCAGAATATCCAGATGTATCACTAGTTCCAATAACAACACGTTTTTGTAGTCGAATTTGAAACACAGAACCTACAATGGAAGTGTTCAATTGTTTCACGGTTTCTGAAATTTTAGACAAAAAGAACGTTCTGTCCAAAGTACCCAATTCATTGTCAAAATAATCTTGAATACCTGCAATCACCAATGAACTCAATTCTGAAGCTTTCAATGAGGTCAATTTAGGATTGTAATTCACAATACCTTGCAAACCAAGATAAACATATTCTGGATCCACAAACTCATGTTTGATGCTCATCACACTTCGTGGACGAAGAATGGTTTCTTTGATGAAGTCTTTATCAGCATTAGTTATGACTGCGTTCGTGATGGGATCAACAGAAATGAACACGGTACCGTAAACTGGAGGATCATTTTCTTCTCCTCCCCAAACAGTGACTTCTCTGGCTTTAGAAAAATTTTGTTTGATTAATGTTCGATAATCTGCTGCTGTAACAGCTCTGTTTCTGTTGGCATTGAACTTGGGTGCATTGAAACGAATACTATCAACTGATTCTCTGAAAGAACCACCTGTTGCGGGTGAAACCAAAGTTATGGTAACCTCAGTTTCTCCATCAATATCACCAATAAGAGAAAAATCTCTGGCGCCATTTGGTGCAGAACCTTCAGACACAAGGTAGGTCACAGTCACAATGTTTCCAGGTATAAGTGTAGCACCAACATTGCCATCACCAAACACAATGTGATATTGACCTGAATTGTTTTCTTCCACGAAGAACACTTTGCTGGTGTCAGTTATATTTACTATAGATGATGTTTTGGACCAATCTGTTGATGACAGGTCGGCTGAGGAAGTTTGAACAGCAACTTGTATTGTCGTGGTGTCTACGTTTCCATTAGGAATAATCAAAGGTCCAGATGTGTTGTCTGAACCAATCAAAAATGTGTTGGAAAGATAGATTCCTTCAATCAGTTCCACATCTTCAAACACAAACACCTCACCTTCACTTACTGTGGCTGTTTGATTTTCATTCACATTAAAGGTGTAGGTTTCTCCATTTATAGCTGCATTAAATTTAGTGCTATTAGTAATGCTTAATGTGTTACCTGCTGTGACATCCTTTGTTACTATCAGATCCACGGTGGCTTTTGCTGAAGTTGTGGACCTTGGACTGTATCCCAACATCTTAGCCAATGACACCACAGATGTTCTTTTGATGGCTGTATCAATGAACATCTCATTGGCTTGAAGATTTGCCAACACAGCATTGTAATGTGTGTTGTATGCCAACACATCCAACAACAAACTCAAAGCAGAACCACTGAAGTCATAATCTGTGAATTCAGTTTGTGCTGCCAGATAGGTTCGTAGATTGTTTTTAATAGTGTCAAAATCTAGCTCTGTGACATTTAGTTCAGCCATTATCGTAATCTCTCTAAAGTAACCGTAAGGGAAGTTGGTTGATTGATACCTATGACAGTGAAATACAGAGAAATCTCATAGGCATTGTCATCTTCAAAAGGAAACACCACCACTTGTTCCAAAGCAATGCGAGGCTCATACAAACTGATGGTGTTTTCAATACTACGTTTTATAGCCATGGTTGTGATAGCATCCACAGGCTCAAACAACAAATTACGTAAAGGTGACCCAATGTTAGGTTGAAACAATCTTTCTCCCAAGTTGGTGTTCAACAATAATTTCAAAGATTGTTTTATAGAATTGGCATCTATTTTTTTCAACACATCCTGAGTTTGTGGATGTGCTGCAAAAGACAAGTCCAAATCTTTGTACAGTTTGTTGGGAGAAAGAATAGGCATTTTATTGAATATTTATATGGTTATGCGAGGGCTATAAACTTGTTGAATTCCTTCTGACGGTCTGCCAATCCATTGTACCCACCGTTCACAACTTTAGTTACAGGAGAGACAGCTTCCAGACCTCCGTCTGCCTTGGAGTTAAGATTTCTGGTGCTCCAGAACCAGGCAGCTGACAACAAAGGATATTTGGTGGCTACCAGGTCAGGGTTGGCCACCACATCGTCAGGAACAAACTTCCTGAATGCTATATAGTTGGATTTACCCGTCAATTGAATGTAACCACGACCACGATACTTGAATCCTTCACCTGAGGCTTCTGGGCCATTACCTATTCTATTAGCATAGGCGCGACTAGCAATTCTTTCAGGCTGTCTTTCATATTGTTTGGCTATCTCATCAGTAGGGAAATATTTGCCAAAAACAGCTCTTAAACTTTTCCAGCTGTAGTTTAGATTTTCTTGCACCGCTTTGAAATGACCGGACTCATGTGAACATTGTGCCAGGAAGTGAGACAGACGTTGTGGTGTGTTGATTTTGAATTTACACACCACTTCAGGAATCTGTAGCCGCACTGTTTCTGGGATTTTGTTCTTCAATTTTTCTATGTAAGTAGCCATTGCTGGTGATAGACAATCATCCGTAACTGTTGCAGCGGGGGCGGGTTCCTGACAGCTATCTGGAAGATGAACAAATTTCATCTTTCTGCCGGGATTAGGATACTTCACAAAACATCCACATCCTGAGCGATCGAATCCAGCTCCCCCAGTGGTGTTTCCTTCAATAGTTTTTAATCGTTTGTCAGGAGCTGCATCTGGATAGATGCCAGCCACGATACCTATGTGATTGGCATGGTTGGGTCTGGCTGGATCACCATAATATAAAATAGCAGCTCCCAACTTGGGTGTATTAGACAATAGACCTTTAGCCTCTCCCCATTCATGCCAACCACGGCAGGCAGCTGGATCTTTGGGAGGTGTTGGAGCACCTGCAGCTTTCCACCAATAGGTCACAGCTGAAGCACACCACTCAACACCTTTACCTGTGTTTTTCAATTGTTGTTGATGGAATGCATAAGATGTGGTGCTCTTCACCATTTCATCTATGATGCCTAACTGCCCGGCGGGTAGTTCACCGCCACCTACCTTACCACCTGTGTTTTTTGCTGCTCCTGCACCAGTACCTGTTTCCAACATACCAACGTGTTTCATGGCTTCTTCAATAACTTGCTTGGCAAGCTCACATGTGGCTTGTTGTGGTTCAGGATTGGATGCAGGGGCAGAAATGACTTCTGCCACATCTCCTTCAGATTGTTTCAATGATGCATATTCTTGGGACATTGGGTCATCTAAAGCTCTGGCTTCCAATGCTTCAGCAAAATAAGCAGCACGTTGTTCAGGTGTCAGTGTGAATCCAGGAGGTGTGATTTCTGGTTCTTCCGGTGTTTTTTCCTCAACTGCGTCAGCAGGTGTGGCTGCGGTGTAAGGAACAGGTGTTGGAGGAGAAACTGACAAGGCTCCTTTGAATGTACCTTGAATGATGTTTCCTGATGTGATGGGACTGGTGAGAGAAGTTTTTGTGGCAGCTTCCAATTTCAAATTGGATCCTGAATTTATGCTAATGTCAGAAGAAGAAACCACATCAATAGATCCCTTGGTATCAACATTGACATCTTTGCCTGCAATCATATCAATTTTTCCTGCCACATTCAATTCATAATCACCGTGTACTTGTGTTTTTAGGTTTCCATCCACCTGCAAATTGCAATTGTTTTTCACATAAATGTTGCAACTACCTTCCACAGTGATATTGGCTTTACCTTTGATATTAACAAAACCATTACAATCAATGATGTGATAATCATCACCGACAATATGACGAATCATAGTACCGGCTCCATCCACTTCTACATAAGTTCCTTTGGTGTGATAGATGTGTAATCTTTCAGCACCAGGACTATCATCCAGTTCAATAACATGACCGCTTTCTGTTTGTGTTACATGATTGTAAGGATATTTCGGGCCGTAAGGAATTTCTGGTTGTTCCCAGGTACCACCGTTATTGGCAACATCCACTAAAGTGACACGTGCCTCCTTCTTTTTTTCAACAATGGTTTCTTGTACTTTTTGATTTCTGGCTAAACGATTGGTGTCAGGTTCATTGATGTATTCAGGGAGTGGATATTTGTTGGTGGGATCTTGGAATCCATAATTACTGGTGTTTTTCAACTTGTCATAGTAGGAACGAGCCATGACACCACCAATGGTTCCCATTATCAAAGGTTCTTGACAATCTTCACCATCTCGGAAGAATCCCACAACCCAAGTGCCTTCCACTGGACCTATAGGTGTGGTTCCAATACCTGACATGGCAGCAGAGGTGATGGGTTGCATGGGATATGCCCATGGCAAACTATAAGTGGGTAGTTCTACTTTGTCTGCGGTGTGATAACCAACACAGCGAACTTTACATCTACCTAAAAAAAGTGGGTCATTTCTATCTTCAACAACACCCACCCACCAGAAAAATCCATTGCCGTAAATGTTTTCCATATTATGGTAGTTCCTTTTGATATGAATCTTTCATGACTTCCATGTACATTGTATGCTTTTTAGCCACAATGCTATGCCGAATAGCTGTCACCAGATAGTTTCCTGAAAGATATTGGTCTATTAAATCTCTACCAGTTGCTTGATTTAAATCACGTTCTGTTGATTTCGGAATGTTCAGAACAACTACTTTTCCCACTTCCATGTCTGTTCTTCCTAGGACTTCAACCATCAAATGAAAGTTACTGGCTTCATACATCAAACTGTTTCTTTGTGCTGCCCATTTTTCAAACAATGGATCCTTGGTTTCTTCAAACATGCTGTATTGTTTGGTTCTTACACGACGAAACATATCTGGTTTTCTTGGTATTGTTTGAGGAAATGTTTGAGATTTTCCTGTATCATGCAAATTCAACACTTTGTTATGATATTCAAACTGATTATGAAAATTTTCATAATATTGTTTCAACGTGATGTCATGAGTTATCAAATTGCTAGCATAGTATCCAAAATCTTGAGCTTGAAACACGTCAAAAAATGTGGAAGGACTGATGTTCAAAATTCTTCTGAATTGAACACTAACATTCAATGCTTCTTCTGTGGCCGCAGTGGCACTGTATTGAAATGTGTCATATGGATTGCTTACACCCTGGCGAATCAAGTGTTCAATGCTAGTCAAATAGAAATTTTTGTTGCCTTCAAAGAACACCACATTAGGAGCATTTTTGTAACTTCTGGTGACTATCCAGTTGATTAATTTCAATGGTGACCAGTAAGGTGACACCACAGTAGTGCTGGACAGATGTTCCTCTAGAATTTTTAATTCTTTTTTATCTTTCAGGTATTTGTTAAACACAGCCTGAATGATTTCATGAGTTTTTCCAGAAAACTGTTTACTGATACGTGTGATGTTGTCTGTTAATGCTTCCAATGAAATCAAACTGATGCTGTATATTTGTTGTGTGTTGTCTATAATACGTTCTTCCACACCATTCACATAGAACTGCTTTTTAAACACACTTTCTCGAAATTGCGGTGTTCGAAATTGTATTGTGACTTGTTCAATACCTGCCAAGGGCAATTGTGTGATGAAGCTGGCAGAGTCTTTAACCACGATGTATCCAGTCATCACACTGGAAAAAATGTCCTCGTAGATGGATGTTTCCAACACCAGGTTACGAATGTCAAATTTTTTACCGCCCGCAGTTACAGATATTTCTTCAATTTTGATATCACCTGCTTCTAGAATTGCATCCGGCATTATCCATCACCATTAATTAAATCAGTGAATTGTTGTACCACAGCTTCTACATACAGGCTGCTCAACACTTTGATGGGTCTTTTGGCATCATTCACATCCACTTCATGTTGATAGTTTGTGACAGGATTGGTGGAGGCAGAATATCCTTCATCCACAATGTATCCTATTTCTGTATCATAATAATGATGCACATCTTCTTCTGGATCCGTTACAGAACTGATAGGCAAATCTTCTGTTTCTTGCGTGATGTTGTTCAACACATTGTCTGTTGTTAGAATAATTTTTCCCACCTGAGAACGCATGTGTACAACATCATCTACAATTTTAGTTACCAGAAACTTTCCATCATTGTCTGAGGTGATGACATCATCAGCAGCATATTCTGATGAATCCGGCACTTCAATTTTGAAATCATACTTCAGATACACCAAGTCTGTAACTTGTGCATCTGGGATAGGCCATTCTTCTCTGGGATTGGTGATGTCATTCACCAGCAACACCAACCAGTGATACATTGGTTTTCCGTAGAACAAATTGCTCACCATTTCAGGTGTTTCACCATCTTTCACTAGATGTTGATCCATGAACACTGTGTTTTCACGAAATTTTTCTGACAAGGAAACTCGACGAAGAAAATCCGTGATGATGATGGGTTTGTTGTTGCTTTGAACCAGTACTGCAGGAAATCGTGAAAAGTAGTCCATGATTAGAACCCAGCAGTAGCAATGCGGTCGCGAAACAACAATTCCAATTCCAAAAAAGTCAATGATAGAGAAATTTCTGAAGGAGCACCACCAGTACCACGTACAGATATGAAATCACTGCCACCATATTCCACTTTCATGTTGGTGAGTGCACAGCTACTGGTTCTAAACAAATTGGTGTTTCTTCCTTCATCTTTGAAGTGATATTCAATCTGAAATTCAGCAGGATAGGACACGAAAAATTTTTCGTCACCTAGTGTAGGATGCATATAGTATTTGAATAAATCAATGATATCCAACACTTGATTCATTTCATAATCATTTTTTGGAATGAATGTGTAATCAAAATTGAAGGTACGAAAATTCATGGTCTTGAACAACTGTGATTTGAAAGGATTTACAGCAGTTCCAGAAAATGCACTGGCTGCAGAAGCAATACTACCCATGCCACCCAATCCCATTTCATTCATGGCACTGTCAGCATTTTGCAATGCAATAGCTGCACCTGCGCCACCTGCGGTTTTGATAGCGTCCAAAGCAGCTGAGGCACGGCCGGCCATACCGTCACCGTTACCAGTCATTATACCTCTTATTGCACCAGCAGCTTCACTTGCCATGCCTCCTAAAGCTCCTAAATCTTCATCTGCCCACGTGGCATTGTATTCAGTTCTGGGTTTGTTGTTCATGTACAATGCCACAACGTATTTCAAAAATTTTGCATCTCTGGCAGAACCACCTTCAGCTGTGGCTACTGTGGCGGCGAGGGTACCACCGGCTACACCACCTGCTACAGTAGCTCCAGTTGTGGCAACGTTGGCTAAATTTTGTTTCGTGGTGTCAATAACCCTAACACCTGTTTTTTGATTCAACCCAAAGAAACTAGTAGTTCTTCTGGCAACTCCTCTAGCCACACTGGCACCACCTACAGCACCTGCAGCTCCTGACACAGCTGCGGCCGCAACTGGACCCACTTGTGTTTCTGGACGAAATTGTGAGCTGGGTTCCACAAGATTTAATGCTTTCACAGCCTTGTCACTTGCCAATTGTTCCTTGGGAGTGACACCAGAACGTTCTGAGATGTAGAACATCATGTAATGCGGCGTGGTTTCACTGCCCACATCCTGAGGATATCTGTACACTGTCAGTTCATTGGCTTCTAAACCTGTAATGGCATTGCCAGGTGTCAGGGTGTTTGCACTTCGATATTTGGCCATAAATAGTTTCCTTGGGAATACTTTACAGATATTTATATGGCTTATACCAAAGACACATACAAAGGAAGATTCATCCCGAACAACCCCAAGAAATATGTCGGGGATGTCATGGAAATCATCTATCGCAGCAGTTATGAATTGAAATTCATGAAATGGTGTGACAACAATGATGCTGTGTTACGATGGGCCAGTGAAGAAATTGTCATTCCCTATGTCAGTCCAGCAGATGGATTGGTTCACAGATACTATGTGGACTTTTACATAGAAGTTCAGGACAAAACTGGCAAACGAAAAAAATATCTGGTGGAAGTGAAGCCCTACCGTTTCACTGTACCACCCAACATTCCACAAAGAAAAACCCAACGCTTCATCTCGGAAGTGAAGCAGTGGGGAGTGAATAATGCCAAATGGACAGCAGCACGGCGTTTTGCTTCTCAGAACGGATGGGAGTTTATGCTGATTACAGAGAAGGATTTAGGGACTACTTATAAATAGTAAGTAGTTTTTAACTTCATACCGGACATAGTGAATTTATCACCTTGTCAAGTAGTAGTCAAGCCCTGAATTTCACCATAATGCTAAACAAATCCATTCAACAACTGCGAGACCGAGAAACACCCACTAGCACGTTCCGGTGGTACCAGGACATGATTCGAAAGTTGGGTATGACCAATATCCAACCACAAAAAGTATTGAAAAGTGACATCGGTGAATTTGTCAACACCATCATCACTGGTCAAATGTATTTGTTCATGTACGATCCCAAGATGTCTGCCAAACTACCATACTATGACACACTACCTGTAGTCGTGGTGTTCAGAAAAGTACCTGAAGGATTTTTTGGATTGAACATGCATTATCTTCCACCATTGTTTCGAATGAAGTTGTTGGACAGAATGTTGGAACTGGTAAATGATGAAACCATGGGTGAAGATACCAGAATGATGGTGACTTGGAAGTTGTTGAGTAATTTCACACGATATCCAGGTGCCAATGTGGCAGTGAAACGGTACTTGTATGAACAACTGGGTTCCAGATTTATGAAAATCTATCCTAAAGATTGGAGAAAAACCATCATGTTACCCATTGACAATTTCGAAAAAGCCTCACGTAATCAAGTGTTCAACGACGCACGGAGCAAAATTTAATGAGTCTTAACGCGATAGGAAATGTTATCAAGAATACAGCTAAAGGTTTAGTAAATCTTACCAAACCTGTGAAACCAGAAGGAGATACAGGAACGGCTGCCCCTCAGGTGAAACAAATTGAAAGTGTGAAGATTCCTTCACTTCTACAATTCATCGCATTCATCAAACAAAACAATTTGGCTCGTTCTGAAAGATTTTTCGTGGATTTTCCAGGTGTGAGCCAAGGTGAAACACTCACATTGTTGTGTCATCAAGCTTCTTTGCCTGGTAGAAACATCGCTACTAGAGCACTCAGAATCAATGGATTGGACAGACAATTTGCGCACACAGCAGATTATGGTCAAGAAATGACATTGGAATTTCTCATGGACACAGACTACACACCGCGAGCTGTGATGGAAAACTGGATGAATGACTGTGTGTCAGCTTTTGAAAAGGATACTAGCAATGAAGTGGGATTCTACAACGATTACGTCAAAAACATAACTTTGAATGTGTTGATACCTGCAGGTATTCCAGGAGAAGCATTATTCAACTGGAGTCCAACACAAATGGATTTGGGGTTGCGTGATAAAGTCACCACCAGCAACAAAGGAACTAGTCTTGCGGTGGACAAATTGTTCATGCGTGGTAAAAGAACTCTAGACAATAAATTCACTAAATTGAAGTCTCAGGCATTTGGTGCTGTTCGTAGTATAGCAGCTCCTATATTGGAACTGTTGACAGATGCTGACCAGATTGTTTGTCAAGTCACATTGGTGGATGCCTGGCCCAAGAGTGTGGTCACGATGCCACTAGGATGGGATAATGTAGGTGTGCAACGGTTGAGCGTCACTTTCACATATCATCATTATGAATACGCCATTGCCAAGGTGGCATTGTCAGGTGAGGACACAGCAAACAACATTTCAAAGAACATGGCCAAGGGATTGCAGAAGTACACAGACAAAATACCCAAGACTGATTTGAGTAAGTTGGGTGTAGATTTGAAGGCAGGAGTAAAAAATAGTGCAACTAGATTATTTGGACGTGGTTAACACAAGGAGATGATATGAGTATACCTAAGGTAAAAGTTCCGACATTCACAACCACTCTGCCAGTCACAGGAGAGAAAGTGAACTTCAGACCTTTTCTAGTGAAGGAAGAAAAAATATTATTGTTGGCAAGTGAAAGTGAAAACACCGAGGACGTGATACATGCACTGAAAGATGTGGTGTTGTCTTGTACCTATGATAAGGTGAATATACATGAATATTGTTTGGCAGACATGCAATGGTTGTTTTTACAAATTCGTGGTAAGTCTGTAGGTGAAGAAATAGATTTATATTTGGTATGTGGAGAATGCCAAGCCAAACAACCCTACACATTGAATGTAGCAGATTTTGAGGTGGTGAATCCTGGATTGAGCAAAACTATAGCATTGGATGCGTCCACTAAAGTGGAGATGAGATATCCAACATTGGAACATTATGCTGCCTTGTTTGAGACAGATGCAGAAGAAACGTTGTATGCTGTGGTGGCAGATTGCATCACCAAGGTGTACAATGAAGATGAAATGTTTGTGAATGATGGTAACAGTCAGGCAGAGTTATTGGAATTTATTGACAATCTGACACCTGAACAGTTTGCACCGTTTGAAGGATTTTACAAGAATATGCCTGTGTTGCGGAAACAAATTTCATTCACATGCAAGGCCTGTAACAAACACAACAACCTTGTGGTGGATGGAATCAATCATTTTTTCGGATAACTCTTTCTCATGACAATTTGGTGAATTTCTACAAGACCAATTTCTTGTTGATGCATATACACAAATATTCTTTGACAGAAATTGAAAACATGATGCCATGGGAAAGAGAGACTTACATAGGATTACTACTAAAATACTTGGAAAAGAAAAATAACGAGTAACTTAAATGGCCAAATCTACAGCAGCTAGCAAAGTAAAAAAGACAAAAAAGGAAGTGGCAAAAACCATTCGAGCGGATATCTTGCAGTCCAGAGATATGCCGGCAAAAGAAGAGCCCACACAATCCGTAGACACAGCACAAAATGTTGCTGCAGTTGCAGCTGCCATTGAAGTGATGTCTGACTCACAAGAAGAGGTGTTGTTGGACATTCTGAAAGCTTTAGAAAAAATTCCACAAAATCGTGAAGAACAGGAAAAACAATCCCAAGACACTTTGGAAAAACTCATCAAAGTGATTGTCAAGTTGGACAAACAGATAGAGGAAGCAACAGAAGCCGGTGACACAGAAAAAGCCAGCAAGTTGCAAGGCTTGCGTGACACACTTCGTGGTGAAGCTGAAACTCAGCAAAACCTTTCTTTACAGAGCTTGGACGCAGCACCTAAAACATTAGGTGAGACTTTTGGTCGTGCCATGGGTGTGGAACCCACCATGATGCGTGAACAAGGGGGAGGCGTAAAAGGTTTAGCTAAATCTATATTCAAAGGTACCAGAGATTACATTGGTGCCGTCACTGATCCAGATAAATTCAACCAATCATTCATTCCTTCTGTTGATGAAAAAATTCAAAGGGAGCAACAAGAGCAAGCTGCCAAAGAAAAAATTTCAGCAAGTTTAGGTGAGGCACGCAAGGCTGAGATTGCTGAAAAAATCAAGGATGTGCCAGACCATCTACGTGTGAAGGTGGATCCAGAAACTGGAATGCGTTATCGAACTGGAAAATCCGGTTCTAGAATTGATGAGTTTGAAGAATCTGGTGCTAAAAGTTCTAGATTTGAATTTGGTACGCTTGGGGGCCTGGTGGATGAAAGCACTGGAAAGAAATATGACTATGATACACCAGCATCAGAAACCAAAGCCACAGCATCTACGGCCGCTAGACCTGCCGCTAGTAGCATATTTGAAGGAGAATCCGGTTCTGATACTGCCACGGACACTGGCACCCGAGACATTGTAGATAAATTGGATGAAGTGAAAATGTCTATTGAAGAACTGAACACCACGCTGGAAAACAAGGACATGGGCGGCGGTGGTGGCGGCGGTGGTCTGATGGACAATGCGTTGGACATGGTGACACGTCGAGGAGGACGCAGAGGTGCCAGACGTGCAGCCAGAACTGCTTCTCGTGGTGCTTCCCGTGCTGTTGTTAGCGGGGGCGGTAAAGGAATAATGAAAGGTGCTCTGAAAGGTGCTGCCAAGTTTGCAAGATTTGCCGGTCCTGTGGGTGCCGCCATAACCTTGGGTATGGGTGCCTATGATGCCGTACAAGGATTCGGCGCAGATCCAGATGCTAGCACTGGACAGAAAATTAAAAATGCAGGTAGTGCTTTGTTGAACAGTTTCAGCTTTGGTTTGCTAGGCAAATCTGCCAATGACATCAAAGAAGAAAAGGCTCAGCAAGAATCAGCTCAAGCACAATCTCGTCAAACCACACCAGGAGCTACTATAGAGGGTCAAGCCAGAGATAGTGCTCAACCTCCAGGAGGAACACCTCCCTTCAGAAGCAGTCAAAGAGCAGCAGCACAAGTGGAAACAGCTTCCGCAGCTGCGGCAGCTCCTGTAGCTGCTGCCGCACCGGTCATTGTGAACAACTCACCACAAACAATTGCCCCACAGGCGGCTCCGAAAGCCAACACCGGTGGGGCAGTTACTACGGTTCGAGATATGCGAAACAGTCACATGAGATTTCAGGACCGTCGCATGGTTCGAGTGATGTAATTAATCCTCAGCCAACTTGCTGAAATAACTCAGGGTATCATCGTCATCATCAGGAACAGATGACTTGGGAGCTGCTGGCTTGGCAGCACGTGGAGCAGGAGCTTCTGCCACAGGTTCAGCTTCCATGCGACTCTCGGAAATCTTGTCGGCTGACACAGAGCCAGGACCGCCCTTCAACACCAGGTCCAGCTTACGCTTCAACTCCTCATAGCTCTTGAAGTTCTTGGCATCTGTGAATTCATTCAAAGAATGTTGCTGATTCCAGATGACTTCAATAGCAGAATCATCTTCAGCAATGGATGACACAGGTTCAAACTCTGACTTGTCATAGTTTCTGTATCCTTCCACATTGCGAATCTTCAACTTGAAATTGGCACCTTTCCAGAAGTCAAAGGGATTGGTGGGATCCTCATCCTCGAACTGAGGTTGCATCACATCCTTAATCTTGTCGAAAATCTTCTTGCCATACTTGTACAAGAACACCTTGCCCTCGTTCTGAGGATTGGCGGAGTCTTTGATGACCAGGATGTTTGAGATGTACTGAAGCTTACGCTTCTGCTTGCGAGCAATTTCCTTGTTGCTCTCCACGCCAGAGTTCCATAGTTCATTGTTCAATTCTGACACAGGATCAGGAAGATTCAATGTGGTCAAGCTGTTCTCAATGTACCAGCGACCTGAAGGACCTTGGAATCCATGATTCCAGATGCGTACCCAAGGAAGCTCTTCTCCCTTGGAGGGAGGCAGAAAGCGAATCACGGCGTAGCCGTTGCCTGCCTTGTCCACTGCCGGATTCCAGAAACGGTCATCATCACGGCGTTCAGTTGTGGGCTTTGCAATCTTTTCCACCTCTCTCATGAGGTTATCGAAGTTGCCACGATTCTTGCGTAAATCTGATAGACTACTGAATGACATTGTGTTTCTCCTTGTATAACGGTGTATGTAACGGTGTGTGTAACGTGTGACCTGCCATAACAAAACTACTCCTCATCAAAATCATCATATTCTACAGCTCTGTTCTCTGAATAATAATCATCCTCATCATCATCGTCAAGCATATCAAAGATGGCATTGCGATGCTTGCCAAACTTGTCTTTGTCTATTTTCTTGGGACGTTTGAAATCACGATAATCATCTTCATGGTCCCAATCTCGCTGTCTACTCATAGAAAGCCTTGTGTGTAATCATTGAAAATTTATCCTTCTCCACTTTGATGAAAGGTGAGTACTTGTGTATGGTTCTGGAGACAGAATTCCAAACTGGATCCAACACCAGCTGTTCATCCACCTCTGTAGTAAATCTATACAATTTATTTAGAATTACAAGTGTTTCCAACCGACATCTTTTACCACAATACTCCCTGAGAATCACAGGATGTCCCTGGGAACAATCCCAGGCATCTTCCAGAGTGGTGACATTCCAGGCTAAATTTTTCACATCTTGTGTGTAGGTGTAGGTCAAACTTTCCTGGATACGTTTCCATTCTGTGTAGATTTCTGGACCTGTGTTTTCAAAAATACCCCACTCATTACCATTCAGAAAATTGGCCACCAGATAGTTGATGAATTCATCCTGATTGTAATTGTATTGCTTCATCAACACTTCCAACTTCTTTTTGAAGTTGACCTTGACTCCTGACTTGGGAGGCCGAGGTGTGATGCCACTTCGGATGTCATAGTTGTCTGTGGTGAAGTGAAGCCGTAATGCAGTGTAAATCTTGTAAGCGTCAGATATGTTCATACAGGAAGTTTGGCGGTTTTCTTCAACAGATTCATTTCCTCGGCTTCTGCTTGTATCTTGGCCTTCAATGAACTGGTAATCATGGTGGCCACCGCCACAGGTTCTATCCCCTTTTGTTCACAGTATTCCAGAAGTGCCTCAAAACATCCAATGTTTCTTTTCACAGCTTCTCGTTCAATGTGTATGGAAAAATCTGTGGAATTGGTGAACTCTCGTGTGATGAGATATTCCACAGTGAGAAGCTTCGGGTCTTGTTCATCAGTCATGTTTTAGGCTCATAGAAAATGTGACCCCCGATACGTACCACAGGTCGGGCAAATGTCCAATTGGGTGTCACTTTGGTGTTGTGAAAATATAGTGCATTCTCTAAACTAACAAGTTGTCTTTGGTTTGTCAAGACAGCTTTGGCAATTTTCATGGATTCATTGTAAATTTTTTCATTGAACTTCATACGAGCACCACAAGTCCAGGAGAACTGACACCCTCTGGAATTTCTCTGATACACCACATCACAAATGGTTTTAGGAAAGTCAGGATGCCGAACACGATTCATGGTGACCATGGCCACAGCCAGTTTACCTAGATAGGGTTCCATGGGAGCTTCGTAATGAATGTTTTCTGCCAGACATCTTAATTCCTTCTCAGAGGTCATGGAAATGACTTTTATTGCAGGAATGTTCATGTTGGTTTTCAATGATACAGGATACAGCATCAACAACAAAATGAATATTGCAACAATTCTTTTCATAAATCCTCCTGATAATCAAAAAGTAGAAAATCATCTTGAAACAAGTGTTGAACAATTTTTTGAAATACCGGGTGTTGAAAATCTAAATGGTCCAAATGATGTTTATCAGTTTTTCCTATTTGTTGCAGTTTTGTTGTATCATATCCTAGGTGTGTTTCAATCCATTTGTTGAACTGTTGTAGATTTTCATACTTGAACCAAGTGACTTTTGGATGATATGCCCAATACACCTGAGTTTGAAAAAATGATTCATGGTATTTAAGGTAATCAACTGAAAAAATGTTTTCCAACGTATGTTTGGGTACACAATTTTTATCAAAGTTGGTGAATAAAAAATCTGCTAGATTCCCTATTGTATCAGATGGCATATTCCCCAACAGGTCAAGTTGACTCAAATGTTTCAACGCGGAAATGAAGCGTGTTCTGGGATGTCTGATGACCGTGAACCCTGAGTGCTTCTTCTGATGGTGGTTATATAAGGTGTGGAAGGTGTAGTGAAAATGTAGTGAGGAATCCACATCTGGATAAAACATTTTTAAATAAGCTCGGGTGCCAGTTTTGGGAACCTTCACCCATATCCATTTTTCATCTGTTATTTTGGAAGAGATTATCATGTGTTAACCTATCAATGATGTTACTGGCTATCACCTCATGACACAGTTTGGATGGATGGTAGTCGTTTCTTGGCTTCTTAAAGTTAACATAGTCTGTGGCTATTGTCAACTCAGGTCTGGATGTATTAGTGGTATCAAATTTTGAGGTTCGCATATCAAAAAATTCACCTAGGATTTTGGTGAAACTTGCTATAGGTTTTAGTGGAGTATCCATCAAATTACCAATGGTTTTATAGGTCTCACCTTGGTAGGACAATGTAATTAATCTATCCATCAACCAAGAATGTGGTTGGATGTAAGATAATGTAGTGTGAGGCCAGCACAAGATGTAGATGGGAAATTTATGCTCATGCTGTTGTAGAAAATTCAAAACAGTGAGAACATCATGTACCTGGGCTTGTTCAATGTAATCATCTACGGAACTATTGTTTTTCCTGGCCCACTCATGAAAAAATTTTGCATGGGTTGATGAAAGCAAGTCAATATGTGATACACCAGGTAAAAGCAAACTATCACTTCTTGTCCATCTGGTAAATTGAAAAACAAATGCGTCTAAAGTTTGGTGCTCAAGAAAAGATTTCCACCAACTGATAATTTTAGTATGAGAACCGCCTGGAAAGGACTGATTAAATGCATGTGCGTTAAAATGAGAAGCCACTAGATGTGAAAATCTAGTGGTTTCTCTACTTCCAAAATAATAATCTAACCCTGCGCCATGAGTGAAAGAACATCCCGCAAACCCAATTGTTGTCATACTATATCATGTATCAGCGCAAGAACCACCGAAACATACCTGATTCTTAGCACAATCGTCATTATACACGCATGCCCCAGTAACCACTGTTAGCGTGTCTACTCCATCTATTTCTGTAAGGTATTTTTCAATCTCTACTGTATCCAATTCACTTACTTCTTCATTATACACACCCAGATAATATCCTGTGAAATACTTCTCATTTTTGGCATCAGTTGAGGTTATTTGAATCAGGTATTTTCCTACCACAACATCTTCAGTTGGTGCTACTGTTAGTGTGAGCACTCCATCTGCAAAAGAACCAGACACCCAGGGAAGTTTTTTATAGAAATTGGTTTGAAGTTGACAATCCACATATTCTGCTGTTGTTATTGGTGTTGTTGTGGTGAAAGACAAGGTTGTGGTTTCTTGTTTTTTAACTGGGAACATGCTGAAGATGTTAGGACTCCAAATTTTTGTTCCGGCAATATACAGTGCCTTCACCAGACGGTTGGGTGTTGTTCCATAGATGGCTTCATTACGAAACAACATATCTTCTGCTGCATATTCCAACAACATATCCTTCAGTGTTTCAGCATCTGCTTCTGGATGTTGCTCAATGTATTGAGCTAGAACACCAGACACTACACCAGCACTGATGGAAGTACCTGAAACAGTTGCATAGCCACCATAGATGGAAGCTGCAGTGACATCTACGCCAGGAGCAGTTATGTCCACTTCAGGACCATAGTTGCTTGATAGTCCTGTAGCCCAAGACACCACACGGTCATAGGCATCTGATGCTGCTACACCAATAACAGTGTTCAATCCCACAGGAGATAGTGTGTCTGCTGCAACTCCAGTGTTACCTGCTGCAGCTACAACCACCAGTCCAGCATTTTGCAATTCTGTTACTTTGCTGTCCAGCAATGCACTCTTGGGTACACTCCAGGAACAGTTCACAACTTTCACCACGTCGGGTGTGATTAAATGGTCTTCTAAAACTGCATTGAATGCAATAAGCAATTTACCTATGGTGACTGAACCGAAAGGAATTTTCACACTTTTGATGGCGGCATTTCTAGACACACCAATAGTTTGACCATTAATCACACTGGCAACAACTGTTCCGTGTCCTATAACATCAGAAAAATCTTCATTGAACGAATACAAGTGTTCAATGTTAGCTCCTTCGAATTCTGAATGGCTATCATTCACTCCTGAGTCCATCAAATACACAACAGAATTATCTCCTTCAGAAATAGGATTGTATTTTTGTTTCATGGGAAGCGCATCTGTAACTAAGCGAAATTGATGCCACTCAGCATGAGATGTCACAGTTGTTTCTACATCCAGTTCAACTAGAATAACACCTTCAATAGATTCCAAAGTTTCTGCTGAAAAATCATCTTCCACCTCTAGACCGATAACGCGAACACCTTCTAGATGATATAGAAGAGCGCCCTGAACGGTCAATGTTTCTAGAAGTGTTGTGGCACTGATGTCTGAAGAATAGGCAATATTAAATGTTTTCATGAAAGTTCCTTTAAATGGTCGAAGTTTCTGTATTATTTATATCATTTATACCAAGCGCACCAACAGCCCAGGCTCTTTCCATACAGAAATAGCACCCACCACATCGTTTTAGTTTTCGTAACCCACAAGATTGTGTCAAACTTAACAAATCTAGTATATTATGCTCTTGATATATTCTTAGTATTTCAATTTTGTCCAAATTGATGAAAGGTCGTATATGGTTTTCTGAACTCACTTCCCCTCGGATAGGAGGTGTATCTCCTTTAATATACACGGTTGGAGTAAAATGAGTAACCACTTTGTTGCATCCTGTCAAAACTACTCCAGGATACACACTAAGAATATATTCAGCTGCTTCTCGAATAAGGAGTTTCTGTCTCCTGATGTTCACAACCTGAAACTTTCTTTCAAAACGTTGATCCAAATAATTTAAAATAGGAACAATCACATTCTGATAAACGTGTTTTGCAGGACTCAATGTATGTAAAACAATTGGTTTATTTGATTGTGTGGCCACAAGATACGCTAACAGCGTGCTGTCAGCTCCACCTGATATCAAAACATTGATATGTTCAGCTTGTTCTGGAATAGTTATAATCATAAAATTTAGTGGGGTTTTCTGTTCCCAGGGAAACCCCGAACCCGGCATGCTACCTAATTAGGCAGCTAATGCAAGAGGCATATTATTTGTGCCTGTTGATGTTTTTGCTCTGCTTACGGCAGTCGCCTATCGGGTAGCTCTCTCATCTAATCCTTAACCTGTCGAAACCTGTCATCCCCGAAATTGGTGTACCTGAATGGAGATGGAGGGAATCGAACCCTCGTCCAAGCCATGTTTCAATTTGAGCTGTTCTACTACCATCCTACTTAGTTATTTATAGGCTTCGTACACATCACGATAGTACAGCAATTGTTCCACGTGATGGTCTCGTTTGCTTTCAAACACTTGCATGAATCCATCTGACACAGCTATCAGAATGGTCAATCTGCTCACTGGTATCTTGGTGCGTTCTTCAAACATGATGGCATAGGCAGCCGCCTGCATGAAGTAATGTTGGATATGTTCCAGATCCTTTTCTCGGCGTGCCGTTTTGAAGTCAATCACACTCAACTTGCCATCAAACTCAGCTATACAATCCACACGTCCTGCCAAACGTAGATGATGTGACCACAAGGCCACTTCTTGTGCTCGAATGTTGTCAATTCTATCCAACACAGGATTGGCCACCTTGAACATTTCATAATCCCAAAGTGACAAATCACCACCAGACAAATTGTTCTGAAGATACTTTTCTGTGATGGTGTGAAATCTGGTACCCCACGTGGCAGCTTGTCGCGACACTTTGTTGGCTTCCATTTCTCCCACTCTGGCTCTCCATTCCTGGATGCCTTGTTTGGTGTGCTCAGCCAACACTGTGGTGACAGATGGATAGAGCCTACCATCAGGTGTCTGATAGGCTCTGGTTCCATCTTCCTGGTTCACAGCGGAAATGGTTTCTATTGTTACCGGGTCATGTAGGAATGTTTTCATACTGTAAACATAACATTCCTAGACCTGTTTGTCAAGCTCTGTTATTTAAGCCACAGCCATGCCCTCGCACGCCATTCTAGCCAGGATGTATTCCTTCACCAAGGGTCCACGAACAATGTCCTCCACCCCGAATTCCACGTGACGGAAGGAAGGCATATGGTGAGCGATAATCATGAACTGCTTTAACCCGGACATATCTGACCGTTTCTGTAAATCTGTTTGGCGAAAATCACCACAGAAAATGATTTTGGTATTGGTACCAACCCGGGTCATGATGCTGTTCAGTTCCATGTCATTCATGTTCTGAGCCTCATCCACAATCACAATGCAGTTGTCCAAGGTCAACCCACGAACATAGGAAGTGACCATGAAATGAATTAAACTTTGTTCTTTCAGTTTGTTGTAGGCGCGTTCTCCAAATCTAGGGAACAAATCTGCGCAAATTTCTTGATAAGGTTGTGAATACACCTCCACTTTTTCTTTTTCATTGCCGGGAAGAAATCCAATATCCCGAGATGGTACTGCTGAGCGAACCACCACCACTTTTTTGTAACCTGAATTTTCCAAAACCTCTTTGAAAGCGCTGTGCATAGCAATATAGGTTTTTCCTGTCCCTGCCACTCCATGACATAGAATGGCTTTGTGTCCTTTACGATAGTAGTTGAAAAAGTTCTCCTGATTTTCTGTGAGGGCCCAGATTTCTTTTAAATCTGAACCACGTACTTTGTGTTTGGATTCCTGATCCTCTTGAAGAATATAAGTTTGGGACGTGACCAACTTAAGGCGCTTTTTTCTGGACATGAAATGCTCGTTGGGTTGGGGGTAAAAAATCCCGCCAAGGCCGAAGCCCAGACGGGATTTGAATAGGACGGAGAGTCCTTAGATGTAACTGCTGTTGTTTTTAAGTGTTGAGCCGGGAGTTTTTTCATGAATCTTTTGTAGTACCTCTTTGAATCCATTATCGGGCCGACGAACTCGTAGTCGAACGGCATCTCCGATGGTAGGTGCTGTGAACATTACTTTTTGCACCTTCATCTCACCACACTTTGGACAGGGTTCCTCCGTAGGCTGATTCATGTTAGGTATACTTAGATACTTCGTGAAATACTCCCCACATTTTTCACACTGGTACTCATATGTTGGCATATTTTTATTTATCTTTCGTAGTTTTCTGCAACACGTTGAACAGTATCACGAACCCATTGCAACAGCAACACAGCAGACTCATTGCCATGTACCAACCGTTCAATGTTGTCCAGTTCTTCATGAATGTCTGTCACAAAATATCTTATTCTATTGTCAACTTCTTCATAATATTCTTCATGCTTTTCCATAACTCCCCCTACTTGATGGAAGATGAAGCATCAGCAATTGCCTTATCTTCACGAAGTTCAAGAAATACTGGAAGAAACAAACTGTGTTGCAAAGTCTTTTTGTCCTGAATTCTGGCATTGTACTTCACCGCCACAATCTTACCTACTGTTTCTTCTCTTGTGTATTTATCACGTTGTTCATCAGTGAAACCAGAGCCCACGTTCACTTTCACTACACCATCATCAGATTCCAGAACCAAGGCACCCAACTTGCCCACATTTTTACCAGTTCCTTCCTGCCAATCCACACACTTCAAATCACATTCCAATTCTCCCTTGAACTTCACCTGGTGTTTCACACGCTTGTCTTCCCAAGGAGCATTGATGTCCTTCAAAATGATGCCTTCCTCACCCCTCTGAAAATATTCCTCAAAGATGTGATGTGCCTCATCCTCAGTGGCCACTTCAATGTTCTCAATCAACGAGATGCGAACAGGCAGTTCCATTTGTTCCAGCATGTGGAACCGGTCACCATAAGGTGTGTCACAATGTCCAGTCTGGAAATCTGTGAAAGGAATCACATCCCAGATGGTGGCGTGAACCATGCCAGCTTCCTTGTCTGTGATGGTGCCCTTCACCGCCTTGTTCAGGATGCCATTGCCTTTCTGACGATTCATGATGCCAGTGCCATCCAACACCACCAGTTCACCATCAAACACTATTGTATGGTTTCCTGCCAACTCCAAGAATTCCTGTTCCAGATGCCCCAACAAATCAATTTGCTTGCCATTTCTGGAACGAAACTCCACGGTTCTGTTCTTCACAATGGCATTGAAACGCATACCATCTAGTTTCAATTGCACATAGGCAGGATAGGTCATCTTGTTCATGATTTTTTCATCAAAGCCAGATGCCAACATCACAGGATAGGTGGGAATCAATCCAGGCCAAATCTTGTTCACAGTGGCTTCAGACACACCACAGCGCAAATCTTTCTCAATGATGCGTTCAATCACTTTGGCATCATCAGTTGTGACACTTTCCAAAATGATTTTCAGATGATGGATGGCAGCGTTACCGGTCACCACACGATTGATGATGTTGCTTAAATTATCCAAAGCACCTTCCAAACTCATGGTGCCTTTGGTGTAGTTTACAGTTGCATTGGTGTAGGTGGGAATCTTTCGAATGTAAAATTGTGTATATGGATCAAGAGCAAGAAACAACACACGCTGAAATGTTGTATCCGCGTAATGTTGCTTCAAAATGGCCTCTTTTTCCAACCGACTGGAAGTAGCTGCCAGCGCCATAAAAATAGATTCCATAGTTCCTCCTAGAGTTACTATGGAATCTAATAGACTATAGGCGATTTGTCAAGTCCTTAAATGGACTGATACCATTCTGCTAGTTCTGGGAAAATGGTCACGAATTTCTCGTTTCGTATCTCGTCCAACGACTCGTTGAACATTTTAAAGTCTTTCCATACAGTAGGGTCCACTTCATCATAATTAATGTAATTTCTGATGATGTTAATATCGGGACCTACACAACTGTAAGGGGGCATAGTTTGTAATAGCACGTCGAGTTTTTCTTTGGCTTTTTTCTTTAAATCAACAGGTAATGCATTAACATCCAGGAAATTATAAGAGCTGATGGGATAAAGAATAACGCTAGTTTTTTCCCAATCTAATACTCCAGAGGCATTTAGTGAGTGTAGGAATTCAGAAAGTGTCAGGATATTATAGACACTCACGACACAATTAATACCAACATTAACATGAGGTACGTTTTTCTTTATCTCTAAAATATTAGCCACCACTTCATCCCACTTAGTACCTTTTCTCATATACTCAGCTCTAGTACCAACTGAATCCAAACTAGCTCGAAAATCTACAGACTTAAATTTCTGCCATAAATCAATCACATTATAGTGCTTGTGTGTTATAGTGCTGCAATTACTGCTATATCTGAGTTTCACATCGGTTTTATTTTCATTGATTAGAGTCTCTAACACCTCATAATGTTCTTCTGTCATTAAAGGTTCACCGCCAGCAAAATACATATGTTCTACACCATGTAAGTGAGATTTAAGATTTTCTAGAAATGTGGGGACCTCATTACTCACATGGCGCAAAGTAGGTAGTCCTGACTGTTCTCCATACTTTCGGTTTTCAGCTGCCCAACTGGTAGAGAATTCTTCAGAACAATAGCGACACTTGAAGCTACAAAGATTACTAAATCGAACATCAAAATATTTTATATCAACTTCTTTGAGAGAATAATCATCATTGGTATTTTCTATAAGTGAGGGGGCATGGTGTCGAAACATATCAAAACTAGCGTGTCTGTAATTGCGCCGTTCGGTGAGTTCTCGTGTATAGCATTGATTACATTGCGAAACAGGAGTACCCTCAACCATATTTTTTCGTAATTCACGATATTTCTCATTGTTCCATATTTCTTCAATAGAATTTTGTTTCACATTGCCTAACGACATTTCTTTCCTGGTAGTTTCTGCAATGCAACATGGATATACATCACCGCTAGTATGTACATACATATGTGTCCATGGAAAAAGACACATGGTTTTATTTTCCATCACGAATAATTCTTTTTTCATAGAACAGTAACGTTATAAGTGTTTTCGAAAATCAAAGCATCCTTTCTGTCATTTACCATAGGCTTCCCTTTGACATTTAAACTTGTGTTCAACACCATAGGGCACCCGGTTTCCCGGTACCATTCTTGCAGAAACTCATAAAAGTCAGGGGAGTCTGTCTTGGATACTGTTTGAACTCTAGAGGTGCCATCAGCATGAATGATGGCAGGAAAGGCTAGGGGTTGTTTACATAAAGCAGTATACTGCATATACGGCGTTTCAGCGGTGGGCATATGAAAATATTTATAAGCATGTTCAGCCAGAATAGCAGGAGCAAAAGGACGAAACTTCTGACGCTTCTTAATGGCATTCACTGCATCCTTGATGTCATCACCGCGCGGATCCGCCAACAAACTTCTGTGACCTAACGCTCTGGGACCAAACTCAGCTCTGCCAGATGCTACACCGACAATTTTTTGTTTTTGTAAAGTTTCAATTAATTGTTTTGTGGGGTATTTTGTTCCCATCTTGTGTCCAAGGTATGGTCCCTGCCAATTTAAAAACTCTTGTTGATAGGCCGCGATTGCTCCAAGACTATTACCCGCATCTCCTGGATTAGGCATAATCCACACACAGTCAAAGTACTGAAAAGCTATACTGTTGGCAACACAGTTCAACGCACATCCTCCACCCAACACTAGATTTTTACTATCAGTCAATTTCTTAGCTTTATCCAACAAATCATGTAGATACAACTCATACACAAATTGTGTGGCTGCTGCAATATCATACATATCCTGTTGTGTGGTCAATTCAGGTCGCCACCAAAGGCATCCACGATGTAGATTATGAGTCAACTTCAATGTTTCTCGGGTATCAAAAAAATCTTCCAGAATAATAGAAGTGTATTTCAATGGGTCACCATATGCTGCCATACCCATTAAGATGTATTCTTCTTCGTTTGGTTTCAGCCCCACCCGTTGTGTCATGGCAGAATACCACAACCCTAGGCTGTGTGGATATTTGATAGAGAACTTCTTTTCCAGTTTCTTGCCCTGCCCATGCCAAATCGTTGTGGTATCAAACTCACCGATGGCATCTATCACCAACACAGCGGCTTCATCAAAGTTTGAGGTATAGTATCCACCTGCCGCATGGCTATTATGGTGGTCAACTGTTGTGATAGGCGCCGTGATGTTATAGCTATGTAGATATTGCTTGATGTTGTTGTTTATCCACCCCTGTCCAGCGCGCAATTGCCTCAACGATTTCATGAACGGGCGCTCATACCATACTACTAGGTCAGGTTCACCGTATTGTTTAGCGTCAGAAATAATTCCAGGGTTCAGGTGAGCATCATTTTTCACCCCTGAATATCGCTCAGATTGCGACGCAAATAATATGTCGCGGTCATTAATAACCGAGATGGCTGCATCATGACTGTTGGCGGAAATACCCCATATTATCATCTACTCATCTCCAAATTATCATCCAACCAGTTGTTAACAATAGCTGCATACTCAATATGTGAACTTCCATTCACATAAAAATATTCATACCCCTTGTACTTAGGCATAATATAATTCAGGGTATTCTACCAACACATGAATACCAGAGTTATCCATAGCAGATTGATATGACGTAGCGATGTCCTCAGGTGTCCGTAAGTCGTAAAACTTTATGTTGGGACACATTTTCTGATACTCGCTAAAATAATTTCCTTTATGTTGATGACCAGGGTCTAGTGGTTTATCACTACCTTTTCCTAGACGAATCATTATATGAACGTCCTTGCCCGTCATGTGCTTGAATTTATCTACATGGTTAATCAATTGATTCGAGGCGAGGATGATGAAATCCCATCTAGGATAGAAAGATACTACAACTTTCCCGGTCATTGCCAATCCTAACGTCATGCCCATCTGGGTTTCTTCCATGACAGGTAATTCAATCATTTTATCCTTGGAAACACCCCCTAAAGTTGTGCTCATAGGGTTTCCAGCATACACAATCTGTTGACCAATGAATATACTGTCCTCAATTGCAGCAATAGATTCCATGGCTGTAGACAATGCATCTTTATAGGGTGACGGGACAGGATTACTCATTTTCAATTCTCTTTATGAGAGTGTCAGCAATTAGCCGATGGCATCTTAAGGAAGGGTGATGGTCTTTTGGTGTGTTGTTAAATTCCTGAAAATCATATTTAATAGTCATAGTTCGTACAGCATTCATAAGACTCTCCAATGAGTTGTAGCTATATCCCAAAACATCAAACACGATGTGTCTTTCTTTCAACCAAGAATCCTTTTCTATGTATTTGACGTAATAATCTGGCCATGTAAGAAGATATGTCTTGATTCCCTTACTTTCTAGAAATTGTAAATGAGTCTTAACATCATGCACGTTCAACTGTATCCCATATTCTTCCCAATCCTCAATCGTTATGTTATTTTCTAACAAATAATCAGTTAAAATGTCAGAACTTTTGTGTATGTTATTGTGGATATCTAATTGTTGCCCTTTATAGTTGATGAAAATATGCTTACGTTGCCATTGCGTCATCTGAAACACACAATGCGAATAATCACTAAAATCAGCTGGTTTGTAATAATTGTCAGGATCTAAGAAAAGTTTTTGCATGCAGTATTCTATAGCTGATTCATTAGAACCGCCGTTAAAAGGTGCCACTTGCTCAAAGGTGTTGAAATGTTTGGCAACTAGGCGGGGATATCTTACTGTTTCCATGAATTTGATATGACTAGGATTCACCAACAGTGAATCAAAGCAATCTGGGGGAGGTTCGCGTAAAGAATCTAGATTGCTATAATAGTATAACCCCTGACCCCAAGTAAACGAGCAACCAGAAAAAATCATTCCTTTGATAGGAGTTTTTTCCTTATGGCACTTGGTCCAAGGATAATCGTGGTCAATTCTCCAATCTCTTAACATACTGACATGGGAATAATTGGGGTGATCGATGGGTAAGTTAATACCATGAAATCTCTTATAAAATTCTTTCCTATTTAACTGTATATCGCTCATATTTTATATTACTCCAAACACGTTCAAAAAAATAAAACGCAAAAAACCCGGTTATGTTCATTAACACTGCATTGTGAAAGTTAGTGTTCCCCACATCTAATGTCAATATAAGCCACGAATTGAAAACAGCCACAATTCTCCATGTGACGGTTTTCACCGTGGTTCTTTTTTTGGTTTCTATTACCTTCATGCTTTCTTCTTCCAGCTAATTTCCCAATCCTTGAAGTCAGCAGCTAAACAATCCACTTTGTAATCTTTTCTTCCACCAACAGCTTCCTGGATTACATTTTTAGCAGTGTTGCGAATACCGTTCAGCCCGTGCGTTAATTCAAGATTGTTACCATTTTTGATTCCTCTCCGATAATTCGATTCATTGTGCCAGATGTGAAGATTCATTTGTGCAACTACCACAATTGCTCGGATGGTTTCAGCGTCAATGACGCCCTTATGTTCATCCAATACAATTTGAATGTCGTGAGTAATGTCCTGGATTTCTTTGGAATATTCTTCTTTGAATTCAGGAATAAAGACTTCTTTTAGCTGTACGATACTCAACCGGTCAATCAAATCACCTAGTGTGTGCAAATACTTTCTTTCTGGCATGATAACTCCTTATAGGTTTGTGAAATTTCTATTATTATGGGTTATAACAACTTGATATGCATGTATTAACTGTTTGATTCCATAATTTAAATCAAAGGCAGGACGCCATCCTAACTTTTCCAGTTTCTCGTTGGACACGATGTAATTTCTCTTATCAAAATCTTCCTTGAACTCATCTTGTTTAATGACCAACGAAGGGATATACTGCTTAATTTTTTCTGCTAATTCTAGCTTGCTCAAGTTGGCTGTTGAAAGCCCCACATTAAACGCCTGCCCTTTACATTTATCATAGTTTTCAATCACAAATTGAAACGTTCTCGCAATATCCTGAACATGGATATAGTTTCGTTTGAAATGCCCCTCAAACAAGACCAAATATCCATCGACGATGGATTTGTATACGAAATCGTTTACCAATAGGTCTTGACGCATTCTTGGTGAAACGCCAAACACCGTTGCTAAGCGTAGTGAAACTCCATTGCCATTTCTTAGCATAGCAGATTCAGCATCGCATTTGGTTTCTGCATATAGTGACAAAGGTTTGAATGGGCTTTCTTCGGTTATGATATGCTCGGATGACCCATACTGACTATTGGTGTTAGGGAGAATCAATTTCTGAACGTCTGTCAGCACAGCTAGTATGTTTTCAATCTGTTTATAGTTTACATCAATAGTTAACTGGGGATTCTTTTTACATGCCGGCATCCCTACAATTGCAGCTAATGGAATAATCACCTCATGTTCCTTTACTAACTTTTGTAACAAAGAAACATCACGCACATCACCTAACATGAATTGGAAGTTTGGGTTCTTGAAAAGATGCAGTATGGATATTTGTTTGTACAACAAGTTATCTAGAATGGATACACTATACCCCGCCGATAATAGATGCTCGGCTATAGTAGAACCTAAATATCCCGCTCCTCCTGTGATTAATACCTTGGTCATATCTTAAACCCCAAAAAATTTGTCTTGATGTGTGTAAAAACATTATCCCCTAAATTCATCTTTATGTCTCAGATACCAATCATGGGTTTTAAGTAATCCATCTTCTAAACTCGTTTTCGCTTCCCAACCCAATAGTGTCTTGATTTTGCTAGAATCAATTTTTCTTACCGGTATCATGGAAGGTTTACCTTGAACATATTCAACAGGATTGGAATTGTTGACTAACTGTTTCATCACATCAAGCACCTCGTTCACCGAGTATACTTTGTTAGACCCCACATTGAAAACATCATAAGTGTTTTGCTGTTCCATGATTATTTGAATAGCCTCTACAAAGTCATCAATATACACTAAATCTCGCAGTTCTGAACCATCTCCCCATATGGGAATAGGATTCATGTTATCAGCCACTTTTCGTATAGTTGCAGGCGTTACATGGCATTTATTAAAGTCAAATTTATCATGAGGCCCATATAGATTTGCTGGGCGCACCACAACTGTTGTCATGGGATTTGGTAGATACTTAGCGTATAGTTCGCATTGTACTTCAGCATATCGCTTCATCCACCCTACAGGAAAATACACGGGGTATGGTGGGTCAAACAGAAAATCGGATTCTGTTACAGGCTCATCGCCCTTAGGCGGGTAGACTGTATTAGAAGAAATAAAGATGTACTTTTTAATTTTGTTGCGATAAGAACTGTCAATTAAGAAATTGTTCATTGCAACGTTGGGTGTTACATGCGCTAGAGGGTCAACAACCGTGTCTACAGCATTAGATGTGCTGGCAGCTGCATGTATAACAACATCTACACCCTTTGTGATGTTTAGGCATGTTTCATAGTCCATTAAATTCCCATGGACATATGTTACTGAGCTAAGAGGATTTCGCACCCTTCTTTTGTGCAAATGCACGACAAGATTTGTGTATCCTTGCTCTACTAATCTATTTGTTAAATTTTGTCCAACTAATCCTGAACCACCGGTTATTAAAATCTTCATATCTTTGGTCATCATTACTCTCCATACTAAGTTATACTAAATACATATCTCATTCGTCTAAAAAAGACTTGTAACTATTTATAGAGGCTTTTATACCGTCATATAAACTAGTTTTAGCTGCGATGTTGTATTTTTTCTGGTTTTCAGTGCTTAACAAACGAAGCAGGTCCCCATTAGGCTTAGAGGTATCCCATACGATTGTCCGAACTTTCCCAGCACATTCCTCATATGCTGAAACAATGGTTTCAATAGTATCTTTAATCGTGATGGCTTCACCACAACCAAAATTTATAACATCATTTACTTCATATCTCACGACATCTAAAATTCCGTCTGCAACATCCTCACTAAACACAAAATCTCGACGCGGTGAACCATCACCCCAACAAATCATATCACCTTCAGTATTGAATGCCTTCCAGATATTAGAACTTATCACAGTAGCATCAGGAGAGAAATTGTCGTTGGGTCCATAGATGTTGGAAGGTCTGATTATTGACCATTTTTTCCAGCCATACTGGACTTTTAAAGAATCTAATGCCAATTCGCCCATTCTTTTTGCCCAACCAGGATGCCAATCATTTTTAGATGGCATGGTTTCCCAAACACTATCCTCATACATCACTTCAGCAGGGCTATATACACCAACTGACGAGACATAGACAAACCATTCGACACTAGCTTCGAACGAGGCTTTAATCATGTTTGTATTGAACATCAACATTGGAAACACATAATCAGCAGGGCATTTGGCTGTTCTAGATGGAGACCCCTTGACACCGGCAACGTGCAATACAATGTCAACTTTTTCTTTTCGGAACAATTGCTCACAATTATGATAGTACGTCAAGTCTGTTTCCAGTAATTCTATCACACCAGAAGAATCTACTGCCATTCTAACCATGCGGTCAGAAAATTTCAAATCTACTGCATATACTTTTGTTGCACCAGCTTCAACACACTTTCTAACAGTCGGCATACCAACTAGACCATTGGCGCCAGTTACTAGTACAACTTTATCTTTAAATTCCATTGGTATCTCTCACTAGCTTTTTCAAAGCAGTTTCAAAGGGGTTAACATTATAATAACTCATTAATAAATTTTGATTGTGCTGCAATACATCTGTTATAGAATAATACCAGTTATGAATTTCTTCTAGAGACATTTTGCGTAACTTCAATATCTCCTCACTTATCATTTTAAATCTTGTTCTGGCATCATCAACTGTGTCATAGCTCTCATCTATGAATGGATGGAACGTTTTAAATCCTATTTTGTGTAGTTCTTTTAGTGTGCCTGCATCACCTAGCATGATGAATGGCTGTAGATTCGCTATAGGTCGATATGTTTTTTCTGAAAAGAATACACCTTTGTTTGCAGTGAATCTAGATTCAGTTGTTATGTTAACATAAGTTTGAGAATAGAATTCTTTCTTGTTGTTGTTTGTTGTAAATCCACATTTTGCTTCTAAAGATAGATGCTGTGTATCGACTTCATATGGGAGTAGGTTAATTATTTTTTCTGTGTAGTAGTTAACTGGGCTAATATCAGCACCAACTAAAACAATTTCATGATTGAGATAACTGTCCAAATAATGACTTAAATCCCGCTGTACATCATTAAAGGCATCATTTGTTAGGAACAATAAATCACCTCCCAAAAAGCTAAAAATGCCGTCATCAAGCAAATTATGTTTTAAGGCAGTATATGCCAATGCGACTCTGTGATACCGTTTCATAGACCGGTTGAACGAAAGAAATTTTTTATCTCGCATCTGGGTCGCATCTAAATCTTCAGGTAATACATATTGACACTCATATCCAAGACCACCCCGAAAATATTCTTTCGTTTTCTCGAACTTGTAGAGTTCAACGCCCGCTTGTGTTAATGGCAGATTAACCTCATAGGTCTTGATGTTATCTGTATTAACGTACTCGTTTCCGCCGACACACACAATGGCATCATCATGAAAAATACCATGTTCTTGTAAGGTTTTACGAAAGGTCACTACTCCTGACACATCATTGATTGGCTCAAACGGAATACTAGCTACAATCTTCACTTTTTTCTCACGAAGTAAAGTTAATAATCGGTCAGAAAAAGTATCTATGACGGTATAGGTATGCTCTACTCCATTTAGAGTATATGTTTGTGGAATCCACAACATATCATAGTTCTTCAATTCAATGGGATAGATGTAAGTACAATTTTCTTCTATCTGATTTTCATCAACAAGATTGTTTGCTTCATTATGTTTTTTAAAAAAGCTATAGAAATTGCAATGATAATACCGCAATATTTCCTTGTCATTCTCTTTGCTTAGCTCATTCTCTAAAAAATTTTTATTATCTAAAATCCTGTGACCTTCATTTAGAAAGTGTTTATAAGCAAACTTAATAAGCGGGTCTGGCATTACGTTGGGTAAAGGATATCTGTTACCCAACTCATCAGTGAACCAGTTGCTGTAAACACATTTTAGAATGCTATCCATTTACCGTTACCATAATGGGGATATTTTGATTTATATGAGTAATGAATTACGTCTGACGGTATATCTCTTTTGACTTTCCACGTAGCTTCGGTGGGAGTGTATGTAGAAATTCCGTTATCCTCAACAACAAAATACAATGGCAGCTCGAAATTTCTTGCATACTTATGCACTTCATAAAAAGCACCTGTCTCAAACGCCATGTCTCCTATGAAACACCATACTTTTTCTGTACCGTTATTTTTTTTAATTCCTTGAGCTACACCTAACGCTATAGGCAACGTTGCCCCTACTATCGCAGAAGAATAAAACTTTTCTTCGATGTTGCATATAGTGATAGATTTACCTTCTAGGATTTGATTTTCTAGCCAGTTAGAATCAATACCTTTGAGCATTGCGTGATAATGAGACCTCCATGTGGAAAATACCCAGTCGTGTTTGTCTATGCGCTTGAATATTTCAATCAACTGTTCCTCATTCCCATCAGACAAATGAACAGGTCCCCGAATCTTGGCATTTTCCCAATGAGAGACAATCAACGTTTCAAAGGCTTGCAAACTCTCCTTGTCATGGTAGCTGTCGTGAATTATTGGATATTGGTCAATATTTTTAATCATGAATCCCGCCGCTGTAATACTGGTGTTGTTGAAGGCCATTCTATATTGAATCTTGGGTCATTCCACTTTATCACACCTTGCTTAGACTCATCTACAAAGTCACCTGCGTAGAACAATGTATAATGAAACATACAATCAGTCAGAGCAAAATGCCCATTAGCAAATCCGGGGGGAATCAAAACTTGATGCTGCAACTTATCTGTTATTATATATGATTCCCATCTACCGTATGTTTTAGAGTGTTCACGCACATCTAATACAACCAAATAAATGTCTCCTACCGTTGCTTGCACCATCTTCCAGGTTTTGTCATCATAATGTAAGCCCCGTAACACACCTTTGTATGATTTAGAAAATCGATTATGGATTTCTGTGTTGGCGGGTAGCAAACTATTAACTGGGTGCAATTTTGTGTGATAGGTAGTGAAAATTTCACCGCGATATTCCCGATAAACCGAAGGAGTATACACAGGAACATCTGTGCCAAATGTTGTTAGATGTGAGACATCAAAATGATGCCAAGGGTTAATTTTATAGTTCATACACACCGTTCTCCCAATTCACGGAAAAAATTTATATAGGTTGCATCATCATATTTATAGAGTGTTAAGGCATGCCTGTGATTGTGTACCAATATATCTTCCATCTGCCAATACCAGTTATGAAGTTCTTCTTTCGACATGCCACACAATTTTTGCACCTCATGGTATAGCATTTCTAAACGAACATCTGTTCTAGGTTCATTGTCATAACTTTCATCGATGAAGGGATGAAAAGTTTTGAACCCCATATTTCTTAGGTGTTCAAGTGCTCCAGGGAAAGCAGCAAAAACGAACGGTTGAAAATTTACCAACGGCTTAAAGACCTTTTCTGTGAAGGCTTTATACTCCCCATCCATAAAAGTCTCAGATGCTATGTAGAAATATGATGACAAGTTCCAAGCGCTACTTTTATCTTGATTCCCTGCCACGTTAAAAAATTCTACTCCTTGTTCTTCCTCTAGGTTGCGAGGAACCATAGAAATGAACTCTCTAAACCTTTCTTCTACTGCGTGGTCAGGTATATTGGAAAGTAATGACCAGTTTCCCTTTTCAAGCAATCCATCCCGGTATAAGTTCAATAATAATCTAACTCTATATGGGCGGTTTCTTCTGTTCGGAAACGTGAAATGATATTTCCTGATATCATCTTTTGATTTTGAAAAAGTTTCTTCAGTCAGTCTATACTGTGGATTATGTGCATAATAATGTGAGATGTCATGCGCTAAGAAAGAAATATTTCTTACTAAGAATTGTTGTGTAATTTCTGGAAACCAAGACTCATACACCTTTTGGGAATTTAACCCATTCATGACTAGTATGATTTGATTTTTAGGTATACCGCTATGCGCTAAAGCATTGTTTAGTGATTGAAAATCACCACGGTCAATAACACTTTCGTTACACCATTCTAATAATATAGTGGCGTTTCCCTGTTTAGCATCGTTTAGCACTTCCGCTGAAATATGCTTCCAGAAATACTCACCGTTCAACTTACTTCCAGACCAATCTTTACCCGTGAATTTAGTAAAGTGTGGGGTAACTTTAATAGAATAGATGTATTTCTTGTGTCCCTTTTTCTTTCCATAGTATACAGAGCTTTCAATAACATCAATCAAATCGTGCATACAATTGTTTTTGAAATACGAGCCATTATGTTGTACGCTATTAGGCCAAGTTCCCAATTGTTCATCAAAAATCATTTTCATGTTGCTTGACGGTGTTTCTAGATTGATATCAAAGAAACTTTCTGTGCGCAGTTTATTAGAATACAGCGTGTGGAGATAGTTTATCACACCTATCTCAGGTGGTGTAGCGTTCGGTAGAATGAAGTTTGGAAACACATAATCATAGAGGAAAAACACAGGTATTTTCATGTCGAAACCCTTGTGTGTAGGTACTTGATAAACTCCAAACTTACAACATCATTCTTATACCATGATTGTGTATGGCTTCTATTATGTCGGAGAATAGATTCCATACTCCAATACCAAACATGAAGCTCTTCCTTTGACATGGAGCATATCCTTTTAATTTCTTTCCCTAGCATATTAAGTCTTTTACTTTCATTTAATTCTGTATCATAGCTTTCATCAATGAAGGGATGAAACGTTTTAAATCCTAAATTGCGTAAAAGCTGTAATGCTCCTGGATATGCAACAAAAACAAAAGGCAGGTAATTAACCATAGGTTTAAATACTTTCTCTGTGATGGACTTATAATCGCCATGCACTTGCGTAAACGTTTCACTGCAAATGTAAAAATAGGTATTGAGATACGACACAGAAGTGGTGTCGTTCCATGCACTGACATTTGTGAAGTTACTCAACGGTTCGACTTGGAGATTGTGTGGGATTTTATCATACAGAGTTTTGACAACACTTTCATCCATGTAAAGGTCATAATAGTTTCGCATATAGTCAATTTCATTCTGCCGATAATCTAACGGAGACAAACAAGACCAATCCCCTAGGTCTAGAAGATTTTCAGATGCCATATAAAATAGCAATGCCATTCTGTGCCCTCGGGGCCTGCGAATCTTGAAAAGAAATTTATTAGGTCTTGGTGTGTTCCTTGATTCTATGAAATCTTGTTCAAGAACACAAGAGGGGTCTTTATGTTCTATCATCGAATTAAAATGAAACGAGGTGTTGGCAACAACACCTGGCCAGTTATGTACTTCTAACCGTCTTTCTTCTTCAGGAAACCACATTTCATATATCTGTTTCGAATTGAAACTATTAAATGCCAATATAATATTTTCCTTAGGTATTCTGCTATATCTTAGGCATTCATGTAGTCGATGATAGCTCTCTTTTTCAACATAATTTTCTTGACCAAAATCTAATAAAATTATAGCCGTGCCTTTTCTAGCATCATCTAACACTTCCGCTGAAATATGCTTCCAGAAATACTCACCGTTTAATTTTGGGTAATTTTGAACGTTGACACCTGTAAATTCATCAAAGTGTGGAGATACAAGGATGGGGTAAATATACTTTGGATACATTTTCTTACCAAAGTATACCGATTCTTCGACACCGTTTAAAATATGCCTATAGGCACCTGAGTGCAAGTGGGTTTCATATCCTTGGCTATTAGGGAAGTTTCCTAGTTCATAGTCAAATACTTTAGAAAGATTACCAAAAGAACTGCCATTCAAAAAGTTTTCTTGACTACCGAAATCGAAAAAAGAATTCTTTTGTATTCTATTCGTGTACATGGTGTGTATGTAATTGATAATACCCAACTCATTTATTATTGCATTGGGTAATACTAAATTTGGGAACACATAATCATGTAAAAAAGGAATCGTGTATGTCATGGGTTTATTAAGCTTATGAACTCATCCATTCAACTTTAGGCACATATTTTCTTTGAATGCTGTTACATATCTGAGATGTTTCTCTCTGTGTTTCCAGAGTCATATTATCTACTATTTCTTGGTAGTATCTATTCACAGTATCGTTATTGTATTGTGGAAACTTACGCTTAAAATAATCAAAATGTATTTCTGTGGTCGGATGGCCATCATTTTCTGACCCTCCTTTCCAGGATATTCGAACATTATTCTTATGCTGGGCTTGAAATAATTCTAAATTTTCAGGATAATTAACAATGGCGTTGAATTTATTCTCATACATTAAGGCTAGTTGTTGGTCTGTGATGCGGTTATAAAAAATTTCAGAATTTGCGGGCCCTTGCAACAGAGTATGCTTTATATTAAGAGTTTCCAGCAGTTTTTTAACAATGAAAGCACTATGCCAAGATTGCTGAAGTCCAAACTCTGGTGACCAAAAATGTTCATCTAGATACTTGTACTTTTCTTGGTATAATGGATGACATTCATCACCTCTTGGATATCCATTTAGCACATCTCCATTTGTGATCCATCCACTATCAGGTTTATAAAAAGAATAACGAGCATGTGTGGTGAACATCACTGCTACATAATCATTCTCAGTGATTTTTTGGTTTTCCAAAGCTTCACCGAGCATGTACAAGATGTACTGGTTAGATGCTCCTTCCTTAGCATAATTATAGTATTCTTTCGAATTTAAACCCACAGCTAAGTAATCTGCCCATGTAGGAAAAGCCCACCTAGTGAAACTACACCCAAATGCAAAGAATCTCATTGAGAATTATATACCCCAGGTTCATAGTGTTTGATGGACCCGTCAATCAATGTATCAATGATGTGAAAATATTTTCTAGTCTGTAAGCTGTCATACCATTGAACAACAGAGGGTGGAAAAGTGCTTCTAAAATCTTTTTTTCTCCTTATATCATACTGAGTATAGAAACTCTTGAAGTCATGATGCAAGGCATTCTTGTCATCACTTACACTATTATGCCCTTTGTTCACAACTTCAATATAATCAATCAATCGTTCAATCTGGGCTTTTTCACCATCGTTGAATAGGGGTGAATGTCTATTAGTGTCATACCACCACTTCAATTTTTCACGAACTTCATTTTTTAGGTGGTCAGGTAGTGCTAATGGACTCATGAATCCAGGCCAACGAAGGATGTTCAAATCCACGTGGGGCTTATGCCAGCCATATTTCTGTTTTAGCACTATCATATCATCCAAGAAATCAGTAATGCTAAACAAACATAGGCTGTTGATGGTCATCATGATTGTTACTGCACGGAATTTGGCATTTTCAATGAAGAATACTAAATTATCGCGCCATTTTTCATAAATCAATCCATCACGGATATATTCGGCATGGGGTCCGAACGACTCATTGCTTGTGTACAAGTCGAATTCCTTGATGGGAAGTTCATGTGTCAATGCCACAACTTTTTCCAACAACTCACGGTCCATACCTAAGTTGGAATTCACAGCAAATCTCATGTTAGGTGAAGGATGCTGCTTCATGACATCTATGAATTTCCAAAAGTTATGACTGACGGATGCTTCACCCCCTGTGACACGCAATTCTTCCAAACTTTGTGAGAGTTCAGGCCACCATCGAAGGAATGCCTCTACATAAGGATTATTTTCTGAGTTTTTTCCATATGGCTCAGCCCAAGACCCGTCTGCTTGATAAGAGCCCCCACCTTCAGATGTGAAGTTTTGATATGCTCCGTTTTTAGCAATGTCCTTAGCCCACGTTGTACTATATCCAGCATTGCAATAACTACATGCAAAATTACAGGTTCTATCAAAACTTATCTCAACAGTTTTTAACAGTACGTCATCTTGCCAATTTACATCACGCAGCTTAGCAATATCTTCTTCTTTGTAAATTTGACTCTTATACACTCGGTCGGAAACATTACCTCTTCCGATGTCCTCGATTTTCCAACAATAGGAACATTCAGCAGGGCGCACACCACTCAACATCATTTGCCGAGCTTTCTTTTTATGCTCTGTGTTGTGTAGTGCTGATGGATTTTGTTGAATTTGTACTAGGTCTACTGGGTGGGGTAAAGGTAAATGGCAGGAACTAGTGTATCCATGCCCTAAATGTAAACTAGCATTATACCATTTAGCCGCACAGAAACTAGGACTGATGCTATTTAGGTGTTTCTCCCTCCAGTTAACTAGTTCGTTAGATGCTTCAGACATTTAATCCTCGTATAGAAAAGTATTATGCACGTCATTTATTAATATCATACACTCTTCAAAAAATTCTCTGTATTCTGGGAAAGTTTCTGAGAAATTTGTTCCTCTTCTCTTGTCGTATTCCAATACATATTCTGCAAATTGTTTACGCAACAAATTTCTTTTCTTGTTATCAATGTTTTTCATCTCATCACGGACAACATAATAAAGACGCTCCATCCTGTTCATCTCATAATCAAAAAATCCCTTGCCACAAAGAGGTGGCCAGTTTAATTGATGTAGATTCAGGTACCCATATGACACAATATCTTCAATGTACCGAAGGAATGATGCAGGTAATATCCACGGAGCTAAATGTTCAGGCCATCTGACATATGCTATATCCAATGATACTGGATGCTTTCGAATCGGTTGAATAGTATAGCGATGCTTCATCACAACAATATCTTCCATCATTTTTTTAAATGATGGTAAACTAAAAATGTTAAAAGCAGCCATAATGGTTAAATGGCTATTAGGAATCTCACCTAATACACGATGACAGTTGCTTATCCACTTCTTATAATTAATACCGAAACGTACATACTCGGATTGTTTGCCATGGGCTTCGTTACTAGTGTACACTTTAAACACTTTAACGGCCTGTTTGTCCTGAATAATCTTCATCTTCTCAATGAATTTATTAATAACCTCATCAGGCGCACCTAAGTTGCTATTGATATCCAATTCCAGCTCGGGTTGTGGATTCTCTATAATGTAATCTAGAACACGGAAGGTGTGCTTAGACAATAGAGGTTCTCCTCCTGTGATTCTGAATACTTTCAAGCTCTTGATTAATTCAGGCCACCATTCCCAAAATGCGTCAATATAGGGATTTTCTTCTGATTGAGGAATAGGAAGAATTCTATTCTCCTTTAACCATTCTAGGTCATGAAGAATATTATGTGTGAGCTTATAGGGCCCATGCTGTTTTATTTCTTGCTGCCAGGTTGTTGAATATGACGGCGTGCAATAGGCACATTTGAAATTGCACGTGGTATCAAAGTCTACTTCCAGATATGTGGGATTGATGTCTCCTGTATACCCTGCTTCTTTAATTTTTTCTAAGTAGGGCAATGACCAAGTTTCTGCACTTTTGGTTACGCGGTCACTGAAAATTGTGCCTTCATTGCTGTTTTTACTTGAATCTTCAGCACGCCAGCAATAATCACATTCTTTAGGGCGTTTACCCTCAAGCATCAATTTTCTTTGGCTCTTTTTATAGCTTGTATTGTGTAGAGCCTTTGGATTGTTCTTGATTTCTTCAACTTCAATTTTATGTGGAGGAGGATGGTGGCAACTATGTGAAGTCCCTGTGCCTAGATGCAAAGTTACCTGACTCCACTTTGCAAGACACATACTATCACTCACCTCATTCAATACTCTTTGTGTTTCTTGAAACCTGGGCACATTGTTGGAAGAATCAAAGAATTTTTCATCATATATCGGCAGCTTCATTTTTATACCCTATAATCATATATCGTGTGAAAGTTTCGCAATCTAGTTCTCCTTCCCAAAGTATTTTTTGCAAAGGATTTTGTTTTTTGAAATCTTCTAGACTCGTTGCAATGCGCACATGCTCAGGAATATCTAAATTATTACCCTGCAGCACTATTGGAACATCATCTGGAACATTGCTCAACCACCGATTAAAAACATCAGTGGCTATATGCTCAACACTAGTATTTATTATCAGTCTAGGAGAAGAATACACAAAGACCTTATGTAACCCATAATGTAACCCATAGCTCTTCTCAGTATTGGTGTAATTATCAAAAGTAAAATCTTCCATGGCCGATGTAACAAATTCTATCTTTAGACTTGTTTCTTGTTGGTCTAGTTCTTCACCAAATATCTTGCATGAACAGTCTGCATCTATGCTGTACACCTTTCTGAATCCACAGTTATCAGCTAACATGGACGCCATGACACCATACCAGCCGCCAAAAACATAAGCATCTCCGCCGCTGGTAATATTCAGTTCTTTCAACATGGTTATTATCCAAGCTTTACTCTTAATTTGGCTTTCCCAAAAATTTTCTAGTATTCTGTATTGAGTTTCGCCTGTATGATGGCGTAAAGCGTTCATCCATGCAATGACCCTTGCAGAGGGTATCAAAACTTTAGTTGGCATCATAATTGTTTTTCCAAGAATGGTATAAGGACATCTTCACACCATAACTTAGCTCCGATAGCTCCGGGATGAAACCCATCTTTATTAAAGATATCTCTACCTGCGTCCAATTTTTTTCTCTCATCGTGGGTTAGTTCACCTGCGCCTTGTCTACTAACTGACAAATACTTATGCAGGTATTCAAACATTCCTTCGGTTATCATGTTCTTGTCTAATTGCTGAAATAAGTAACCTATAATTTGATGCTGTTGGTTGTCTACAAAATCTTGATATACATGGTCCATGAAAAACTGATTTACAAGCTGTATTCCATGCAACTTACAAAAATTCTGTAGCATGACAATGTTTTCTAGAGAAATATGAACCTTTCCCACGCCCGAATTCATCCACCCATCTAAGTCATAATGTTGCTGCACAAATTCCATCTGGCAATCGCTCCCATTGACGGTATAATACCACCCTCCGTCTGGGTTATACACAAAATCATCGCCATATGCAGTTTTAAAATATGCAGGAATCTCTGGTCCTTGATTTTTTAGGTCGAGGAATTGATTGCACATTCCTCCCTTGAAATTAGGCCAGAGTTTCACCATTCTTTCTATGATTTTTGAGTTGTCAATGTACCATGCCTTGCGAAACGTCCCGCTCCACATAACTGCCACTAAAATTTCATCTGATTTATACCCAGCATTCAATGCTTCAGTTATTGCTAACATCACCTTCTTCTGAATCAATTCTTGCCCTTGACTATTGTAACCAGTATGGTTGTAACTCATAGTCGGATTCACTTTTTGGAGATATTGTGTTAAATATCCCTTCCAGTTGGTATCATCTGTGAAGGTACTAAAACTACAACCTCCAGTTATCAAGTGTTTTATCATAATCAGTTGTAGATGAATGGGTCCCGTTTCTTCAAATCTTGTAATTTTCTTTTGGTTTTATAGGCCATTAATTTTTTTAACAAGAAGTCTACGATTTTGTCTAGAATTTTCATTATCACACCGTGTATTGCTCTAAAGAGCGGTTAAGGACGTTGTTAACTTGAATGAATTTTGCTTTTTGTGTCAATTCAGAAATATTTAGTGCCCCTACATAGGCACAAGTTGAACGAATTCCACCTAAAATGTCAGACATGGTGTGTTCCACCAAGCCTTTGTAAGGAATTTGCACCACTCTTCCCTCAGAAGCACGATAATTTTTCACTTGGTTGTGACGTTGTTGGGCTGCATGACTGCTCATCCCGTAAAAAGTCACCTTTCCATCACGAATTTCTTGTTCTGACTCATCATGACCCGCAAAAACACTGCCGGCCATCACCATTTTAGCGCCTGCAGCCAAAGCTTTTGAAAAATCTCCGGGAAAAACACATCCTCCATCACTTTGCACACCACCTCCCACTGATTCTGCGGCAGGAACACACTCTTGCAAGGCGGAAAATTGTGGATAACCCACACCTGTTACACGTCGAGTGGTGCAAACAGCGCCGGTCCCGATGCCCACACGGGCTAAATCAGCACCGGACATGATGCACCGTTCAACTGCTTCAGGTGTCACCACGGTTCCTGCCATGATGAAGGCATCAGGAATGTAATTTCTCACCTTGGAAATGAAATCATAGAAGGAATTCATGTATCCATTTGCCACATCAATGACAATTTTAGGGGTGAAGCCATCAATTTTGTTCTTCCATGCCTTCACAACATCAAAGGCCATCTCCATTTCATCATCATTCATTCCTATAGTGATGAAAGCATGGCTGACATCATGTTGATGCACCCAATCTGCCAGTGTATGATGTTTAGTAATGGCTGTGAAGGCATTGAATTTCTTCAAAGCATGATGCATGCTGAAGGTTCCCACACCATCCATGTTGGCAGCAATGATGGGAACACCAGAAATTCTGGCGCCCCATTTGCCTTGGATGTTGGTTTCCACTTTTACTTGTTGTCGTGAAGTGATGTCAGAGAATTGTGGGACAATCAACACATCATCGAAATCCAGCTTCGCCGTCATGATTACACCTTCTTGGTTACCGTTTCATACAAAGATTCAAAATCCTTGTGTAGCTCCACCTCTTCATTGTAATTACCCTTGTGATAGGTCTTGGCCAACTTGTTCAACACCTTACGGTTCAGTTGTAAATCATCACACACATCCTTCTTCACATTCTTAATCAAATCACGTTCTGCTTCCATGCGAGTCATGCTGGAAGAAATTTCCTTGAGCGCATCAAGGAGTTTTAGCTTGTCGGCTGGTGTCGTAGGTAAAGGCGTCATACAATCTCCATAATTCAAAGTGTTCACCTGGGTCTTTTTTACGTTTCTTAGGATAGGCAATGTCGGAATGACCCAGGATGGGTTTGTCCCGACTATCCGGATACCGCATATTAATGTAATTCTTCAACAATGTCAAGGCTTGATATTGTGCATCTGTGTATCCCAACAGATTGGTGCCTTGCAAACAAATACCAATACTAAAATCATTCCAATCTCGTATACCTTGCCATAAACTCACACCCGCATGAAATGCCACATATTTCAAATCCTTCCATTGATGTATCACACCATCTCGGGCAATGAAATAATGGTATGCCAATCTTCTTCTTTGCAACACATACCGTGTGGATCGTGCATTCAATCCAGCTCCATCATTGTGTATCACAATGTAATTACGAGTGGTGTCCCGTAATATTTTACCCGGCAAGAAATTCTTTATTACCGGTGGTGCCAGAAGTTGTAGTGTTAGTGCCAGTGTTAGCATGTATGTTCTCCTTGTCAGGTACAATTAACCATGCTATAACATATCCCACCACAGCAGGAAGGGGTGACCAGATGGATATGAACCACAAGAAACGAATCAGAGTCACATCTACGTTCAACATTTCACTCAACCCTGCACATACTCCTCCCAATCTTCCTTCTTTGCTGATGCGATACCAGCGTTGTGTCATGCTACCTCCAGGTATTTGAAATAGGCCAACTCTTTGCCCTTGGCCTCCAAATCAACATCTATATTTAGACCGAAATCATCAATCTTGCAGAAAGTGTAATCAGAATGTGCGCGAGGATTGCCACCTACATTTTCATTCAGATTCCTGCTTTCACTGTAATGAAACAAAGGCGTGGTGTCCCATGTGGATGCTGCCAGTTCAGCTGCCTGCTGTGAGGACAACCCATCAGTGTGAAATGTGTGATGAAAATAATCAAATGTGATGGGTGTTTTGATATGAGTATAGATGTCCTGGTACAACTGCTTTACTGAGAAGGAATTGGCCTTGTCATCATTCTCCACCACCAACCGCTGTTGTGTGGAAGTGTTCAAGTTCTGAAATTGTTCACAAAACTTGCTCGCCACATCCTGCGAATAGTTCATGCCTACATGAATGTTCAAGGGATAATAATGACCACCAGGAATTCCCATCATCTGGTACAGTAAGTTGTGATGATGTAAATTCTTGATGCTGCGTTGCAACACCAAAGGCTTGTTGGATGCCAGTTTCACAAAATGGTCAGGATGAAAACTCACACGCATACCACTTGCCATGATGATTTCACCTGCCTCACGCAATGCCAACAGGATCTGCTGATAATCTGGCAGGTCTGTTTCATGATATTCTTCAAACCAAGGAAAGATGTTGCTGCCAATCCGAAACACACGAATGTTGTTGGTAACATTCCATTTCAGAATGGTCACCAGGTCTTGGGCATTCTGCAAAGTAAGCAAGGACGTCCGTTCCAGTTTTGTGTCCTGACGGAACGAAGCCTGACGTAACGTCCTGCCTGTGGTGATTTTCTGTTTGCCCAGTGTCAGATTGATACAGCAGTACCCAACTTGATGTGGCATAACACCTCACTTGAAGTCATACTGTAATATAACACTTTGTTACGTGGATGTCAAGTCCTGAATATCACATTTTTCAAAAGCCCAGGCGCGTTCTCGACACTGCCAACATCTACCACAACGTCCCAAGGATTGTTCGGTGCAAGTATGAGTTAATGGTAACAAATCCATGATATCATGTTTCAGATACAATTTAAGAATGTCAATTTTCGTCATATGAAAAAATGGATATCTGGCTTTTTCACTGGACATTTTAATTCTTTTTGGCCCATCAGGTAGTTCATGTTCTGGATAACTATTATCACCAATGTAAAAATAATCACATAGATTATGTCGAATCACCCGATTTATGGCATCACCTAGAATACGCTGATGTGGCAGGTCAGGGTCACCTAGTATGATGGGTGTGTGAATACAACATTCAGTTTTACTGGTCACCCAATCAATGATGGGTTGTACATAAGTGGCGGCACCATCATGCTTCGGAACTGTGAAAGTTTGAATACATGATGGTGTTTGTTGGGCCACAAGATATAAAAGCAATGCACTATCCATGCCACCAGATAGAAAAACACCTATTCTATGTTCTGTGATGTTCATCTCTTATGGCGATTTGACCTGGCTTTTCTTTTTTTGCTACCAATTTTTCTACGGCCACGGCGTGGGCGGTTCTTATGCGGATGTGGCATGATTCACTCCTTGACGGGTGGCTTGTTCTTTCAGAGCCTCAACATGCTGTCCACTCAATTCTGTAGCCATCTTCATCCACTCTGGGAAATTCTGTGATGTCAACTTCACTTCGTTTGGGTGCATCATATAATCCTATCTCCTGTGAAAATGCAGTTAATTCATTTGCTGATTTATATGTATCTGTGTTCGGTAATCCACTGTACTCACACATTTGTTCTTTCTTTACAAACGCATCTTCTTTATCGTTCATATAAACTCTCGAATTTATGGTTGAAATCATTTACATCTTGTAACATTTCTTCATCTGAATACTTGGGAGGGTGATACTTATATCTACTTTTCACATATGGCAGATGTAATGTTTCCAAAACATATTCTGGACGTAACAACACATCTTCATCAAAAAAAGAATAATCACATTGATGTTCAAACTCCATGTGCTTTCTGTAAAATGTCAATCTTTCAGCAATCTCACCTTCTGTGACCACTAATGTTCCCACATAGGGATTTCTGGCTTCTTTGTTGGCAAAAGAATCAGTTTTCTTGGCCACAAGAGCTTTCAACACTTGTTTTCTGACATCTTTGGGTTTCAAAAAAATTGTTTTGAATCTTTTTGTTTCAATGATACTTTCCACCATGGAAAAATTTTGATTGGATATAACTTTGAACAACGTAATAAAATCACCTTGCATTATATCATGGTATTTCTTTTCAATCTGTTCCGGTGTGTTATATCGTGGATTGAACATAGAGTGCGAGGATAATGCACGATATTTTACATCCTGCAGCACCAATGGAGCTTGAATAAGATGCCATAGATTGGTGGAAGCAGTTCTGGGTAAAGAAATGATGCAATACATTACATCTTCTTCATAAAATTGTTCCAACTGACATCAAAAACAAAGTACAGAAATGTTTTGCCAATGAAATCCAAGGCTGAAATTCCCAAGCTGAGTTGTAGGCTTCCTGTCACAGCAAAAGAAATCAGAAATGTCACAATCACAGAAAAAAAGCGATAGATGACTGCCTTGGCAAACAACACTCGGTTACTGAGCCATCTTTTTCCTAATATCAGTCGCAGAAATGCTCTCAGTTTCCGCATCCAGGTGAATTCTTTCCACTTCATATCCCACGTCCCTCCCATAGTAGACACCGCAGATGTTGGGTGCTTGAATGACGATATATTTATTATGATATTCCTGAAGGGCTTCATTGATACCTCTCACCACATCTGCATACTGGAATGGATTCTTTTCATCCAACCCATAAGTATCACGAACCATAATCATCACTTGTCCCTGCTTTTCCAAAATCTTTTCAAATAACTTTTTATGCCCATCATGAAAAGGTTGGAATCTGCCAATCATCAATCCTGTAGGCTTCTGGGATTGAAATGCCACACCCATGTTGATTCTCCACATGATGTCCTTGACCTGTTGTTCCACATCTCCCCATGCGGTAACTTCATAATCAGGATATAGGGGGCGTTCAAACACCTTGTTGGTGTCCTCAAATCGTCCTTCTTGAATGGTGTTCATGAACACCACAAAGTCAGCAGAAAAACGCCGGCGAGTTTGTTCTGTGGGACACACAAAGTCTGCCACCACATGCTTCTGGTAATCTTCTGCCACCCAAGCCAGGTCTGCCATGCGTTGGGCTTGGCGAACTCTCCCTTCTTCTGTGAAATCCCAATCATTGTATTGTTTGCGAACATCATCTGCATTCAAGTAAACAGCATTCAACTTGTCTGCCAACACCTTTGCCAACGTGGACTTGCCTGACCCAGGTAGTCCCATCACTAGAATTCTCATACTCCCTCCGGAGTGGTGGACCATATTATTGTATTCAATTCTGAACGATAATGCCACTTGATGGTGTCTTCCACAAATTGCTTGAATGCGGACACCGTGTCAAACATATGGCGGGTGCCACGAAACACCACACCAAACTTCCCTACTTGTTGCATCACATCCACTTTGTTGATGATGAGGTCTGTGACATCATTAATATACATGGCTTGAATCACGCCGTCAAGATGCATCCAACGCACCTGGCGCTTTCTGCCAGTAGTGGCACCAAATTCTTCACCTGCCACTTGTATCTGGTCCAGAACATCCTGGTCACCCTTGTCATTGAATGTCTTGAAGCCTGAATAGGTTTCGTACGCCTTCATGATGCCATACACGTTCCTCCAGGTTCTGGGAGGTACACCATTCAATGCCACAGCACCTGAGGTGCAATGTGAACTGGTGACATAGGGATAATCACCCCAATCAATGTCAATCTGGAATCCTTGTGCACCTTCACACAACACCGTCATCTCACGATTATCACCATGAAAATAGCTGTAGGTGTCCACCATGTCATAAGGCAAATCCCAGCTGTTGTATTTCAACACTTCTTTGATTCTGGTACCTGTTCGGGCATACTTGTCACGATAGGTGGGGCCAATTCCTTGCTTGGTGGTGCCAATCTTGGTGTCTTTGCCATCTTCTTTCAGATGTTTCTCCAAGGTGACATGGCAGCGAGCATCAATCATGATGGGTGCTTTGAATCCCAAGTTTTCCAACATCTCAATTTCATCTCGGAGTTTGGGAAGATTCACCACACATCCTATGCCAATGATGCTGGGAATCCCGTAGAACACACCCACTGGCACCTGGTGTGTGACCACTTTCTGTCCGTTATGATAGATGGTATGACCTGCATTGGCTCCGCCATTGTATCGGAGCACAGCATCATACTTGTAGGTCTTGGCCAGCCAATGAGATACTTTGCCTTTGCCTGTGTCACCTGCTTGTAAATCCACCACAATATCTGCATGACGAATCATAATTTATCCTTAGGCGCTGAAGCTGCTCCCACACCCACAGCCGCCAGTTGCATTAGGGTTACTGAACTTGAAGCCTGAAGCTTCCAACGTAGATATGTAGTCCAGATTCAACCCATCCAGATATTGAATGCTGAAAGGATCCACCAGAAACTTGATGTCATCTGCCACATCCA